TAACAGGCATGGTAATTCCTCTCATGGGGTAATGAGGGGCTAAGGGGTTAAGTAAATACAATGAAATAATGCCCCTCATACCATTCCCTCTATATACGTCAAATATTAGAATACAGTTGGTTTCAGGTCTATATAACCAGGGTGAATAGTAAAACAATAATGTTTTATTACTAATTTAAATAAGGTATTTATTATGAAACTGACTTACGTATTATCTAAAGAGTTCATTGAATTAGTTCGCATGAACATCACTGCACCTAAAGCAACTATCATCCGTATCGCTGAACGTCGCTTTATTTTCTCTAACCCAAGAGCCAACGAAATCACCATCTTTGAATCCGATGTTGATCGCGCTATTGATATCATCAACAACACCGAATCTAGCTTTGACCGTTATGCAAGCGTTTATACCTGGATCAAAAACAACATGTCAGTTGTGAAAGCAAAAGCCAACGACATGAAAAGCCTGTGGGCAGAATACCGTGCATTCATTACCGCTCGTGGTATCGAATGGCTGTGGGCTGTTACTGGCGTGTACAACACTAACTGTGCTGTAGAAAAAGAGTTCAACGTATTAGTTGCTGAAGTAGCTGGTCTTTAAGAATCAGTTTCTGACAGCATGTTGAACATCTTTAAGCCAGTGAAGACTGCGCTGTCACAAGAAGATTTATAATTCAGCTTTTAATTTTAATTTACACTAGGGGCATTACCATGACCGTTCCAGAAACCAATTTTTACAAACCAGACACAATCGAAGTTATTTTAATTATCGCCATCATCATCTCCTCTATTTGGGTTTGGTGTATGTAAGGAGTTACCGTGCAAAAGTTTAAGAAGTTACTACTCGGTGTTGGCGCCGCGCTGTTATTGGCGGGCGTCACCTCCTGGGTTATTGCGGATGAATCAGTTAACATTACTCCGCACAAGAAGGCGTACTGTCGCAGTATTGACAACATTGAGTCAGAGAACAATCGTTCGACTCACTGTGTTAAAGTCATTGATGTTGTTAAAACCAGCGATAATGCTTATCGGGGTATCGCATTGATGTCTGATGGATCAACATATCGCTTTGCCGCTGTGTGGAGTGATAACTTTAGTTACAATCTGTATTACCTGAATCAGGAGTACTAATTATGAGTATTGTTCGCGAAGGTATGTTAGAGAAAGTCCGTGTGTTCGCTTATGCTCAAACCAGCTCATTCATTGAGCGGCATGCGCAGCACGACACGGTGAAGTCGTTGTCCAAAGATTCGGGTGTTGCTTATAACACCTTGTTGGGCATCAAAAACATGAAGTTAAAATCGATCACTCTTCAGCGTTTGACTCAAACCATGAAAGCGATCGGCATGGATTTCAGCATGAGCATTTCATACAAAGGCGGGATAGAACTCGTCAAGATGGAAATCGATCGCGCTGTCTATGATCCAAAAGTCCAGAAGATCCTCAAGCGGGAAACGATGGAACAGTTGTTGTCACAAGCTCGTTAATACAAAACCTTTTTAATACCCTTTTCAGGAGAATTACCATGGCTATCATTATCGCTTTCTGTGCACCTATCGCTATCGCTTGTGTTGTTGGTGGCGTGAAAAGTTTTGTTAAGCATTGCAAAGAAGATAGCCGTGGTGTTCAGGCTGTCTTAAATAAATAACAAGCAGGTCATTATGTCATATTTAGCAGGTCTTTCTGCGGATTCGTTCCGGCTACAACCAGACGTAGAAGAAGATTTTATCTACGTCAGCCTAGAGAGAATCAAAGCACCCACCCCTGAACGTGCTGAAGAAGTCAAACAGATCGTCAAGGACGGAACCAAGATGCGCAGTCAGTTTCTGCGCACCAAAGATTACATTGAGTACCTGATTGAACATTTGCGTGAAAAAGCAGGTACTGATTTTAATTGGCCAATGTCAGTTGCAGTACGCTTGGCTGATTTGAAAGCATTGGAAGTCACTGGGTTCATCTCCAAGAAAGAGATGGAACAGTACATCACACACTAAGAATTCGGGAGAAGTAGAATGGCTAACAAAGATGCAGATGTAAACCGCTTCAAATTAACCGAAGCGCACGAGAGCAATGGAGTAGCAGGTGCGATCACTCGACAGGCTCGCCCTCTGGACGAACTCGTGTCCTCACCGCTAGGAGGCGAACCCATGACACCACCAGGCGCACCGTCACGTCTCTACATGGTAGGTGAGACAGCGACCAATCTTGCACAGCAGCTTAATGGCGCCACTGTTAATGTACTGGAACCGCTGCCTGCTGATGAACTTCCGCATGACATGCCGGGTGAAAAGATTAACCCACTGGGTGTTACTCTGAAAACATCAGCTGGCGATAAAACCAGTTACAGTAATGCGGTGTGTGCTCTGGATCGTGAACTGCGTTATATCAGTGATATGACGAATATCTTCGAACCTCAGAGTTATCGCAAAGGCACTGTTAACGGTAAACTGATTCACGACACGCCAGAGAAACGGATTGAGGTGGATATTTCTTTCCACCTTCAGTATGTCTTTGGTACAGCATATCTGAAAGGTCATACCGACAACTGTTGTTTCCAGATCTTCTATAATCAGACACGCGGTTTCAATATTGACTTTGCACCTGATTACAAAACGCTGGAAAGCGATGCACCCATCACGCGTCTCCACAATGCGCAAGATGTTGACGGCGCACTGGCAACACTGCTGAAACACCTGGCGCCAACTGGCGAGTGGGAGTAAGTAAGCAGCTGTTTTAAACATGGAGCCGTGTAAGGGGATTTCCCCTTACCGGTTCTCTTTATTTTTTGTTGGAGGTTCGTATGTCACGTTATGCTGTAGGTCAAGTTGTACCGGTTATTGGTCTGTACACCGTTGATGCTGATCGTGGGTTCCGTCAGTTTTCCAGCCTACAAACGATCGTTATTAACATCATTCTTCACAATCTCGATATTGAAGATGTGCGTTTCCGCATTCTGCCGGTGGTAGTAGAAAAAGAACATCAGGTTCCCGTGGAATGGTGCGAGGACCGTAAAGTTGCAGGCTATACCGGAGTGGTGAATCAGGAACTCTTTAATGACTTCCGGTTCGCCAACCAATATCCTTCGGCAAGTTACGGCCAGACATCCACCACAGGCGACAACATGTGGCGCATTATTCCCCGTGAACAGGGCAAGCAGGAAATCATTGGTGGGCTTGAACACTTCCTGAAAAATGAAATCCCGCTCCACTACACGGAACTGGTTAAGGTCATGGATGAGCTCTACACCATTTCGCATGAAGGCAACGAGCTGCATAAGGACGCAGACAGTTTGTTAATGCGCATCATGACAAACATCGAATGCTTCCATAAGAACTGGCAGGTGGAACAACAAACTCGCGCCATGGATGACTTCAAGTGGAAAGAGTTCCAGATCACGGTTAACTAATAAACGCACCCCACTTCGGTGGGGTATTATCAACTATTTTTATTTAACTACAAAACAGATATATTGTTTGTTTTGGGGTAGGGGGTTTATATGAAAAAGATTCTTAAACAGTGGTTAAATATTCGTAAGCAACACAAAAGAAAACGTAACACCGTCCTCAACGAAATCACCCTGGAAGACCACTTCCGTTCCATGAAGCAAAACGAAGCCATAAACAACATGGGCTGGATCAAGCACCGGGAATCAAACCCTGCGCCTGAGCTGGATCGGTTTGAGTGCCAAAGAGAACTCAAAAACAGTTACTTGGCGATTGTGTATGGGCTGGACATTAGCCTCTTCGTCCATGCTGGGAAATGTTTTATCTCCTTCTATAAAGACGGGGTGCTTAAACACAACTTCCTGTTTTTCAACGAGGACTACCCGATTGTTAAAAGACGGTGTGACGGATTCATTGGTACGGACACCCACGCTTTGTGTACTTACCTGGATGTTGCCATAAACAAGCAGTAACGCTATTTAATTATAAATCTATATTATCTGGGTAGCGTAGTAACCAATTTCAATCAATAAGTAGATAAGGGGTAGTAAATAATGTTCCAAGAATCAGAAGATAAATTCACCGCGGTCGCGAATACTCAGTCACTGGTAGCCGATACCGTCAAGGATGTCTTTGATGTGGTGTGTTCCACCATGGGTCCTGATGGCCAAGTTGTGGTTATCCAGGAAGGCACGGCGGTCAAGACCACCAAAGATGGCGCGACTGTAGCACGGTCACTGGAGTTCAAGAACCTGCACCAGGACAAGATCAACCAGATCATTGCCGAAGCAGCCCGCAAAACCGAACTAGAGTGTGGTGACGGTACCACGACCACAATCTTCCTTACCAAGTATTATTACGACCTGTTCCGCAAGTATCCGGGTTTTATCTTCCGTCGTCAGATCGAACGCATTACTGCGATGCTGATTGAGGAGCTGAAGAAGAAAGCTGTGCTGCCGGTTATTGGCAGTGCTGAACTGCGTCACGTGGCGAACATCACTGCGAACCAGGACCAGAGCATCGTTGACACGGTATTGAAAATCTACGACGATTATCAGTCACCGGAATTCGATTTGCAGGAAGGTAACAGCTTCGAAGATAAAGTCAGTAAGCGTAACGGCTTGCGCATGCGTATGTCACTGGCGGACTCTGTGTTCACTGAAAACCGTAACGGACAACAAACGACCTTTACCGGCATGCACTTTGCGGTGGTGAATCAGAACTTCGGCGGTCAGACCTTTGACACCCGCAGCTTTGCAGAAACCACGCAGGAGCTCGCTAAACGTTATCCTGGGGCTAAGATAGGTATTGTGGTTACTCAGGCCAGTACGGCGTTCTGTGGTAACGTCATGGCGGTTAACTCACTGCTTAAGCAACAAGGTAGCACTACTGAGTTCGTGGTGTTCAGCACCAACTTAGGCGGCACGTTGGGTGGCCTGATCATGGGTGACTTTGCCGCAGCGTTGAATGCAGATCTGGTGAGTTCATTCACCGACCTGTTGTCGATCACCCTGCGTCAGTGTGAAGAGCGTGTGGTCAGCAACCTCAACTACACCGTGATGGAAACCATTGGTCCAGATACTCAGAAGCGTATCGATGTCCGTATCGAAGAGATTGAGCGCACGCTCAACGATATGAATGCGGGCGCGCGCTTTAGTCCGATGGGTAAGTCAACCCAGACGCGTAAGCAGCAGTTGGCAGGTCAGGTCGTTACCGTATATGTAGGTGGCGAAACCCTGAGCGACATCAAAGAACGTAAAGACCGTTTTGAAGATGTGAGTTTGGCGGTGAAGTCAGCACTGGTTAATGGTGTTCTGCCGGGTTGTGGTATGGCGTTACGTGAAGCAGGCTATGAGGTCTACAAACAGCTGGAAGGCGGTGATGTAGACCAGGCGCTGTTAGGTGATGTATTAGCGGTGTGTTACGCTCAGTGGATCTACTTAACTCAGGGTGACCAACGCTTTGTCAATGCCTCGGTAGAAGATCTGCTGGCCGTGCCTGCGCAGTATGGTCGTGAGATCATTAACCTGGCTACTGGACAGAAAGGTTCACCGGAAGAGTTAGGTGTGTTCGACACCGCGTATGCGTCTATCACGGCACTTAAAGGCGGCATGACAACGGCGAAGATTCTGGCCAACACCAGTTCTATCATTCTGGGTAACCGTTCGGGCGCTGTCTACTTCGATAGCAAATAACAATATAAAACAGGCTGAGGGAAACCTTGGTCTGTTCTTTTTTCATGTTCGGGAGTTTACCATGTTTACATCTATTAAGCGTTTTTTCCATAATCTGTTCTGGAAAGAAAAGCGTATTGTTAAAGAAGATCCTAAGCGCACCAACTTTGCTGGCGTTCACCAAAAACAACTCGATGATCTCACCGTTGATGTTAATGGTGTGGGTGTTCTGAATCTCTCTGACAAATCAGACGATGAAGTGCGAGAGCTCGTTAATAAACTCGGTGAGTTGAATAGTGGGCCGACCACCGTGTTAAAGGTAAGTGAAGGCGATCAGGTTCGTCGGTTGATGATGTCTGGTCAGGCGCGGGCTTTCACGACTTTCAATCCGAAGTTAGGCATCGAACCTAACGCTGAAGAGGCAAGTGACGAAACCTACGCCTTGGAAGCTGGTCACGTGATGAGTGAAGAAGCGGCGAGTATGTATCGTCGATTATGCAATTTGAAGCATCACCGGGATTTCCAAAGTCCCGAGGCGCGTGACAACCTGGGTGGTATGTTAAGCGCATTAAGAAGTGGAAGCTGGGAACCGGGTACCGGCAAAGTGTTAGACGAAAACAGTCCGGCTATTCAACCTTTACTGGAAGGTGGGTTACGGCGTGATCGTCTGCATATCTTGAGCGCTAAGACTGACCCGGCTAAATCAGTTTTCCATTCGGCCAACAGTTTGCAAAGCGAAGTAAACCATCTGATTGCCATGGATCCAGGAAAGTTCGGCAGTGACGCGCATGCTGAAGTCGACATGGTCGTCACGAAGTTAGGCGATGAAGTAGACTGCCGTGTTACTAAGGTGAAAGTCGTTAAACGCCGACTCGCACCTCTTTCGAAAAACGAAGCGTCTAAGATGTCTAAACGTCGTGTTAAGAAAGAGTCTAAAAAAGTTCTTGAAGTTTCTCGCGGTAAACATCGCGGTTAATCAATCTCATTTATTAAGGAAAGAACATCATGGGTTTACATAGCGGTGATTCTCGTCAGGTCCAGGAAGAAAAGAAAACCATCATGCCTTTATTCAATCTGGAAGAGCTGTTAAATCGTGGGCACTACATCGATGCGTTGAAAGACCGACAGTTGGCAGAAGCGGCGCACGACGCGGGTCGTCATCTTGAAATGTTGGTCTGCAAGATCAAAGAACTGAATCAGCGTCAGTTGTCACGTTCCGATAACTACCAGTGGAACGACCGTAAGTGTTACGACAAACTGTTGGGTGAGTCCCCGGTTGGCTACATCATTCACGAGCGGCTTCCTAGCTTCTCAGTCGATGATGTTCTCTATCGGTTCGATATCATTCAGCTCCCAGATGGCGTTGCGTTGCGCGTTGTACAGGATGTTGCAGGTACGGTTAAAGAGCGCAAAAAGAAATACTTCGAGCGTTACGAAGGGTTGGTGTTAGAAGAGCAGGAAGAACAGATGACTGATCTTCTGCGTGAATTACTGAGTAACCTGCGTAAAGATCTTCAGTCTGATATTACTGCTGCGCTCGACAAAGTTACCGCGCCTAAGAGCGAAGAGAAATCAACAGATCCTTTTGCGCAACCTCAGGGTCGTTATCATCCTGCATGTGCTGGATCATTGAAGATTCCTTCTTTCTATGATTCCGTTATCTTTATGGGTATGCTCTCACAACGTTGTGCGGCGCGATTGCATCCTCAGCTGGGTTTACTGCTTCCGCTTTAATTAGCCTAACGGCCGACAGGGGAGAGACGGATTGTCTCCCCTGTTATTTTTTTGTCTTTTTTTTTTGTTTACAAATCTATGGGGAATAAAAAAGCACACAGCATTCGATCCATTTCCGTTTTCCTAGGAGGAAAGAATGACTGATTTGTTCAAATACCATACCAGGTGTAAACTGGGATGTCTCGGACATCTCACGCTTGTTCTGTTCTCAGTGATGATCAGTACGATATGTTTATTCAGTGAAGACAAACTTGCGCACCTTAAAGATGTCCTTTTATTCGTTGCAATTTACATAACTTTTATGTTCTGCTTCATATCAACTTATTCTCTTTCTAAAATATTGTTAGGGGGAAAAGTAGTCGATATTGACCTTTTTTGGGTCATACCTTTTGGGGCATCTTTGTTCTATCTCATCTGACATTTTATGCTTCATCAAACATATGTCGACATTCATTAGAAAGGAATAACTTATTATGGCCGCTAAGAAGTCCATTGCGTTGTTTATTAACGCAATCAGTGTATTCAACCAGACCCGTTATGCAGCCGACGCCGCTAAAGCTGCTCGCTTTGCTAACCTGACCGAAGCAGACGTTGCCATCAGCAACCTCGCTATCGATGCCGGTACCGACGTTGTCAGTTGCAGCATTCTGTCTGCTACTCGTGCTTGGAAAGGCGACAATCAGACTTTCAAACGCGCTAAGCTGAACAACCCGAAAGTCACCACCTTCACCACCAAAACTCTGGATGGTGTAACCGATCAGGCATCATTCCTGGATGCGATCAAACACATCGACACCGCCGGTGTTTATCAGGTTGCTGTTCCAGAGCTGTCTGGTAAAACTGCCCTGCTGGTAATCCACGCGCCAATCGATCCAGCGACGCCAACTGCTGACAAACCAGCCGCGACCATCGCGAACATCGAAGCAATCCTGGACCCGGCACTCCTGTATACTTTCGACTCTACCGACAAGAAAGTGACCCTGGTTGGCAGTACCTACCAGTTCGAAGACAACTACATCAAAGATGCAGTGTACTTCGCACCAGTGGGCGCCAGCGTACTGACTATCCCGACTACCGACTACGGCAGCCTGGATGACCAGACTTACGACGCAACCATGTAATAACGGTTAGCTGACTCCTACTCTACTCCCTTGCGGGAGTAGAGTAGTCTTTATGTTGTTTTTTAAAATATGCTTAATGGATTAGAGACGTATTTAGTAGGTTCTGTATTTTCTTCTTCAATGATCCACGGCGCTTTAAAGACCTCCGCACCCATCACACCCGTGAACTCTTGATTACCACCATAACCCGCCACCTTACTGATTAATTGATCGACCTGTTCTGCTGACCACTTAAGGATGTCAATAGAGCGGCTGGAGATATTAAGTTCATCGCCCGTATTCAAATCAAGTAACCAGAACCAACATTCCGTGTCTTGCCCTTTACGCCAGACGCGAGCAGTTACCTGCTCTAAGATATAGTCGCGCCACGGTGGATTCAACATGATGATTTGGTTTGCCCAGGTACAATGATAACCTTCTTTCAATGAATCGTAAGAAGCTATCCCCGGGTTAAAGATCGCATTGGTTTCCATGAGCTTGAGGTTGTCATCACGATCATGGTTAGTTTCACCATAAACCGCAATCGGTGTAAACCCTTCACCCTTCATGTATTCAGCACAGTAAACCACTGAATTCACATAGCTGGAGAAGATCAAGGTTTTCTTCTTGGCACTGCGTACTAGATCAGGTAATCCAGCATGTCGTATAAGCGCCGTAGCCGCTTCCTCGCGCATTTTCCCTAATACGTTCCCCAATGCTTCACCACGTACTTTCAAGCCCAGGTACTTCACCGCAGAGCGTATATTCTTGAAGTGTCGGGCCTTGTCACGCGGCAACCATTTCATAACCAATTCTTCGTACGCCTTACAGAACTCATTGTCACGAACATCAGCGGCGTCAAAGCTACGGAAGCCTTTGAGTTTAAAGCGTTTCACGATCATGACATAGCGATTGTAATCAGCTTCTTCAGAAGGGTTTGTTTTGGTTTCTTCGCCGTAGCCGTTAATGCACTCCCAGAAGAAACGGTTGTACCCGTCCATATTAAGGTAATAGAACTTTACCCGTTCCTCAATGTAGAGCATCATCTCTGACCGCACGTTCTTCAGGGTATAACGTTCTGCGTTAGGGATATCGATAGGGATGGTGGTAATCGGCGGCTTAGGTCCCATACCGTTAATAGTAGGAATGGTAAACTTCGCACGACCAATACGGTGCCGTAAAAGTTCGTTGAGGTTTTCACGACTCCGACCATACAAATCCAAGAACTCTTTACGGGCATTCGAAGTAAAGAACTTGTCGATAAGAGAGAACACAGTATAACACTCACGGCCCATCGCCTTGAGCGGCGTTCCTGACATCGGTACAGTGTGGTTAAAGAACCCCATGTCTGCCCAACTGGTGATCAGTTGAGAGCGCTTGGCTTTTTCATCGTTGAAGTTGTGGCATTCATCAATGATTAAGTTAAAGGGCTGTTTGTTTTTCGCGACGTGTTCCCGTAACCATTTCTCCATAGCCGGCGCCCAACTTGAAGTCAGGGCTGAATAGTGAATAATGTAATAGTCAGCGTCATCGGGAACTTTTGTACCGTCTAACGTACTCCAATACTTCGGTGGCTTCTTGAAGTGTTTGTTGATCTCTGCTTTCCAAACGCTGTCCACGATACCGTCGGGGCACAAGATCAACGTTTTCTTGTTGCCGGTCATTCGCGACCACACCAGCGTGGTAAAGGTTTTCCCTGACCCCGCTTTGGCATCCAACAACAACCCCTTTAAAAAGTAAGCCTGTGTTATCGTGCCGTACTCTCTTAAGAATCTTTCTTGGTTGTAATCTGGAACGCTGTGGAACTCACCTTTGACCTTATCGAAATTGTCGTAGATCTTAGGTGTGATAGTTTCAGCAAACCACGTTTCCGTTTCAATGACATACTGAAGTTTAATGAGTTTGTCCAGCGGAGTACGTAACCGTTTCGCGTGGATCACTTTCATTAACGTGTAGTGGAACTCAACCATAAAGAACTTGTGGATACGGAAAGAGTATCCATTGATCTTGCTCATCATGGCTTTGGTAATGTAGCTCGTGCCGTACGCCGCCTGGAAATCCATTGAGAGCATATAGAACGGGACACCGCGGATAACGTAGTAGTCACCCTTTTCTTCTATTTTCGGATCGAACAAATAATCAAACATATCCTCGTCCTGTTAATATTTCAAACCTATATGATTTAGGTAGATACTTAAATACTTTTTCACTATGTCAATAACTTATTGTTTACTTGACGCTTTTTTACTATAATCCAAAAAGGATAATTACATGTCTCAAGCTGCCATCCCACAGTCTACCATTACCATCCTGCACGATTTCTTTATGCGTTGCATCGGTACTGGCGACGAGCGTAAACTGATGGACGTAATCGTTACCGATTCCTTCATCAAGCAGCAGGTTGCCATCCCACAGAAACAGGCGATGAAAACCGTTGACCGTCTTCCGTCTTATGACATCAACTACGTCATGGACGACCAGAACTACCACACGTACCGCGTGCCGGCTAAACATTGGGAAAGCGTGATCTCCCTGCTGAAGCGTATGGCTTATGCGCCAGACCAACTGGGGTATGAGTTCAAGAAAGGCGAAGAAGATCCGCGTGAGCAATTGTTCATCGACAAGCTGCCAAACAACCAGTTCTACGCACAACAAACTGTGATGCAGGATCTGGGTCTGGATTGGCCGGTAAGCGTACTGTTGGCGGAAACCAAATTCTCCGGTTCTGAATCTTTCACCAACGGTGATCTCGAAGCGCTGGAAACCCGTTTCGAACGTGCCGGACAACTGCTGGGTGAAGCGTTCCATCTGGTGAAGCGTAACCTGATGGTTCTGCATCACGACAAAACGATCAAGCGCGATCACATTCTGCACTACGCGAACTTCATTGATTTCGCTAGCCGCAAAGTGCATCCGTCTCTGAATCGCTTCAGCTGGAAGCTCACCGGTGAAGATACCGATTTCGATCTGGTTCCTAAAGCGCTGGTTGTAGCAGACTGGGAAGATACCTTTACCAGCGAACAGTCTCGTACTGCCCTGCTGCGCCTGAACACTGCATTCAATGGCTTCAACACCTTTGTGGATCAACACTTCGAAATCAAAGAAGATGATCACGAACTGCGTGCATTCACCATCAAGCGTCTGTTCGACGGTGCATGGCCAAACGTCATGAAGTCGTCTGAGCTGGTTTACTCTATCGAGCGTGAAGCGGTAGAAGGTGAAGTGGCATCGGCCAACGAAGCGTTGCTGAAAGAAGTCATCGAACTGTCAGGTGTGCCGGGTCTGGACCTGAACTCCTGGAAAGCCTACGACTATACCAACGCAGACGAGCCGACTCTGCTGAAGGATTTCTCTCCTTCACTGCACGAGAAGTACCGTCAGGAATTCGTTGGTATCATGTACCAGGCTCTGCTGACCTCAGGCCATACGCTGCTGCGTCCGTTTAGCACCAAGCGCGTGATCACTGATCCGGAAGAAATCGCTGAGCATAAAGTTGGCGAAATCCGTACCGAACGTTTCTAATCAATCAATCACTAATATAAGCTGAGGGGTAACACCCTCGGTTTATTCAGGAGTTTATTATGCCACTTGCAAAAAGAACTACAAAGACCACGAAAGATCACGTTTTTTCTTTAATCGGCATGCGCGGCGCACTTTACCAACTCTTTGTTGAAGCACTAGCGATCGGTGATGAGCCAGCTAAAGAGGCGGCGGTTTCGTTCATTCACCAGCGCAACATTGAAAAGTACGAACCGTTTAACTTTGAATCGCCATCAGACTTCCACTCGTTACCGAAATCTCTCAAGGATTGGGCACTTACTGGTAGTCTGAACGGTAAGAAAATGTTGACGCCTATTTTCTCTGAAGAGCAAGAAGGTAAAGAAGTTGTTTGCTTCCTGCTTTATGAGGGGGTATGGCTTCCGTACCTGCTTACCGCTAAATACCCCGGCATGCAGTTCCCGGCGAAAATGGTTGAACTGTTCGGTATCACTCACACCACCTGGGCTGATCCTCACGCTATGAACGCTCAAAAACTGGTTGATGTAGAACTGATTGATTCTGCTGAAGCTGTACTGCGTGTTCCATCTGAAGTAATTGATTATATCTTGACCAACAAATAATAATACTCCTACCCGCTTGGGTAGGAGTATTACTTTCTTTATTACTTGTTTGCTTGTGCTGCTTTCAGTGCTGTTTCAAGTTGAACGATGTACGCCGCTTGTTTGGCAATGGTTTGTTCCTGCTGCGCAGCCAACACTACGTCATTTGACGTATCTGTAATTTTGTTCTGACGCGTGGTTTCATTGATGGTGTTCTGAGCTGCACTAACATAACCAATCGTTGGCATGGTGCCGATCTGAACATCTACTTTGATTCCCAGATGCGCTTGGACATAATTAGAGATGTGGGTATTGATGTCGCCCACGGTATCTTTTAATGACGGAGGAACTGCGCCCAAGTCAACAATCAAACACAGCCGTTCGTAACTAACACCGTCGATCAGCGGGAAGCTTTTCAGATGGGTAGTTGGAACATATACACGAGAACCGTCTGATGCAATCAAAACCAAGATCGCACCGCTTTGACGAGTCACATCATCCAGGATGGTTTGGTAATCCGTGGCTGCTACGCCTGCGGGTGCAAAGATCAGTTTATACAGATCTAGGTTTTCACCCTGCATTTCATTAACAGAACGGATACCTTCAACCTTGTAATACTTGGTTGGGTCAACTACCTGGTCGAACGGGTTGTTGGCCGTGTAGCTTCCCGCAGCATAATAACTGGGGATAATGCTGTTGTCTGACATTACACGCTACCTTTATTTATCGATCTGCTTATCTTGCACCATCTGGTAACGGGTCAAGAGCATGTATTTGATCTGGTTAACTTTCTTCGTCACCCAGAGCTTACCAAAGCGACGCACCGTTGTGATACCCTGTGGCGGCAGAGAGAATTCTGTTACGACTTCAGCAGCAGCTAACAAGTTTTCAATCTCCAACAGGTACTTACGGGTATCCGCAGAGATCAAACCGAAGTCTGGATCTTTGCTGTCAATGAGCTGATAATCGGTAAGGATATCAGACATTTTTTGGAAGCCATCACGGTTGTTTACTTTAGCTGTCATGCTGTATTGTAGTGACTTATACAGCGAAGGAATGCTCTGCGTCGATTTTATGACATGATCAGTTGACATATTAGGTGTCAAATAGACATCCACAAATTTAAATTCTGTTTCATGGTCGACAATCGGTGACAGCGTGGAAGTATTATTGGTTTTATTTAACAAACCTAAACGATCGAAACGGATGATGCCGTAGAACTCGTTAGGGTTAAACAAATCAGGAATTTTTTCTCCCCATTGCTCTTCGGTGTATTTGGAGTTAGCCAGGATCTCTTTACGGATCTGCTCCAGGACCGAGTCCTCGACGTAGTTGCCGCGAGTTAGAATACGCCAATAAGCTTTTACAAAGCTCGGGACGTTAATCAAATCATAGACGTTGAACCCTGATACGCTACGCAGTGTATATGGGGAGTTATCAGCGATCTCGTGCTCGCGCTCCGCAATTACATCTGGTGTCTCTAAGTCGAGACGCGCTTGCAACTGCTGGAAGTTCATGGTGTACAATGAATCGATTTCGGTTATCGGTACAGGATGAACGATCATGTATGTCGCGGTAGGATACTGGTCCTGGAAATAGGCATCCGCAAACCAGAGCACAAAGGATTGGGAATCTGTTTGGGTACTACCACTTGCCGTAACAAGGTGGTTGCCCTTTACCACACTCGGTAACCAAATGCTGCCATTGGTTACCATGTCCCCTACTGCGGTGAATTCAATCCCTGACGTAAAGGTTGCCTTAAGCAAGGCCATGCAATCTGCGCGGCTCTGTGTCAGGTTACCGTTAAGTGCCTGCTGATATAACCAATCGGCGATATTCAATTGTCGAGTGGCGAGGTCTTTAGGTAGTGTTGTTGGGGTGTTGTCTTTAATCGCAGCAAAGTTGTACAAGACAACTTCAGTTGAAGCATCCAAAGAAAACACATCAGGGTCGACCTCGAAGGTGCGGGCACGTACCGACAATTCACCGATGGGTGACACCGCCTTACTGTTGTGCAACTTTGCTATTTCAGCAAAAGAAAGATACGTTGTTGTCATTGTTTGGGCCTTACAAAAGAGGGGGAAATCATATGCTCAAGGGTTGGGTCGAGCTATTTGACAGGTTCATAGAATCGGTGGCCAAAAACTATGATGAACGTGAAACTGCCATATTAGATGTCGCCCGCCACGCTTGTGGAATGGTTATACTTTTAATGGTGGTAGTGTTTGTTATCTGTTTTCAGGCCGTGATGCAGTATATGGACTATTCGGTTTTAAAGCAGGACTACACGGAGCTGAACGTTAGCTACCTTAAACACAGTGATGTCTTTTTCCAGGTCAATGATCGTCTGGGGGCTTTAGAGAAAACATCATCTGAGTTGCGTGGTACGAACCGGGAATTGGTGGATAAACTTGATGATCTCTATTCAGAGAACAACAAGCTTCAATCAGATCTCTTTTTGTGTCGTAATCCTCAGGCAAAACCTGTGTCACATTGATTTTTTAAAATTAACTATACGAGGGATGTAATGTCCCTCCTATAGTAAGGTTATATAACCCATGACTGAGAACATGAAAAACATCGTTCTTTATTTGTTAATCGATGAGTTAATGATTAACCGTTCGCCACGTTATATTGCGGGTGTGCACGGTTATACTTATCTGATGGACAAAGAAGGCAAGAAGAAACTCCAAAAAGGGACGCCAACTACCACAGGTTACTATACTGGCAACACGCGTAGCGCAGGCGGCGTGGTGGCAATTGAAGATTACCTTCTGGGCACGGTAAGCAATGGGAAGAGCGTAGTTGAACCGGCACTGGCGTTGTTAAAGGAATTGTTCCAGTATCTGTTAAAGGACGAGAATAAGGATGTTTACAAGAACATCTGCATTATCTCCAAGTTGGCCATCGTGGAACGACTGGTCAAAGCAGATATGAAGAAGATCGAAGAAAACAAGTGGGTATTTGCAAAACACGAGCTGTCCCCGGGAGAAGTGTCAGAACTTAAATCCATCCAGGCTGGTTATGCTGAATGGTTAGCCAAAGGGAACAAGGTTATCTTTAATACCGACTCTGCGGTTGAAGGCGGACCAGGCATGAAGCTGGCGAGCAAGCAATCTGGGCTGGGTAAGATCGAAACCGTTCCAGGTGGCAAGAAACGGGTTTTCTTTGAAGTAATGAGTAAGAAAGAGTATGAATCGCCTGAAACTGATTTTAACAAGATTGTTTGTGCGGGTCGCTGGTACTTCAACACCGGTGCCGGAACAAACTTCTACGATGACTACCACGGTTATCGAGCGTACAACTTTGGACAAGTTGAACCGGATAAAAAATACTACGGAAAGTTAACGCCGGATGTCACCTTTGGCAACCTGTACTGTAAAACCCCGATTCAGCTACTGGACAAGATCTTTAACTATTCTCGTGATCTGGTTCCGAATCCCAACGAGTATTTATCGGCTGGCATTCTCAGTAACGTTACGTCGAAAGATGTTGCGCGTATTGTGGATACGTATCCGGGTATTCGTGATGGCAAGAACGTTAACATTCCGTTTGAGTCAGCAGGGAAAGAAGAACCCACACTGGTTGAGTTGATTGATCCGCCGGTAATGAGCTATCAGGTCCGTAACAACATCGAAAAGGTTCATCACCTGTTTGATCTGTTTATGCGACGTGATGCCAACAACGCGTCTGGTCACACACACTTCAAGGACATCACCCATCTGGTTTACCAAGATGAGGAGAACAAGAAGGGTGCAATCAAACGTAAGCTGGATCCCGAGTTCAAGCAGAACACCTCGACGTTTATCGTGAATGTCGAACACCCGAAAGCGGTTAAGCCTGTTCCACTGATTTTATCAGTTGGTTATGACATGCCTGACCGTAACAACTTCAACAGCTGTACCGATGAAGATGTCAAGGTGTGGTTGGGTTACGACGTATCTAATCCAAACGGTGTGCGTTACTTCTGCGTGGTAGATGCGGGCGAATGGGTGTATATCCAGATGTCAGCTGTAGCAAACCTGCGTGTACTGAATCTCAAAGAACTGGGCAGAGAGCCGCCTAAGAACAAAGAGGTGAAGAAATGATTAGTGGTCCGTTGTTGCTTAAACATAAACCATTGAACATGTCACTGGGAAACATGTACTCTGAACTTGCTGGTCAGGCAGAACACATTGTATCGTTGGCTTCCGTGATTGGATTTGTTCTTCCTCCCGAAGAGTTCTTCTCCATCCCAAGTTTCCGCGATGGTGATTCGCCTTTTACGGGAATGATCGAATTCTTCAGTCACTTCTATCACGCTGATAAGGATGAAGGCAATGGTAAGAATTCCTCCCAAACCTGTTGACGTTCCTCAGTTCGTTGTCCTTGACAAACCCTGTGGCATTTCTGGGTTAAGCGAGAGATCAATGCATAACTGGGTTAATATGTGGCTGGACTTTCTGAACGATAACGACGATCCTGGCGTTGTTGAACAAGGATTGTCCGTCCAGGGCAATTCAATTAGCTGTGTTAGCATTACTCGTTCATAATTAAAAACACAGGGAGCTTCGGCTCCTTGTGTTTTATTATAGTTTATTTTTTCTTGGACCTATATTACCTGGGTAGATAAGTTAATTTAATTAATCAGTTAGTCTAGGAGTTCGTTATGTACAAACATCTTTTCGGGACCAATGTTCGTAAAAGTTATGCTTATTCTTTTGTTACGCAGTACCTGCTTAATGAAAGAGCCAAGATTAAGGCTGGTCGTAAGGATATGAATATGGAAGATTTTTATCATTGGTATTCTCCATATTTTGGTGTGTCCGACTTTCGCTTGCGTGAGCAGTGTAAAGAGCTGGTACAAGACCCCCAGTACAAGGCACAAACAGGGAACGTCATTTACCCGATTGATTTCAATACAGTCGATCGGGTCAGGAAGTACAAGAGTTCGTTACAGCTAAGAAAAGATATGCCCGCATTTCACTTTATTCATGGACGGATGGTGTCCGTGTGGCAAGCTGAAGAACTCGCGCAGTATGGCAGGAATCACACTTACAACTTTGACGAGATCATTGAGGCTCATCTTTTCTCCGGTGACGTGGTTGCTTTTGAGACGATGTACCGGAAGTTCACCTATGATGAGGTTAAGGTTCCTAAAGAGGTGCTGAGTCAAATGGAACAGGATAGCCCAGGCTGCTTTGGTGTTGGTCACGAACCTATCCCTGGAATTTCTCAATGGGCGAATGAAGGGAAGAAACGCCCTCTGGCATGGCGGGGGATGACACGTCATAGCGGAGGACTTTATTAATGTCGCGTATTGATGAGTTAGAACGTTACGCCCGTGTCAACGTTATCAAGCAAGCTTTCTCTGACAAACTCGAAAGGTTGAAAAGAGATCTCGCTGCCGTTGAACTCGATCTACGTTGGGCGGACACCAGTGATGTACTTCCAGAGGAAAAGAAGATTCTGGTTATGTCTCGACTTACTTCGATTCAGGATGAGATTGCGTTGGTAGCAGCTGAGATTAAATACCGAGAAGCTACTGCTAAATGGATCAAAGAGAACTTGCCGAGGTCGTGATCTGTATAACTCCTACCCGGAAGGGTAGGAGTTATAGTTCTTTATTTTTTTTTTGTTACTTGAACTTCTTGAACTCTTCCAGCTGAGAATCGAAGACAACGGACAGTTCGTTCATCAGGCCCAGGCAACCACCTACAATAGAGGTCAGTTCATTAAACTGACTGACTTTCTCTTGCACGCCTTTGATCACATAAGCGTCAACGATGATGTCGCCGTTCTTGATCTTGCTAACCAACAGGTTACCAACGTCGTAGACGTTTCGGAGATCACGCGCCATGACCTCTGCGTCACGTGAACCCACACCTTCACAGGCCTGGTTGAAGCGGTTCATTAAACCAAAGGCTTCGGCGTAGTTTACATAGACCTCACCGAGTTTGGCAGACTTAGGACCTTCTTCCAGCTCTTTGATAAATGCACTGACTTTACCGACATGTGAATCGTAACCAGTAACAGTCCATTTATAGGTGCTTTCGATGCGACCCAGTTTTACGATCTTCTTCATCCAATCGTAGAAACGCTGGATCTCAGTTTTGAAACCTTCTACCACAATGACAGCCGCGACAATATTATCGACGTAGTATGCCATTTCACCTTCGCCACCGTTGAAGTAGGTCGGGACAGGAATACGCTTATTGGCGTTATTAATGAAGAGCACATTGTTTTGGCTCAGCGTACGCTCAACAGGCTGCCACTTAATAGTATGTAAACTTGACTTAAACTGTGCGAGCTTACGGTCCGTTTCCGTAAAGAACTCTTTAAAAAAGAGATTAAGCGACTCGCCAAAACCCAGTTCTTCAACGCCTGCTACATGAAGGGTAACAGGGTTTTTAACATGGGATACGAAATTATAATTCATAACTGGAACCCTTATATATAGACTAAGAATTATTACCTAACTTTTCATAGAATCGAGGTTCACTATGTCTTCCCCTTATGGCTTCCTCTCAGGCATGAAGTCGTCTGAAGTCACCACCCCCTTTATCAACTACTCGTACATTTTTGATCAGTTAAATGGTGAAGACGTAAAAGGTGTCGACGGTCGTTATTATTTGAACGGCGGTATGACTCCCAACAACGCAGTAGTTGGTGGCAGTAACACACAGAAATCTGGTAAGTTGGCTCTGATGATGTCACGCGTGCTTGCGCGTATCAAACCCAGTGCGGGCTTCTTGTTCGATATCGAAAAAACCTTTGCAGTAAGTCGCGTCGCTGACGCTATCAACCGTGAGATCGGTGAGAACGATTACTTCAAAACTCACATCCTGGATCAGCGCTTCTTCTATCTGTCGGGTAATGAATACGACGGTACTGATGTGCATAACTTCTTTAAAGAGAAGAATGCCATGATCAAAGAAGAGGCCAAGAAGAACAAGAACCTGAAAATCGATACGCCGTTCCTGGCTAACGACGGTGTGTCAGCGGTTAAGATGTTCCCGCCTCTGATCCCAATGGTCGACTCCGGTACCGAAATGGGCTTCTCGAAAGCCATGAAAGATTTCCAAGACGGTGACGTTGATGAAGGCGGTGCAAAGAAAACCCGTGACATGGTCATTGGTAACCTGCGTCGTATTGTTCACACTGATGCTGATAGTCTGGGCGCTGAAGTCGGCATGTACCAGGTCTGGACTGCGCAGGTTGAAGATATTATCAACATGACCGGACAGCCGCTGGAAAAGCAAACCACTTTCCTGCGTCAAGGCAAAAAGATCTCTGGTCCGAAGTCCATGAAGAAGCTTCCTGCTTTGGGCGTCGAGATCATTCGTGGTGCGCCGCTGAAGAACGGACAGGAATGGCTCTATCCTGACCCGTATGGTAAAGATGAATTCTTTGATGCTGATGGTAAAGCATCGCCGGACCTTATGGAGTACTTTGTTTCTCCATACCGTAATAAGAACGGGATCTCTGGCGGTCACACTTCCTTCATCGGTTCTCAGCACTTAGGTATTCAGGAAGACCTGACTGCTTACCATAACTTGAAGAAACACAAATTCTTCGGCTATGACAGCGACAACCCACGTGGTCACTCATTGGTGATCTACCCAGGTAGCCGTCTCGGCCGTACCACGATTCGCGGACAGATCAATGAAGATCTTTGCCTGCGTCGTGCGCTCTGCATTACTTACCAGTACATGAACAAGATGAAGTACGATCTGACACTGGATCAGAAATATCGCATGACGATCGAAGACTTCTACGAGAAGATCGGCAAGCTCATGGATTGGGAATGGATTTTGAACGAAACTGTTGACTACTGGTTCATCAATGATGATATCAAGAAAACAACGCTTTCGACATTTGAACTTATGCGCATCGCAGTAGGCGAAGGCGACCCCAAATTCTAAGGCAGTATGATGACCACAGAACAAAAAGAAACTGTTGTAACTTTAGTTATTACTGATGGTATTTTCGGTAATCAATGTGATGACGCATCAGCATATGTAGTGCGTCTTAAAGAAGTGATGGCGCGAAATAAAAATCGTGACGTCTCTCTGGTTTCTGTTTGTGGTAACCGGGGGATCTGTGACATCGATCCCACCGTCACTGAAATTGAATTAGATACAAAGAACAAAACGCAGTTTATCCAATCCCTGGAGAATAACGTCGGACTATTTGATGAGATATTAATTATCAAACTGGTCGACGATATGTTCCTTAACGGAGCGCGTCAAGCCGCCACCGAATTGAACAAGCCGTTATTTACTTACGGCTACAACAGGAAGGTTAAATGACAGCTGCTAATCGAAAGAAAGCAGAAAAATTCCTTATTGATGAAATGACATCTATTACCCCCAATGGGGGTAATGGTGCCATATATAAAGAGTTTTTCGGGCGTATGAATGATGACGAATTCGAAGACTACGTAAAGTGGTTAGAGGCGGGTAATGACCTGGCTATCTGGCTCAGCAACACCAACCGGGGTGATGACGTTGACTTTGATGACATCGTAGCGCGTTGTGAAAAGCTGGGGCGTCCGGTTTATCAGCGTATTATCAGTTATGACATCGACACGGGCTTAAAGGTCAAGACACCGGCCAAGCATTTCGTGGGTACAGCTGAACTCATGAAGCAGAGTCAGATGTGGGTCAAGAAGATCTCTGCCGCCAAAGACGACAAGAAGGTTGACGACTTAACGGGGCAGGTGATGATGGAATCACGTGCTACCGGTTTAAGTATCCCTGAAGTGTCAGTAATGGGTGGATCTTTGGGTCTGGTTAACAGCGTCAACGAGATCTACACCATCAAAGGCGGTGACGTCGGTGCACTGAAGGCCTACCGTGCTTCTTTAATCGAAGAAGGCCAGGTCAGCGGTAACGCAAGCCTGCGTCGTGGCGACGGCGCCAAAGTACTGAGCCTGGCTCACTTCCTGCTGCGCGGTCGCCTGATCGATAACAACCTCCATTCACGCAATGGTTAATAGGAGTCACTATGGCCTTGCCTGGATTTAAAAATAACGAGGTTGTGGATCCTGACCTCATGGTATTGGGACAGATCATCGTCAAACACTATCTTTATCTCAGTGGGCGTGAAGAGAAGAAAAACTTCATGTCGGAAGTCACCACTCGCTTCTACAACTCCCCGGTCACTAAGTTTAAAGATGAGATGACGGCTTTCAAAACGGTGATTCAAGGCAGTCCAGATTATTACAATGATGCCCTGCTGTTTGTCATGGGGGTAGTCACTGATCTGGTGTCGCCAGAAAGCTACTTCAAGAAGATGCTGGATGAGTACAAACGTGTTATCAGTGGTATTCCACAGAACGACATGTTGGCGATGGACCTCTCGTCAGCCAGCTACTTTGAGTGTGTGTTCTTCTGTCTGCGTTTCTTTGTGGACCAAGCCGACTTGATCGTGGATATTCCGCCAGAAGTAACGGATGAAAAAGAAGGTAAGAAATAATGAACAAGGACCTCAAGGTTTATATTCCCCTGGACTCTTTGTTTGATTACCGTCAGGGGTTGATCAGTAAGTTGATCACCGACCCCTCACAGGACCTCGCCACACGCCTTGTAGACGCCGCTAACAAATGGTCGCAGTACTTGGACAAACGTTACGACGAACGCCGTATGGATCGTTTTGAGTGCCCTGAGCTGGGTCTTACGCATGAGAAGTTCGAGGCGGCTTATGCAGAGCGCAGCATTGATGACTTTAAGTTCTACCTCCCCAGTAATCTGAGCAAGTTATTGATGACACAGATCATGGTGCAGGAGATGGAGTACGAACAGTTACCCAACATCCGCTCCTTTACTTTCATCATCAATACCTTTCCCTACGAAATGGATGACGAGCTGCGTGAAGTATTGCGCGAAGTGCTGGCCAAACGTTTCCGGGGTGGTCACCAGATCAACTTCATTCATCTGGATGATCGTAAAGCAACACCAAGCTTTTATCGCAGTTTCTCCTACGTGTTTAAATATGACTTGCTGCTGCGGGACTATAAACCGTTCATGGAAAACTTGGCGATAGAGCCATTGCCGGAAGTGGTGTTCTTTGTGCCTGAGTTGTTTATCAAGCATCAGGAGTACATTACGGGTAAACCTGGTGACGTTATCGAAGCTTTTGCGCTTACTGTGGTAAACCAAATCGCACTGAAGGGTATCCCTGCTGCTGCTTATGACCACATCTAAACCTAATAGTAAACGGCTCGCGCCGTTTACTATTATATATAGTTTTTTACTACATGACATTTCCGTCGATGTCTACCAGTGTATTCCCCTGCACTAATTCTTCTGGTTTGATAGGTTTAAACCCGTCAGCAATGTCCATAAGAGATTTAGTAGGGTCCAGAATAAAACTAGTGAGTTCAAAGGTGGGTGTAACCACAGCCCCGGCAGCAATTGCATTAAGGGATTCGACAATCTGTGAAAAACTAAACTGATTGCTTGCGTTCTCTTCTTTCTTGGCACGTTCTTTACGGTCGTCACGGATTGCTTTCTCCATGGAACCCACCAGTGACGTGATGGAACTCAGCAGCATAGCAGAAGTGGGTTTCTTCATGTAAGCCAGAGTAGCGAACTTCAACAGCAGCGCACGGTGTTTCTGAAGGGCGTCTCCCAGGCTAACCTGTTCAACGTCTTGTTCATTTCTTACCATGGCCTGCACGATAGACATCAGCGCTTCATCGACTTCGGCTCCTACCAGATCTAATTGGTCGAAGGCTGGGTCCATGATTTGTGCTTCAGTGAACTTAGGGGGTTTAGCCAAAACGGCTTCGTTGGTCGCAACGACTTCTACAGCGATTTCTGGAGTGTCCATAATTTTTTCAAACCTACATTATTAGGGTAGTGAACCTAGTCTATAAAGGAATCTGTATGTTACAAGGTCTTCTCGGTAAGTGGCTGAATACAGTAGCCTACCAAAAGAGTCAGTGCGAAAAGCAGTTAGATTTAATTGAGCAGTTGAGTGCAGACCTCCGTTCGGCATCCAAAGGCATTGTGCCAACATCTGCGTCCCTATACAATTTTCTTACATCTATCTACCAGCCTTTTGTTTTACGCGATTACAGTCTGTTACAGGGCGTAGAAGTACGTACTTACACGCCTAACTCAATGTCACTGGCAGCCTTCGTTGGTGAACTCGGAGACTTTGTAGAAGCACGCTACACCGCTACCTATAAAAGAATGCCTGACCACTTTACTATCGCCAACCGGCTATTCGGCGACTGGTACGATGGGGACGTCGAAATCAATCAGGTCATGATGGAATTCATGCCCGTTGCTTTGGAGATGTTTCTATTTTATCAGGAGGGGTACGCGTCAGAAATGAACGACGACCTCTACCAAAAGAAACTGGTGCGGATGAAGTCCCTGGAAAAGCGCTATCCTGGCTTACCAGACTTCGTGCAACATCCAGACTATCGGGCGCTGGTGTCGGAGATTCTAAATATCTTAACGGCACTCTATATCATCAACTTACGGAGCTTGGGTGAAATCTAACAATACCAAAAGAGAAATGGAAGCCGTTTCTAAGAGGTATTTGCCAGATGACAAACTAAAAAGTCCGCTTGCAAAACTGTTTAGGGGTTTGCTGAACAAATTGAACATGAACCCTTATAAATGGACTCGGCTACTCAACGACCACCTTGCGTGGATCTTAACGGGATACCCAGAAGAGGATAAGCGAAAACAGATATTAATGAAAACCGGCAATATCAGAGATGCTTATTTCCATAACCCTAAACTCACCGCAGATAAGTTGTTTGAAGGCTTATCGATCTTGCAGATGGATGAATGTACGATCACGCTGAAAGTAAAGGATGTTAATGGAAACGAGTATGAGGTTAGTGAAACAGTGAAAATTAAACACGCTGAAAACAGTGAAGCTTACGAGCAAGACGCTGAAGACGGTGAATAAATTTAGCAGTAAATAACTTGGAGGGGTAACACCCTCCAAGTTTATGTGTTCCTTATTTTTTTGTTGAGAGGTCGGTATGGCTGGAGGAGTGGGTGATGCACTCAGTGGGATCGGCGATAAGTTATCGAGTTTTAAGAACGCCACCACAGAGACATTGAATAAATACCGGGGTGAAGCTGTACAGGCAATCTCTCCGGTGCAGAACAAGCTCAAGGAAGGTGTGGCGTCACTGAAAGCCGGTGAAGTCAAAGTCTCGGGGATTATCTCGGGCTACAAGGATGAAGTTATCTCGGGACTAGACAGTATCGTGGGTGCGTTGAGCGGGGGTCTGTTAGACTTCAAAGACGCCTCGCAGTATTTCTCTGTGGGACCCAATGGGGTAAGCTTCAACAAAGATCAGCTGGTGAGTTCGCTGGGTAACAAGATTGGTATCGACCTGAGCAGCAAAGATGCCTTGATGTATCAACTCAGTGACATGGCCAACAGTGAGTTCAATGACCTGACTGGCGGTTACTTCGGCAACATGGTTACCAATGATGGCAATGGTTTCCGTATTACCAAGAACTGGCGTGACCAGATGGGTAGTGGCTTCCTGACGTTGCTGGGTCGCACTACCGGTATTAATACCCTGACCGATTATACCTTCAACGCCTCGTACTATAACTCATTGATGAAAATGAGCGCACAGTACGGCATGAGTGATGCGTATGAAAAGATCATGGACAAGTACAACAGTCCAGAAGATGCCGAAGCTGCCCTGCTTAACGCTATCCCGCAGATGATGCAAAACGGCGATCTGGTCAGCATGAACAAAGTCCTGGATCTGGTCAGTGCAAAAGGCAAAGCAACAATCAACGCCAAGTATCCTGGGCTGGCATCTAACTTGTTCCAAAGCTTTGTGTTGGACAACGACACTTCTCCTGGTGAATATCCCGCTATCAAGGCGATGTTCCTGCGCGTGGTCACTTCTATCTTTGGTGACAGCTGGTACAAGTCTCCCACTATGTTCGGTATGGTGTTGAACATGGGTCTGATCTCCTCAGTGAGTGAAGACATGAAGAAGGTGTTGATCAGCGATAACACGGCGCCCGAGTTAGTGGTGTTAATGGCGTGCGTGGGTGTGTTCTCTGATCAGCCTGCGATTGAGGTGTTCAAAGGTCATTTCCCGGATGTTCCTATTTTAACCGAAGCATAAGTAACTACTCCTACCCTTGCGGGTAGGAGTAGGCATTACTTTATTTTTTTGTTACTCGTTCAGTTATAACGGTGGTGCGAAACCTGTCTGACCGCCCGTGATGTTGATCTGGGGCGCTTCAACGGACACTTCATTAGAAGGCTGGAAACTCACTGTACTTCCATTGAGCGTGATGTCAACGTCGCCTGTCTTGCCGTAGAGCTTGAACTGAGCAGGTGTTCCCGTGCCGGGGAGATAGGGCTTATTAGTGTAGGGGCTGATCTCTACACCAAACTGTTGTGCTGGCATTTGAACCCCGGGGTGAAGCGGCGCGAGGGGATGGTACACTGCTGGGTTGAATTCACGCTGAACTGGAGCACTAGCCCGACGGTAAGCGTTAAAAGAATTTTGAGCATTATCAATCCACTCTCTGTTAAAGAGTGAAGAAGGAAGGTTGCTTTCCATCACACTCATGTAAGGTTTATCGTGCTGTTTGTCTTCGAACAGCGAGACTTCGAACAGGTCTTCTTTGTCTCTGAACGGTGAGGTCATGCGAATATGCACAACGAGTTTAGGCGCCTTAAGGAAATCGTTAAAGAAGAGTTCTTTGGCTTCACGAATTCGTTCTTCAGGCTGAAGATCATCTTGGTCGATATTGAGCTGAAGGGTATTGTTGATTTCCCACTTCATGCCCTTGCTCAAGATCTCTTTGAGTCCCTCATTGCGATAACTGGTGATGCGACCGTCAATCAACGTGTCCATTTCGCCCAGCTCTCTCAGTATTTGCGTACGCAGATCTTCAGTCAACCAATCGTGGAACTTGGGTGACTTCAAACGAATCCCGATATAAGAGTGCAGAATGCAATCGTAAAGAGACGGTTTAGACGCCAGCTCGATAGTCCCGTAGTTCAGCTTGACGTTGTAACCCGAACCGATACGGTAACCTGTAGCGGACAATGCACCTTTGTTATAGAGCGGGATAGTTTGGGTATGTACATTTGACATAATAAAAGCCTTGTATTAATCAATAAAGGTTCACCGAGCAAATTTGCTAAGTGGTTGTGCATTAATAAATGCATACAATTCCCCTCACACTACCACCTCCTTGCGGAGGCAGTAGGCAAGGAATTATGACTTTAGTGATTAAACATTAACGTTCCAACGGATGAGAGAAAGATTTCAGAATATCTCCCACCAAGTTGTCACTGAGCATTGCGCCCACGTTGTCGGCACGGAAAGAAGACTTCACGTTTAAACCTGCAGTGGTAATCATGCGGTTCAGTCGACGATAACGCAGCACCGTGTCTAAATAGGTCATGCCGGTCACACGTCCCAAGTAGTCATTGTACGCCGAGTCATCCGAGAGAATACGCTTAACGGCCGCGGCTGGGTTAGTGAGGTCCATAACGGTAAGAGAACGGTTAATCGGTACAGACACCAGTGGTTCTAAATCCACGATCTCGATCTGCGCTTTGAAGTTCAGCGGTTTCTTGTCGCGCGTCCAACCGGTTTCACCTTCTCCGAATTGGAAACGAATCGATTCCACCATGCCCACACGAATAAACTGACGACCCTGACAAAACGACTTCACCAGTGGTGGAGAGGTATATGCAGAACCACCCGCTGAGATTGGTGCAACCAGTGGCAACAGCAGAGAGAACAACACCCAGATTTTCATGACCTGCTCATAAGGATGCGCGTAGTTACAGTAACTGGCGATCTCGTATGACTCACGGTGCAGGCTCACTGACGAACTCTGCCAGTGGTCAGGTACCTTGATGTAGCTGTTGTTGGCCAGTGCGAGTGGGATGTTACCCAATACCGATCCTGCTAGTACACCCTGCACACCATCCTTTAAACGTTCAACGATACCGTCGATAATTCCAATGCCCGTTGCCCCACCCGCCATGTCAAAGTTCAAGTCATGTGCTGCACGCACCACACTGTTAAACTTATCGGCAATCGGGGAAGGACCCGCTGAGTTACTGAAGGTATCTGAGGTTGGACCGCCACCGCCTTCCACACGAAACGAGATAGCGTCTAATCCGCCATTGAGCGCGGTTTTAAGGTAGTCTACAACACCACCTGCCCAACTGCTCTCTAAGTTAGTGTCGTCCTTGTACGGTGTGTTAGACGGCGTAGGATAGTCTGCTAAGCTCTGATCCAGGTTAACCGCCTTACCCTGCTCGTTGGGGTTCGCCTGTGTCACCGTGGTAGAGCTGTAGGAACCCTGGATAACCGGTGCTGACGGTGTTTGAGACGGATCTGAACTTCCCACCTCGGTCATGAGTTTGTTAACCGTGCCCGCTAAGCCTGTGTCGGTAGGAGAACTTCCTCCGCCCACACCTGTTGCCCCGTACGCTGTGGTATTGGGGTTGGCATAGAGGTTTTGGTTAAGGTAGCTCGACTGACCTTCTGGATAGAGGCCTTCACCTTCACGGTACGCACCCACCGTTTCATAATACTTCTGAATCTGTTTCTGAGTAGGATTACCGCTGACCACGCTGGGGTTAGAACCAATCTCCTGCGCCGCACGCGCCATGAGGTTACGCACCAACGTGCTCTTTTCTTTCACCGTTAAGGTATTACCCTCTGGCCAGTTCTCATCAGCATCTTTCAATGCCTGAATCTGGTAGCGGTGTTTACGTGCACCGCGGGTAATCAATCGGAACAAGTCAATCGTACCATCTGCATACACAACGTCACTGTACAGACGGTTCAGCATGGCGATCTTGTTCTTGTTGGTGTCTCCAGGAGAGATGCCGTGCAGTGAGTCAGTCTGGGTTTTGTTATTGGCTGGTAACACAGGATCAATGTAACCCAGTTTTACCATGATGTCGTTTAACACACCCGTGGACATCTGGATGTATTCCGGCATCGCAGACTTCACCGTGTAGAAGCGGTTCTTGGGACTGTCCATTAAGAACTGCAAGAACTGCAAGCCCACGCTGGCTAACTGCATTGGCCAGAATGCGATAGAACCCGCCGCCTGCCCAATATAGAAAGAGAGATGAGGTCGACGCCCCTTGTTTGCCATGATCGCTGACACGGGGTCAAACATGTTGGTAATGAAACTCAACAGGCCCGCAAACTCAGGCACACCCGGCACCAATGTCAATATGGTTGCGTTGTCGTCGTAAAGCTCTTTATAGATAGGACCCATGCCGCCTTCAGAGCTTTGTTGATAGCGGTCATAACGTGGATCAGTTGCAGGTGAGAATTGGCTCACCGGATTAACAAAGCGGTTATCTCCCGTGGCACTACTAAATACGTTAAAGTAATTGCTCCAGTTAAAGTTGTCCAACAAAGGACGGTTATTTAACTCGGACGACAGCATTCTAAAAGAACGGGCAAGAATGTCCTTGTCCTTAACTGCCACTTTATTAGCCATGTTTAACTCCAAAGAAAAAGGTGGGGATATTTCACCCCACCCGTTTTTTATTTCGGTATTACCGAAGGTGTAGTCGTGTTTTGTCGCTTGACCACATCGATCAACTGCTTCAACAGTTCTTCTACACCACCTGAACCCGCTTTCATGGCTGACGCCAATACTTGTGGATCCAGTGGGGCTTCCTGAGAGGTCGCCTGTGGCGTAGCTGCTGGTGCCGCTGTAGGCGTTGGTGCTGGTGTCTGTTGTGGTGCAGGAGACGCAGTAGGTGCTGCACGTTGAGGCGCTGCCGCAGGTGCGGCTGCATTGCCATCTGGTGCCGCCGTTGCTGCATCCGTTGCCACACGACCCATTTGAGCCGCAGAAGCTGGACCCGCCATCCGCATGTACTTATCAGCCGCGGTATCACTTTCAAAGTTGAAATGAATGTGACCGCCGGTACCGGCTGCTGTTTTCACACGGTACTCGTTGATGACTTTGTATTCCGCAGCCGTCATGCCTGCACTGGCCATGATCTGCTGGACAATGCTTGCCGCAGAGTCAGAAGTACCCACACCACCTGTGACCGTGAAGTCCAATGCCAGACCCACAGCGTGTTTGCTCCGTGGATTGGCCTTGTGGTGGTATTCGTCATTCAACGCAGTGAAGCGAATGAAGTCCTGAACCCGTGCTTGGATCTCCTGACACAAGCGAACGATACCTGGATGAACAGGACCACCGCCTGTGGTTTCAGATGACTTCAGCTTAAGGTCTTTGTAATCAGTAGTGCGGTTACCCGACGCAACTGCCGTGGTGTCTCCGACTTGCTGATAACCTGCCCCTGCTCCACCGTTAGGCGAACCGCCACCTAAACCAAAGCCCGACATCGGTGGCAGTTTACCGCCACCCAAGCCTGGGTTCTGTGGAATCGATACCGGTGTAGTACCCACGTTAACGCTAGCGTCATTGCCTGTAGGCTTCGGCGCTGGCAATGCAGGTTGATCCATACCGCCAGTAGCCGCTTCCGTTTCAGCCCGACCTTTAGCTGCCAGATCGTTGCCTGGGTCACCTGCACCGTCTGCCGTGAGAGAACCGTTGCTGAGACGCGCAAGGTAGTCCTTGAACATCGCAAAACGTTTCTCCATGCCCGGCAGCGCGTTACCGCCATTCAATCCGCGCGCAGCGTGACCGAAGTTGTTGGTGCTGGTAATTGACATCAGCTGTTTGTTGTCCTTGATAAACGCCACTGCCAGCTTCGCCATAACCCGTGGGTCAGTTGAAGCCAGTTCAGGGTTCTTCTCAAGATCAACACCGATCATCTTACCGAACTTACGATAGTTGGCACGACCCGTTAACTGGATAAATCCACGTCCACGGTACATCCACCCATCGCCTTCGTTGACGTTGCCCAACGACACGCCCTTGCCGCCGCCGTAAACAAAGTTAGCGATAGCCTGCGGACCTGCCTGAACTAACTGCTGGGCCGTTCCCATGTCGGTGACATTTTTGAACAGCTCCATTAAACGACCCGGATCACGGTAGCGCATGTTCTCGGTGGTTTGAGAGTAGCCCTGTGATTCGTAGTTCGTTAATGCCAACGCTTCAGCAATCAAGCGTGGATCAGTTAAGCCCTGTGCTAACATCTCTTTGATGATCAGCTGTTCAGCCGCATTGCGCGGCACGCTGACGCCGGTGTCATTACCGCCCGCAGACGGTTTAACACCACTCAGGTTGACCTTGCTGGTATCAGCATTTCCACGCACTGGCGCATAGTTCTGCTGTGGCATGGTGAACTGGGTATCCATTGCCAGATCATTGCGGTTCTGAGGATTACCGCCCGCACTGAGTTTATCAGTAGATGCACCCCCTACGGCGTGAGCAGTAGTTTGGTTCACCAACTGTTTGGCACTGGTCTGTTGTGCTTCAAGAATAGGGTTACGGAGTTTAGCCCGGTTACTCAGTTCTTGCAGCGCATTAACAAGCTTATCAACTTCCGGCAGTTTACCTACAGAGATACCTTCACTGAACGGAGAAGTGCGCACACTCCAGATCGGGATAAAGGTTTTCTTTGGTGTAACAATGCGGGTGTCGATAAGTCCCAGAACAATCTGATACTTCGCCGTGGCTGTGAGGTTCATCCAGCCCGTGCCTGGCGCGCCGTTACCGTATCCGTTGTAGAGCTTATAGTAGTTCATAAGCACCGGCAGGAAGCGATCACGGAACCACAGACACCAGTCGTTGGCTTTGTCATCTTTGATTCGGAAGGCCGCTTTGAACTCATTAAAGAGGTCACCGGTTTTACCCAGGAAGCGTGCATCTTTACCAATGATTTTAATCATGCCTTCGACACGACGTTCAAGGTGAGCAATAGCCTGGAACTTCCACGTCGGGAATGTTTCCACACCAAACTCTTTGCCAAAGCTCAGCGATACACCATAGGCGTTGAAACGAATCAACGTGAATGGATCGATAATGCCGTTTTCAGGGATCAGGTCCTTGACATCAACAGTACCGGCAACTTTGCCCTGTCCGTAAGCGTCGTTCATCTTACTGACTTCTTCATCAATCTCTTTGAGGCGAGACTTGGCCTGGCGCTGTTCCATAAAGCCAGTTTTACCATCAAGACCCCAGAAGCTGGTGTTCTTGAGTTTCTCCTGGAGAGCGGTTTTCTCTTTCTCCAGTCCCTCTTTGCTCTCTACTTTCAAGGCAACATCTCTGACGGTAGCGTCATCGCTGCTGCTCAAATACTTCTTGAGTTCCTGAAGGTATTTGCCCACGGTTGCCACGGTTTCATCCTGCGCCATGAGCTTATCGTGTGGATCAATGCTCGGCGTAACCACATAAGGAGACGGTTGAATTGCCGCAATGGCCTGTGATGCCTGATAGGCGATGTCATAGGCTTTCTTATCAGTAAGCTTGTCGAACTCTTCCAGGCTCTTGATGCGCAAGGTGTCAAGACACGACATGTACGTCAGGAACACCGGTTTGAAACGACCATTGAACCAACTAAAGATATCTCCCATCTCACCGTTCTGCTTGCCATCGGTGCCGGCTTGCAGTAACTGGAACACCTGTTGAATCGGTGTATCCGTGGAGAAAGAAGCAGACCCGTTGTTGATCACGACGTGCTTGACCAGCAGCTGTTCAATCGAGAAGATCTTTTTACCTAAGTCACAGTCTGGATCTTCAAGACCGTATTGGGCAAAACGAATATCAACCTGACGGTACTTGCCTTTGGTATACCACTTATAGATCCCGTAGCCCGCCAGACCCGCACCGGCAACGGCTAACCCTGCCAACACCACCGGTGACGCCAGCACTGTTGCAGCAGCGGTACCCGCAGCAGCCAAGCCTGTACCTGCGGCGCTAGCCAATGCACCCACACCGATGTCAACACCCACCGCCCCTGCCAGAGAAGAAGCCACTGAATAACCCGCCAAGACATTCCCTGCGGTACTCAGCGTGTCGTTGTCCATCAGTTCACCTGCTGCTTGACCCCCGGCATACAACAAACCGGCTTTCAAGATTGCAGTACGGGGATTCATCGCACCCAGTCCGCGCGCAGCATTGCGCAGTCCGCCAAAGCGACGACCACGACGCACACGGCGACGGCGACCCTGGTTGCGCAGATCACGCTCAAGATCCTCATCCGTACCACCGCCGCCACGTAAGCGATCAGCACGTTCACGTTCACGCCGTTCACGGTTGGCTTTCTTCTTGCGCTCACGTTCCTTGCGCTCTTTGCGGGTTTCACCTTCACGCTCACCAGAACCTGCTCCCTCTCCACCTTCGTTGATCAGATCCTCGACACCTGGATCTCGACCCCCGCCCGTGAAGAAGCTTGCCAGCTTGGTAATGCCGCCACCAATCAACGGCAGTGATTTCAAGCCCACGCCTGCAAACTTAAACAGTGTTCCTAAACCGTTCATCAGGGTTTTGCCAAACAGTTTCTCCATAAACCCTTTAACCAGACCCACACCACCAAACAGCAAGCCGAGAAGACCTTTGGGTTTCTTCTTCTCTTCTTTCTTGTTCGCGATACCGCCGAGAGAATCACTGATATTAATGATAGCGTCTTGAACCGCCTCGGATTTCTTCTCCTTGGCCTGACGTTTCTCATCTTCCAGTGAGTTCAGACGAATGCCATCTTTCTTGGCTTCTTCATCTTCTTTCGGCGCGTGTTGATCTTGCAGGTGTTTCACCACATCCATCTTTTCAAGCAGACCAATGTCCTGCGGTTCCATACCAAACTTCTGGCACAGTAAATGATAGATACGGTCCACCGAGTTCACGATCGGAGAATAGTCGGCTTTGATCATGCTGGCTGTTTTGTCGTAGGCTTTCTTGCCACCGGCAACAGCACGGTCCTTGGCTTTGCCTAACAGGTCTAGACCAAAGATTCCGGCACGTTTGCTTAACTCACCCAGTTTGTTGATGTTGGTACCCATAGAGGTGACCAGACCGCGATCGTAGTCATCTTGGGTAATCAAGCATTCGCCTTCCTTATCATAGACCGGGCCATCAATCTCATTCCAGCCTTTGATCTCTTCAGCTTTGCCGTTGGCATCCAGCTTGTAATACCAGCCTTTACCCATCTTCTTGCCTAACAGCACAGGAGACTTTTCACCCTGACGGAATACATCCATCTGATAGAAGCGGGTCATCACTGCTTTGCCGGCTTTAGATGCACGACCAAACGGGTCAATTGCGTTAAACAGCTTCATGCCGAGTTCACGCATTTTGTTTAAGCCACGCAGCAGACGCGCACGACCATCAACACCAAACAGTTTCTGAGCTAACTGACGCGCAGAGGCAACAACGTTTCCAGCTGCATCGATCACTGCCGAACTCACGTCATTCCAGGTTTTCAATACCTTACGGGTGGCACTGTCGAAGTAGTCCCCTTTCCGCAGACGTTCGCCGCTGAGCAACGGTTCTTCATCACCCGGGTTTTCATACAGGTCTTCGGTATCCGCGAAGCGGTTGGCATTCATTGAACGGAGTTTGGAGTAACCCGCCATGGCCAGACCACCTGCACCTACCAGCGCTGCTGCTTTGGGATCATGTAACGCATATGCGCCCAAGCCACCTAACAAACCACCCAAGATCAACGGCTCATTATTCAACAAGGTTTCAACACCTTTATTAAACAGGTTCCGAGGCGAGATACCCTTGATACGATCCAACAGTGATTTCTTACCCTGCTCCTCTTCCTTCTGCTCACGTTTAGAGCGACGGATAATCCCAGGTTGTTTTTCCAGGATCTTTTGGAACAGGTCGGTGTGACTGGTTTGTATTCCGATGAGTTTATCGAGCTGGGTATTGACCATGCTCAAGCTCTGGGAATAGTTAACACCGCCCCCGCTGACACCACCTGAACCATTCTTAATGGTTTGGTTGAGTTCAGTTAAGGTTGTGGTGAGGTCGCCGAAGTTGTTATTAACGTTGTTGTTGGTAACACCGCCGCGTTGGTTAACGGTTTCACCTTGTTCAACGTCATAACCTTTTTCTTGCTCTCCGCGCAGCTTCTTGTCGAAGTTCTCGTCGGTTTGCTGCATGCGGAACATCTTCCACATTTTCTCATCATCAATCTCTTCGCGCCCATTCCTAGTGATGATGACGCCAGCATCACGCAACGCCTGGTAGTGACCTGAGTTACGTAACCGATCGATGTTGTCGTTGGTGTCATAGATACCACGTTTGATATCCTGGACAAATGGCAGGGCTTTGTTGGCCAGTGCTGCACCTTTACCTGTCATTACCGCCAACAACTTAGCACGGTCTGCATCGTTACCGTTTTGGAAACGATCAATCTGTTCAGGCGAGATGCCGAAGTTCTCCAGTGTCATCGCACGGATCTCTTCAGCAATCTTGGGATCAACCCCATCCTTCTCCAGGTTTAATAAATGATACGGTGAGAACCCCATACCAGAATCAGACTTTTTGGCTAACTGGAAACCTAACTCCTGTTTGGCTTTGTCAGTTAACACACCCTTTTCATCTACTACATCAGCCGCTGCTTTGGAACTGTACACCGCACTTCCCAACACCTGAGATCCGTAGACCTCACGCAGCGCCATAGCCTTGGCACCTTTGGCCGTGATGAACTTGCCTTTAGTCCAGTCGTAGGTTTCTGGTTGCAGGTTGTTATTGCCGGTACGCATTTTCTCTAAGGAGAGGTGAATACGAGAGAACCAGGCAGGGAAGATCTCATTGATACTGCGGTCGGTTTGACGGGTATAGACGTGGGCTTCAGCACCGTCCGCGTAAGTACGGCCTTTGAGGTCATACTTGGTTTTGTTGGAACCGTACGTGTTATCCAGTACGACCCCTAAACCTTTGTTCGCGTTCTTCTTCAGCCAGCGTTGTGATTTCCACACGAACTCAGGCACGGGCTTTTCACCCTGCGGCAATGACGCCTTGTAGTCCGCATAAGTCTGCGTCTCGTCATCGTCACCAAACAGGCTACCGCCCTGATAGTTAGCGCTCAGCGTGTTGAACAAACCCTCCAGGTTATTCAGACCGTACGACATCTGATGACCCATGGTGTTGAGCTTGTCGTACTGCCCCCCTACCTTCTTGGAGAACTCTGGGAAAGCTTTGGCGAAACGGGCACGCAGTTTGTCCCCACCTTTGCCTTTTAACAGGCGAGGTAAAGCATCAATCATGCTGCCACCTACCATGCTCCCCATCATCTCAGACAAGTCACGTGAGCTCATCCCGTCGGTCATTCCCCCCACCATGGATAACTGGCTGGTGAGATTGTTTAAACCGTAATAACCGTTTTGACGGGCTGCTGCACCCACGCGGTCATTGATGAGTCCCATGATCCCGCCGGCACCACCACGCATGGTATTAAAGAAAGAACCCCGGATGCGTTTACGAACTTCATCACCCATGGACATCTTCTGGAAGTCAGGCATTCTGCTGAACTTCGCCACATCCTTCACTTCAGTGATTAACCGATGGTTAGCCGCTTCCATGAATTTGTAGAACTTGGCATTGGTGAGATGGATACGGGCAAGGAGGTTGATTTTCATTGCGTCATTGCGCGACTGCACTTTGACCTGATAATCCACCATCTGTTTCAAGTAGCCGTTGGTTTTGGCAATACCTACTGCGATACCCTGCAAGTTGGCGTTCTGCGCTCCACCTGTGACTATTAACGCGTCAGTGATCTCACGACCCAATGAGCGGAGTCCGGTCATCGTCATCATGCTGCTGGCGCGTGTAGCCTCTACCACATCGGTGACGTCTTGATCGGATGTTTGTTCCATCCCATCTTTGTCACTTGAGCCACTCGAACTACTGTTATCCCAGTTAGAGAAGTCGTATTTCGAGAACTCGTCAATTTTGTTAGACAGGCTACTAGGAAGCTTAGACTTTATAGCGTCCTCTTTCTGACCCACCAGGTACTGCAAGTCTCTCATCGAGTCCGCAGTACCCTTTTTGACTTCTTCCTTGATATCTGAGTAGATTCGTCGTGTGTCATTGATGAATTGAAACGTCCCGTTAAACGACTCGGGAAGTGCCATTTTAACTGTTTTCAGTTTCGCATCTGTGCTACCGACGAGTGCATCTTTTGCCCCACCCAGAAATCCTATGGCGAACGATTTTAACTTGGACCCTTTTTTACCAGAATCAAAGTCAGAATCGAAATTAAGATCTCCATCAAAGGGGTCGTCAAACTCAAAATTATCACTCATACTAAAACCTCTTAGGAGTTTTTAATGAAACCCACTAACGTGTCTTTATTAGACCCGAAAAGCATCGTTCCCGGACTGTACGGAGAGGTATCGTCCACGGACAGCTTTGAAGGGATGACACAGAACCTGAATCCTGATGGATTGTACTCTGTGGAAATCTTCGGGCGGGTAGGCACTGATAAACGTGACACAACGGAAGCGTTTATCAGAACCTACTTACCTATCTTTAACCCCACGTACTTTGATGCTCTGGTTAAGCTTAAATCCCTTTACTTAGGGATTATCAAAGGAGCGACATATGCCGTATGGGACGCTGGCGAGAAAGACTTCATAAAATCCAACATCCTGGACGGTGAAACGGGTTTCGCTTTCTTTATGCAACACTTCGGTGAACTGGATCCGAAAGAGAATGCCTCGTCCCGCCGTAAGCAACGTATCACCATTGTAAAAGAGAAATTCGACTACGCTCTTCACACTCGCATGTTGGTTATTCCTGCTGGACTGCGAGACGTCGAGTTTACCCCTTCTGGCGATTCTACCAAAGTCACTGAACCCGAGATCAACGAACTCTACCGTAAGTTGATGTTTAAAACGCGTGCGGTTCAAAATATTCCTGCTGGCGATGAAACTAACCCGCTGTATGACAACGTACGCTGGGGTATTCAAAGTGCGGTTAACACTATTGATGACTATCTCTTTGACACGCTGGATGGCAAGGGTGGTATTCTTCAAGGCAAGTTAGCAACCCGTGGTGTGGTTGGCGGTGTACGTAACATTCTGACGGCGCGAAAAGTATCACGTAGTGACCTGGATGAAGACGACGGTGTAAACCCTAACTCATCAGACATTGGCTTGTATCAGGGTTTGATGAACTTCCAGTATTCCTGTATTCACTCTCTCATGAAGAACTTTATTGAGCACGTGTTTACTCTGGGATCCAACAACGTCAAGTTGATCGATCCGAAAACCTTGAGTTATACCTATGAAGAACTGAACCCTGCGGTGATCGATAAGTGGACCACAGTAGAAGGTTTGGTGAAACTCTTCAACGGCTTCAAAGCTCAAGACCTTCGTTTCAAACCCATCACCATTAATAAATGCTACCTCGCCCTGGTCTATGATGACGGCAAGGAAGTTATGGTGTTGTTTGATATTGAAGAATTACCGGCAGATCGTGATCGTAAATACGTTACTCCACTGACCTACGTGGAGCTCTTCTATATTTACTGTCATGACGCCATTGTTTCCAACATGATACAGCAGACACGTTACCCCATTATCGGTATCGGCTCTATCTATCCAAGCTACGTTAATTTAAAGACGATTCAAGGTGCGAAGTCCCGCCTTATTGTTTCGCCTTATGGTGAAGTAATCACCAAGGTTAACAACTATCCCCACAAAGCAGAACGGGTCGACTTCTTTGACTCGTTGTCCGTTGACCCCACCCGTATCTCGGGACTGGATGGTGACCACGATGGTGACCAGTTAGGTTGTAACGGCTTGTGTACGGAAGAGAGCAAGGAAGAGGTAAGGCAGTTATTCAGTCGTCGTGACTATTACATCGACGGCAGCGGTGAGTTCTTGTATGACCCGCTATCCGAGCCAGTGGTGTTCTTGTTGAAAGCTGCAACAAGTGGATTGAAATCATGACCCAACGTTTACACACGTACAACGAGTTTTACAAAGCCTTTGTTCTACGTAAAAAGAACGACCTCCTTGCACCGCGCTATCACGCTGTAGGTGACGTCGTACTGCCAAAGGGTGCGGTTATCCACTACATGCCAACGCATGATCAGGATGAAGGTCCTGGGTACCCTGAAGCGTTTATCAGTAACTATCCGGGCGACGTTTACATTGATTTCCAGCTGGGCTTCTCTCCTGTACTGGGTGCAGGTCACAACGTGGTGTTTAATCCACAGCCGGCGATCAAGTTTTACCGTAACCGTTTCTATCAGTACAAGTGGGCCAAGGATCTGGGTTTTGCGTATCGCATGGAAAGAAACCTGGTTGTGCAGAACCACGCCATGGCATTCCGCACCTTTCGCTACACGGCTAACCTGTTCCTGCAATTCATTAAAGCTTACAACGCCTTTAACCTGCTTATTAACAGTGTTAATGAAACGGGCAAGAATCACAGCCAACGGCAGCAGTTTGTTCGCTTTGATCTTCCGGTGAACATGCCGAGCTTTAAGATGCTGACCGAAGATTCAGCACGTTATAAGAAATCTTTCAAGGATGGAAAACCAAACGTCGACAACACAGTACTTCGTGCAACCAAGGCAGAGAACTGCTACTGGCTGTTAGATTTACTGATGTGGTTACGGGGTGACAAGGAACACACACAGTTTGCACACTTGGATCGCGACACGTTAAACAGTGTTCAATTCATGTTCTGCTCCAATAGCCGTGTGTGGATTATTAATGCAGGTCTATTGTTATCGTGGCTGGAACCGATTTGGACTAAGCCTGCTAAAGTTGAGAACGCCGTTAAGCGTATTTATCTTAACCTTATTAACTTGGTTAACGGTTCTTCGTCAGATGCTGCGCTGGAGCAGAGCAATGAAGAACAAGTCAGTGGAGAACTGGTTGAAGGAGAGGGAGACACTCCGAACGATCGCACTGGACAAAATCAAACACAATCCGGACGCCCTGGCCAAGGCCAAGCTGGCAAGGATGAGTCTGAAGAAACTTCTTCTAACCATGTTGATCTTGTCGATCTTTTCCGGACTAATAAAGAAGATACTTCTAAGTCATCAGGAACCGATGGAGCTACGGGAAGCCCGCATGATGCAACAGGCTCAGTGGGAGTACCGGGAGGAACAGCAACGTCGCCTGAAGCTGATGGAACAGAACCCGGCACTGAAGCTGGAAGCGGAGAAGGTGAGTCGGTAGAACTCGATTGGCTAAGTCCGATCAATGACTATGCGCTAGAGCCAGCGGTGGTCAGTGAGGCGATCAGTACGATCAAGGACGTCTTTGAAACCCCTACCGCGGGGATCAATCTTGCGTTGGAAGAGATGGCGCGTGAAGGCACACTGACTGTACGTCAGAAAGCCTATTACGAAGAGAAAGCCAAAAGCTTCCAGAAGATCGTCATGCCAAATGGTCAGACACTGGAAGAGTTCATCCAGATCCCTGAAGACGAACTCAAGGATATCGGTGGACACATCAAGGGTAACTTCCCTACGGTGCGTGACAAAACCATGTTACGTCAACGTGTGGTGGCTCTGCGTAACGATTACGCCAAGAAGTTCATGCACAAGGATATCGCAGCCGCGGTACTGAACTTACAGAACGCCGGCATTATCCTCAGTGACTACGCTATTGATCAAGTAGAAGACATTGAGGGTAGCTATCAGGTTCTGCGCATGCAACTGATGCCTGTTAAAGGCAAACCTGCTGTACGTACCTTCCCGATTCCTACCGTAGATGAAAACGGTGAGTTTCTGGTTGATGGCGTGAAGCAGTACTTCCAGTTCCAACGTATCGAAAAGCCGATTCGTAAGATCAATGAACGCCGCGTGGTACTGACCTCTTATTACGATAAGAAAGTCAACGTCACCCGCAGTGAAATGGTTGTGGACGATTATGGTCAGTGGTTGATCCGACAGATCGCTTTGCGTTCTGAAGCCAAGCAACTTACCGTGAGCAACGCCAACCTGATTGATCGCAGTATCAAGTGCCCGCGTTATGTCACCATGCTTAACCGCAAATACCGTTTAATCAAAGTCAACGATGATCCGTTTGGTTTGGAGTTCAACTTCGATACCGACGCGTTGATTAAGCTGCATCCTGAGTGGAAATCTCTGCAAAAGGAAAACAGCTGGCCGGTGGGTGAATACCGCGGTAAACCAATGACTATCGATACCTTTGGTGTCGTCTATCTTGACGGTACCGCTATGGGGTCGTTTGAAGAGCTCATTGGTGTAGACATGCGTAAGTCGCCGATTGAACACGCAGTGATCAACGTAGGCGGTTACAAGTTTCCAGCGGGTGTGGTGCTGTGCTATTACTTCGGCATCGATAAACTCCTTAAGGTCTTGAAACCCACTTACCGCACAATTCCAGCCGGTCAACGTTATAAACTGGCGGGTGATGAGTTCGCATTAACCTTCAACGATGAGCAACTGATCTTTAGCAAACGTGAAGGGATTGCGGCTTTGGTATTCGGCGGTATGGCCAAGCTTGGCGGAATGATGAACTTCTCGCGCAGTGACTTAAACAGTCGTGGCGTGTGGGTTCCGTTGATGGCGGATCCAAAAGTGCGTCCGCAGCACTTCAACGAAATGAAGAACATGTTTGACCTCTTCATTGATCCAATCACCAAAGTGCGCCTGCGGAACATGGGCTACAGCGTCAGTTTCCATTACCTGTTAATCGACGCGATCAAACTGTTGTTAACCGACTTCACAACCCATGAGGTTGAGATTGAGGAACAGCTGATCGTGGGTTACGAACGTTTTGTCAGTCACATCTATTCTGAGCTGTGTAAGAGTAACCGCCAGTTCAAGAACAAGACCGAGACAGGCAACCAGACGTTTGACCTTAACCCACAGGCAGTGATCACCAACATTATTACCGACAGTTCTGCCGCCCTGGTAAAAGAGATGTCACCTTTCCACGTTGCGAAGTCTCAAGAAGACATTACCTTTGGTGGTTTCAAAGGTCGTGACGAACAGACCATGCTGAAACGTACGCGTGCTCAGCTGAAGTCTTATAAAGGTGTGATCGCTGAAGCAAACAAGGATAACGGTAAGGTAGGCTTTGTAGGCTACACCGTAAGTGATCCTCGCGTTGCTGATTTCCGTGGTGCAGTTGATACCAAGGAAAATTCCGAACACAGCCAGTTGCTTTCTTCGATCGGTAACTTGAAGTACGGGACTTGTCTTGATGACCCGAAACGTTCTTCCTTCGCCAGTATTCAGAGTAGCCATGCAATCTCTGCAAGGAACTATACTCCGAACATTGTTCGTACCGGGCAGGATAACCTCTTTGCTCATCGCCTGGGTCCAACCTTTGCCAAGGTGGCCAAGAAAGGTGGTAAGGTTACGAAGGTTACTTCAGAGGGTATCACCGTGTTGTATGACGATGGTACAACTGACAGTTGCCAGCTGGGTCTGAAATTAGGTCGTGCTGATGGTGAGGTCTATCGTCACACGTTGATTTCGGATATGAAAGAAGGTAAGACGTTTACTGAAGGTGAAGTGTTGGCGTGGGATGATGAGTGGTTTGCTAAAGACCCGTATTGTCCTGGTCAGGTATCGGTGAAGACCGGTCGCATGACACGCGCTGCCTTTATGGAAGACCAAACGGTCTATGAGGACTCCATGGAATTCTGGAGCGGACTGGCACAAGAGTTCGTTACACCGGTACCAAAAGAGTTCACCTTCTTCATTAATGCAGATGAAACTATTAAGATCCGTCGCAAGGTTGGTGACAAGGTTGAGTTCGACTCGATTTTATGCGAAGTTTTGGATAGTTATGTCGACAACTTTGAAAGTGATGACGATATCCTTCACGAAATTAACCGAGCGGGCATCAAGCAAATTAAATCTTCCTACGCCGGAGAAGTTATCGCAATTGAAATTGCGTATAACGCTGTGGAAGAGGACATGAGCGACTCTGTGAAGAAACTGGTGCGTGAGCATGACAAGAAGCAGCGTGACCTTTCTACCTTCTTGGGTAAAGGGGCTACCAGCATGCGAGTGGGAACCGGCATCAACGTGAAGCAACCGAGTATACCTTATGGTCGTATTCGTGTGAGCATCTACGTTGAAGGTCTGAGTGCGGCAACGGTATCAGATAAATTTGTTTACGGTAACCAGATGAAGGGGACTGTGGGGCACATTGTCGAGCGCCAAATGCACACTGAGGATGGTCGTCCTGTTCCTCTTAAGTTCAGCTTCAAGTCAATGTTTAAACGTATGGTTATCAGCTTGCGGAACAAAGCGTGCTTAACCGAGTTTAGTTATGGAGTTAAAGACCAGTTCATCAACATCTACAGAGGTAATAAATAATGATCAATTCCGGCGTCAATGCAATTAAAGACCTACAAGTGGGACTTGCTGAGTCACGTTTGTACAACGGTCGTATTGATGGCGTCTGGGGGCAAGGCAGCACGGATGCTGTCAACTTGCTGATCGCTACTGCTGCTAAGAAGCGCGGTATCACGGCAACGATGGAGGGGCTCGTCCCCTCCTCTTCCCCAGAAGCTATTCTCATGTCCGTTCAACGTGCTCTCACCGCTCTCGGTCTTTACACTGGACGTCCAGATGGTTTATATGGCGATGGCACTTCTTTCGCTTTCTTTACCATCAACAAAGAGTACCGTCAGGATAAAGGTCTGCCTGAGTGGGACATCTGTTGGAGCGCCCGTGTTTCAACTGAGTTTACTCAAGCAGTAAAAGACTGGGCGGATAAAGCCACTCTGGGCTGGCGCGGTGCGCACTGTGCAATGGGTTGCATGGGCTTTGAGTCAGCAGGTACATTCCGTCCTGATATCCAAAACATGGCGGGTGCGCAAGCTTTTGGTTTGCTGCAATTCATGGCGCCGGCTGCCAGTGACTTAAACACCACTGTACAGGCCTTGGCGTCAATGACCCAGATGCAACAGCTGCAATACGTGTTCAAATACTTTGACATGCGTCAGCGCTCTTACGGCATCTTTAGACGTCTGGATGATTTTTATCTGAGTGTGTTCTATCCAAAAGCCATCGGTCATGCACCGAATGAGAAAATCTTTGAGAAAGGCACCAAAGGTTATACTCAGAACAACGGCCTGGATATCAACCGCGATGGCATCATCACGATCGGTGAAATCTCTGCGCGCATCTATGCCTCTTATTATGAAGGCATGCAGCTCAACAACAGGAAGATTAAACAATGAGCAACCCCTCTTTTGTAAGAAACGTTGTCGCCATTGCTGTGATCACACAGCTGGTTAAAACAGGCATCGCTAAACTGGGCCTTGAGCACATCGCACCGCTGGATCCTGCTATTCAGGATGAGAAGATCAGCAAATCCATCAACAGCCGTATCAAAACCCTGTCAGAGTAAGGAACCCGCATGTTAACTAAAAAGACTTTAGCAATTGCCGAAGCGCTTGCTGTCAGCACTGATCTTGATATTGCTGCTAATGCAAGTCCGGTAGTTGTTGCGTTGACCGACAGCCTGGAAGGTGCGCTGCCGCTGACGCCTGAAGATTACGCAGCGCGTGTTCCTGAGCTCAGTGCTACTTCTCCTGAATACGCAGTAATCAGTGATGAAGTCACCACGGCGTTGGCAGAAAACCTACGCGGGACTTTTGAACAGATCCGTATCTACGGTCGTGGTCTGTCAGGCCAAGTGGCTTCTGCACTGATGGCCACTGATCTGGACATGTCAGACACCAACCGCATGGCAAAGAACTTCCTGCTGGGTCAGATGGACCTTGAGTTCATTCGTACCGATCACCCTTTCTACAGCTCACTGTTCTATCCACTGACTGCACCAAAGCTGGTTGCTGACTACGCCAACATCAGCTTGGACTCTCTGGAAAAGGTTCAGTTTGCTCGTTGGGACAGTTCTCAGGTTGCCGGTTGGCTGAACATCGACAATCCAGAAATCAATGAACTGATGATGAGCTCAAACGTTGATCTCTCTGAAGCACTGAGTTCACTGGCGCGTGTTTGGGGTCTGCCGTTCCACTTCGATGAAGAAGGCAAGAGCGTTGACTTTACTCGTCCACGTCTGGATCGCGCTGAAACGCTGTTTATCCAATACGTCATTCTCTGTAAGATGGTTGCGGAAGACGCACCGTTTGAAGGTCTGACCGTGGGTGGTCTGGAAGATTACCGTCAGCACGTTCGCTTCCTGCACTGCGCTTACCAGAAAGCGTTGATCGAATTGAAAACCGCGGCAGTTAGCCTGTTGTCTTTCCCAATTCGTATCGTAGAGCGCACTGAAGTTGCTGTGCGTGATGCAAGCCCAGTTGAAGGCGCCAAGGTCTTTAAACGTGTTCGTGTTAAAGCCACGGTGTATTACAACACCACGGGGCTCGACATGTGTCTGGATAAAGGCATGAGCTTCTCTGATGTCGCACTGGCGTATTTCTATCGCAAGTACGTTAACCTGGATCCGTCGATTGCCAGCTCTTACCCAAGCAATTTGGAAGGAGCACTGGTGTATCTGCACTCTCTGTGCGAATCAGTGGTTCATATCGCCCACGGTGCGTCTGCACAGGTCTACAACCGCGTGATCATGCAAGAAGTGGTGAAGTTCATCTGTGGTTGTCCTGAGCTGTCAGAGCGCTTCTCTTCTACTAATAACGTGGATGAGATTCAACGTGCGGTAACCGGGTTCCTGGGTAACCGTAACGTGGGTTCAAGCCTGGCCCATAATCTGGACAACCGTAAACTGTCTGTGGAAGACGCCGTGTTCGCCACTGGCCTGCCTGTTGACTTCCTGGGCTTCATCGGTTGTAAAGACGCGCAAGCTGTGCTGGGCATGACCATTGATCTGGGCAATGCTGGCGACTGTGAAGTGACTAAACGTGAAAACCTGCATGTTGCGGTAATCCAACACTTCGTTAATAAACTCTTTACGGTGAAATAACAAATGGATATAACTGGACTGGTTAAGAATCCTGAGAAAGTTGAAAAGGCGTTGACTATCCTGGAGGACGGTTCGGTTATAGCCAACCGCAATTTGTTTATTCAGATTCCTCGTCGTTTTACCCAGAACGGGTTAGCTGAAATCACAGACTACGTGACCACGGCGCCTGTGCTGGGCATCATCTTACCGGGTGACTGTTATTGCTGTTTCCTGTCGATGCTGAACATGAACTTGTATCCCACGGATATGACGGACGTCAGCATCAACGGAGACAAGTACGTCAATATGGAGTTCTTCAAGGGTGACACGGTATTTGAAAATGTCCGTAGCTCGATTGACCCCAACATGCCGTACTACTACTTCATGGAGTTCGTGAACTACGCGAAGATTCCATGGTATATGGACTGGAAAGTTCACAGTACTCTGTTTGACTCGGCCTTGGAAGAGTTAGGCAAGAAAGTAGGTTCGTCACCTCAGGTAATGCGCACCTTGTTCTCGATCATCTATCGTGACCCAGATGATTTAGAGAAACCGTATCGTGGCAGCAAAGCCATGAAGGAAGGCAGGGATCCAGTGATTGTAGGTTTGAACAACCCAAGCATGCTGATCACTGACAGCTTCTCCCGTTACATTGGTGGCTATTTAAACGATAACCTTCTGTCCAGCATCATTAAGCCAAGTGATAAAGTAACTGGACTGGATAAAATGATCAGGGGTATTCCAACCGATGAGTAATATCTTAATGCCTTCTCGTCAGTTGGTGAATCAACAGGGTCAGACATTGACCTTTGAGAACACACTACTGGCTGGAAGTGGAAAACGTGGGGTATTGAAACCCATGGACGATTCCGGTTACTACATGATGAACGCGGGGAAATTAAACGCCCCACTTCGTCTTGGGCATTCTTATCCCGTGAATGAATACATCATGGAGTGTATGGATCCCAATAGTGACCTGATGCGTCGTGTCGCGCGTGGCGAAGTGTATGCTGAGCTGGGCCATCCACAACCGTTCTACCTTGAGCGTGTCAACGGTATGGTGGTTCGTACACCAATCACTGAAGCGTTTGAGTGGGTCATGCGCCTGCGTACCATTGTGATGGACAACGTGTGCTTGCACATTCGTCGTATTCACTTTGATATGACAGGTGGTCGTTATGACCCGGTGATGATGCGTGCAGAGATCATTCCTTTTGGTACCCACAAACAGTTGGCTGCTGATAGCCTGGTTAATCCAGATATCAACACCGCCCTGAGTATGCGAACGGTAACCGCACCTCAGAAGATGGGTGACAAAACGCGTATGATTGAATACTTCTGTAACTTTGATCTGGTCTTTGAACCAGGTGCAGCAGAAGCATGCAAACATCTCACTGCTGGTTTGGAAGATCTGCTGTCCGGTATGGGGAACAGTTTCGACGCCTCCTCTGCGGGATCTATCAGCTTCACTGTTGATACTCTGGTAGATGCTTGGGAAACACATCGCAACAACCCAGACGTTATTGCTCGCTTCGCCGGTATGGAAAGCTTCAATGACATGGATAATGTGATTGCAACGATCAAGCGTAACAGCAAAGGTTCTAAAACAGTAACTGCCGTTAACAGCGGCTGCTTTAACTTGTTCTAAACTCAATTAAGTTGTGGCTTTGCGCCACAACTTAATTTTAGCCAATTACAATAAAAAGCTTTATGGGTCTACATTATTTGATTGTATAACCTACAATTAAACGATCGAGGACATCATGAAGAATGTAATAATCGTATTGCTATTACTTTGCTTTTCAAGCTCTTCTATTGCCGACACCATATTCAAATGCGAAACCGCAGCGGGTGTGGCAGTGTTGGAAACAATTGCTGGTGGTGAGCACACATTCAGCCTCCAGAGTTCCACCTGCACATCCACTGTGCAAAAGCTCGAACCCATAGTAAACAGAGGACAGGGTTATGATAGCTGGGAGTTACCGTTGGGAAATAATCCGCAACTGTGCTCTTATGCTATAGAGTTCATCGACAACGGCAATATGCAACAATATTCTGTAGTGCAATTCACTGAAGGAAATCGCATTCAGCATATTTGCAAAAAGGCTTCCGTTGTTGATCACGTCTTTGATAACCCCCAATGATGATAAAAGGACAAAAATATGAAACTTCCACAACTTTCCGTTGTTAAACATCAAGAGCTGTATCAGATCACGCAAATCGGTTCTGCTATCGGTAACGCTGATCTGTTGTCCGCCATGTTTGACGAGTCACGGAAATTCTGGAATGCCGCAGTTGATAGCATATCTGGTGCGCACCTCATTGAAGGTGTGGTTATGAACAACGACAGCAAGGCCACCGCCATTGGCGACTACGCTTTGCAAATTACCAACATGTTTATCACCAGCCGTCACCCTACCATGGCGCTGATGACCAAGCGTGCATTCTCTCTGAACATCGAACACCGCAAAAGCGTGATCTATCGCATGGCTGCTCTGCGTTTCTCTAACAACGTGGAACTGTTCCGTGCCGTGGTTGCTGACCTGCTGTGTTTCGATCCGTTCGTTACATCCATGGCGCTCACCAGTTCAAAGGAGGAGAAGGCTGAGTTCCTGACGAAATTCATTGCCAGCGCCAACGGCGACTACGTTGCAGAGGATGATTGGAATCCGACGCACGAAGAACTTCGTGAGAACTTAATGACAATTGACTTCCACGAAAAACGTGAGGAGCTGATTAATGCATGTCTCGAGAACAGCATCGGAAAAGAATACGGTGTCGAAATCTACCAGCTCGTCAACGACGCAATCGTTAAGCTGCAAGGACAGTGACAGACCACTTACCGATGAAGAGATAGCTCTGATGATGCCCAGTTGCAAACAGCCGGGCAAAGTCAAAAGCTTCTTTTGTACTGTTGTAGAGATCTTCTGCATTTTCTAATACAGTTTATCTCAGCTCTATATTACCTGAGTGAATAAACTTAGTTAATTTAATCAAGGGGTTTTAAAATGCGTAAGTCTCTCTTTATCGGTCTGCTGTGTTCCGCAATGTTCATGGGCAGTGCTATGGCTAAAGACCTGGTACTGTTCCAGTGCAAGTTTGATAATGGCGGCAGTGTTAAAGCAACGCGTGATGCGCAGAATGTGAAATTCACTTTCACAACTGCTGATGGCAAGAAAGAGAAAGTTGAAAGCTCATTACAGGAAACCGGCGTGAGCAATGTGCAGGCGGTTGATGGTACCGTAGTGGATGGCTTGGATATCCTCCAGGGCGACACTCAGTATTCCATCAGTTACCTGCATGGCAAACTGGTTGATCGTGCTCAGTTCCTGATCATGACTGACAATGAAGAAGGTGACACCTATAACTGTATCATTAAAGATACCGTTAATAATCTCGATGACGTTGCATCCACTGCTGGTATCTTCCGTCCGTAACCAAGAACACTTCTGCCTTCGGGCAGAGGTGTCTCTTTATTTATTTTTTGCTGTATGATCCATCTATTGTTCCGTTATGCTAAAAATATTTCACACCTATATTACTTAACTGAAACAAGAACCCCAGTTCTAGGAGATGCAACTGCTACTCCTTTCTTTAGTCCTTACTCAACAATAGGAAATAACGATGTCTTCAATTGTAAACTTTGACGAAATGATGGAAGCCGGTATCACTAATCTGTTCGATACTGCTGAAGTCTCTGATGTCTCTGCTCACGCCACGCTGAGCCTGCCAGCTGAACTGTACCCGGAAGGTATCACCGAGCAGTCTCTGGATAATCACATCTCTTTCATCAACAACGTTTCTTCACAGGTTGGTGCGGTTGCTGCCCAGCTGGGTCGTCAGGCTTATGAAGCCAACAACGACATCACCAACTTCGATGCTACCCTGAAGCTGGGCGATCAGCTCACCATCAACGCACAGCACGTTATGGTGCAGGATCTCGGCGACAGTCAGCTGTACGGTCAGTCTACCATCGCCACCGACTTCGGCATGAGCGATGACCTGAATGCGTGGAACGACCAAATGCAGGTTGCTAACGCTGAAGCGGCTGCAAAACTTTTCGGTTAATCTAACCTGAAACAGATAAGGTGGCTTCGGCCACCTTATTTGCGGGTATTTATTTTTCGTTTGTATTTAGAATACATTTCATCTTAGACCTATATTACCTAAGTAGATAAACAAACTAATCTATTTAATTAAGGGGTTTATATGTTACAAGTTACTGATAAAGCACTGGTAGAAAACGACGTTGTTAGCATCAGTGTCCTGTCTGAGTTTAATGAGCCTGAGCACGGTAATTTATTAATCGACATGAAGAACGTAGTTGTGCTTTACAGCACACAGACACAATGCATCTTCGTTGTCTATAAAGAACTGTTTAAAGGACCTCAGGCGCCTGACATTGTCAGTGAGTTGCTTTACGGTAAAGAGATAGCGCGTGATCCTGCAAACGGATACCGTGGGTTCACCTTTGCTATTCAAGATGACTCATTTACTCGTGTGCGTAATGACTGGATCACTTCACTGGTTTCCTGCGCTCTTCGACATTATGATCAAGAAATTGGGTTGCCTGAAGAGATTAAAAATCAGGCTCCAGAATTCCCTTTCGGTGATCTGTTGAAAGAACAGGTATTGGTTGTCAACGAACCGCGTAAAAGCGACGTTGTTTTTACTTCCCCTCGTACTCCTCGTTAATAAGGATAATAATTATGACTTACGATACTCTGATGAATGTGCTGTTAACTGTAACCTACGCCGTACTGATCGTTCTGCTAATCCACAAGTTTACCTGGAAACCGCTGAGCATCAGTGTAGAACAATTCCCTACCTTTGTTAGACTAACCTATCAACATGGTTGGAAAACCCGTCGTGCGCAGGTGGCCGTTTCCGAACGCGCCCACACGCCGACCATTAGTAAAAACTTCACCCACTTCACTTTCGTGTTGCCGATGACCATGAGTTATGGTGATGCAATGCGTTGGTTGGAGAAAGTGGAAATCAGTGAGATGTATGCAGAACATGGTCGTGACGCTATTGAGCTGTTACGTGCGATGGCGCTGTATTACTACACTCGCGACCTGGAGCAATTCAAACAGTTTGCTCCACGCTGTAACCATATGAAAGTTCTGAAAGCAATTCGTAAGAACCGCCATATGTTGAGGACGCTTTTGAAAAACGTAGCTAAGCCTGACATGTTAGGTGTGCCTACTAAAGCTTCGCTGGTGCGTCGCTAATTGAAAGGTTCTGGGGCTCACCTAGGGAAACTTGGGTGAGCGTGTCTTTTAATCAATAGAGGAGATCCGATATGATAATATTTTGGAGTATCGTACTAGGATGTGTGTTGGCTTTTGCTGTACACTGCATCATTGAAAAATATCTTTAATCCTTCACCGGAGTAAGAAAAGTGACTAATCAATGTTTTAATACATTTGGTCAATATAAATAACTCTACTACCCTTGCGGGTAGTAGAGTTATATTATCTATTTTTTTTTTTCTGTCTTACGCGATGTAGTTAGGGGCAACCACTTTGCGCTGTTCAGTTTGCATGTGTTCGATTACGCCAGAATCTTTGATAGACTCCAGGATAGCCGTACGCTGCATGAACGCAGAAGGCGCCTGTACTGAACCTGGGTTGTACCAGCTCAGACGAGACAACATCTTACGCGCAATTTCTTTCACGGCGTAAGTGTTTGATTCTACCAGACCACGGAATGGCATGGAGATGTTGCGCATCTGACCCGCTTCGTTCTTATCACGACGCAGTTCGGTAGCCACTTTGGTTTCAGGCATCATTCCCACGATCAGCTGTGCAGAAGAAATGTCTTTACCATTACGAGTGGTATCGAAGTAGATGCAGCTCGCACCGATGTCATCCAGCAGGAGATCGCCTGGATCACGCAGGATTACGGCGTTCGGCATGCCGGTGTCTGGGTTGATCATACCCCAGTTACCCCATGCTTCGAACATGTAACGGAACGGTTCACCTTCAAGATCGTAGGTGTCGTGCGTTACCTGACCCAGGGTACGGGTTGCGCCAGACGGGAAGCTCAGGCGGTGACCTGTCCACTGCACGTCGGCGAACTCGAACTCGGTACGGTCGCTCAGGCCTTCGAACTTCAGAGAGCGGTTCTCAAAGAAAGACTTACACATGGAGTGCAAGCGGTTTCCACCTGGCAGGCGACTGAAGATGCCTGGGGTTGACAGAACGATACACCAGCTCTGCTGCTGAATGTGCGGTTGCACGTTCAGGTAGTCGAACACGTTGTGTGTCCAGCCGCTGATGTCACCAATGCCCGGGTTGACTACCGGGCGGTTTTGCAGACCCATCGCCTGAACAAACGGATCGCTCTTGCTAAGCAGCGTGTCGTTCGTGCGATGGATGTAGTTAGAATCTGCCATAACAGTTTCCCTTTATCCTTATGCCGCGTCGGCGGTGAAGTTGGTAACGTTGTCCGCGAACAGATCGAATTCCATCATGTACTTAGCTTTGTTGAAGCCACAGTACGCAACGACTTTCATGACCGCTTCGCCACCCTGAACATTTTCCACAGGCTGAACTACCACGTTACAGCGCACGTAACCACCGAGGTTGTCACGGACATCACGTTCAATGGCATCTTTCACCAGGGCAGCGTAGTTCTCTTCGCTGAGAGTGGTGTCACTGCACACCAGACCCCATTTGCTCTGCGCGATCTTTTCGATGGCGATACAGATCATTACAGGAACCTGATCTTTAATCACGGAATCGATAGACGTTGCGTAGCCGGTTGGCAGCGCAGGACGGAAGAAACGACCGCTGTCGTATGGACGCAGGGTGATGGCACCCATCAGCAGACCGTTGGCAGAAATCAGGTCTTCTTCGAACGTGATGTTCGGAGAGTGCATGGTATCCATGATACGGTAATCACCGTGGTCTGGAGACATAGACACTTTGAAGATGCCTTCTTCGTTACCGCCAGCTTGCGCCCACTTCTGTGCCAGATCCAGGTTACCAGACATTGGCCAGTCGTTGTCTTCGCTGTTTGGAATCGCTTCGATTTTGTTCACAGAGAAGCGGCAAGACGCCGTACCCCATTTCTCAGACTCTGGGAAGAGACGAGCAATGGAAGTGATCTGTGTAACACGCGAATAGATATCCGCTACTTCGTTGTAGCTACCCGGAGTCCAGACAGAACCGCAGAATGCTACGTAGATGTCTTTACGAACACCCAGCAGTTCAGCCGCCTTTTCTTTGACTTCCATGGAATAGCCAACGTCCCACCAGATGCTCTGACGGTTAATCATCACGTTCTGTTGTTCAGAAGACGCGATGTACACGGTCAGGTCAGCCAGCGTCAACTTGTCGTTGATTTCCCAGGCTTGCGCCTGAGTCATTGGCTGCACTGCATTACCCAGGATGTTGAACGGGTCAGGCAGTTTAGTCTGGGTGATGTAGCTTGGCACTTTACCATCGTCGTCCAGGAACGGAGAGATACCGAACTGGGCTTGGATAGCAAAGCTCATGTCCCACTGCACAACCACATCAGTTTCAGCACCGAAGTACGGAACACCGGTATGATCTTGGCAGGTGAACGGGTTCATCTGGCGATACGAATATGCGCCATTGTCGATCAGGTTGGTGTTCAGCGGTTTCTCAACAGCATACATCATCTGAGCCAGCAGCTCGATATTGTCCTGATAGACGATCGGCTCTTTGAACGGCGTAGGACGCAGCTCATCGGTGTCGCTGGTGATACGACCGGTAAACGCCTGAACACCGCGCTTCAGGGAATACTTGGTATCGTTGTACTCTGCATCAAACAGAGTCAGCTGTGCGGTGTCACCACCGTTTACTGTGTTGGAATACGCACGGATGCCAGCATCAGTGGTTTCGAACATACGCAGGTTGAACGGATACACGCCGGTGTTTGCCACGAACTTTGCAATGTTCTGCCAGTTCAGGTTAGTGCCGTACACGCCGAAGTTGATACCGTTTTTGTTGTAGGCATCGCCTACGCCAGCCGGCAGTTCAAACAGCGGGAGAACGTGAGTTTCTGGATCCGCTTCTGTTGCACCTGCGATGGTGCGCGCTTTCAGTTCACCTGGATTGGTAGCGGCTGCGGTATCGTCGATCTTGATCGAGATAAACAGTTTTTCCTGCGTGCCCAGCGGAATGCGGTTACCGTCTTTGTCGATCTTGAACTGACCGGTGGAATCGCGCTCGTAAGTCGGCATAGACTTTTTCTGCACATAGGCGGAAAGAGGAATACGCGCAACTTTGGTGTTCGCTGTTAAACGACGCAGACCGGTACGTGCCTGACCGCCCAGTGCCAGCTGTTTCAGCAACACGGCGTTCGGGTTGTAATACAGGGAATTATCTTTGAACAGATTACCGAAACGGCTGGTGATCTGAGAAAGTGGAACGAACTGGGTACCCAATTCACCCTTCGGTGTGACCATATGGACCACCGGAAGATGGATAGGGGTAGATGGTGAAACGGCCTGATAATCAGGGATACTGATATCACGAATGCCGTTATTCAACACCTTACCCGGTACGACGGAAGTAGTCGTAGTCATCGAATATACCTCATAAGGATTTTTTGATCAAAAAATACGCGTCGACGTTTACCAGAAAACAATCGTATGTAATAGCTTATAGACCTTACACTTGTGTTATTTCATGGCACATAACATTCTATTTAGGAGAGTTCCCATGTCTATCAACGGTTATGATACCCTGATAGGGAAACCGTTAAAAATCCAGGACCGTATTGAGGACGTTATCAAAACGCTGGCTTTGCGTAATGATTTGGTTCCCACTACCAAGCCCAATGTGTTTAGCATTAATAACACCAACGGCATGGATATCCCTATCTTCCCTCTTCCGATTACCTTGTCAGGTTATGACAAGCGTAACATCACCATTTATGATGAGCGTCCTTATCGCGATAAAAATAACAAGGTTATCAGCGAAACTGAACTGAACATCATTCGTTTGACAGCATACACTCAGCAGGATGTTATTGAAGGCAGTCGTTCTATTCTGCTCTCTAGCAAGTTCATCTGCATGAAAGCTATTGCTGGCGGACTGGCGGATAAGCTGGGCTTTAATAAAGGCCTGGATCTTGAAGAACGTCAAACACTGCAAATCGTACTGGGTCACTACATCAACTGTTTGTTTGAGGGTGAATCAGACGAGACGGGTTACATCAGCGCCAACGCGATTAAAACGGTGTTCCGCATTGACAATAACTTCAGTCAACGCATCATCGATGACATTGGTTTCCTGGCCAACTCTGCTGCGGTCGTGAATGCGATTAAAACCGAACCTTCCCTGTTTAAGCTGAAGAACGTAACCCTGATGGAGTTTATCTCTGTGGGTCAAACGCTGAGCTTTATTGGTGTAGGTAAAAAGGTTGTGGCGGTTGCACTCGAGCATCCGTACCTGATGATCGGTTTCGTTTATGCTGCTTGCAAAAACAAACTGTATTCCAAAACCCCTATCGGCACGCAGCTTGACCCGAAATATAACCGCGAGTTAGTGGACGAATTTCTACGGACTATTTCGTATAACTACGACCTCTCTCCTGTGAACTAAGGTATCAGCCATGGCACAGACAACTGCTTTAGGCGCTACGCCGTTTAACCCTGCCATGGATTATGCGGTGCGTGCGCTGTGGGCGAACCCTGAGAACGACAAGCAGTTCCAGGTAAAGATGTGGCGGGTCACGCCTGACATCGGCGCTATCAACAGTTTTGGCTACATGGGTAGTTGGCGTAAAACACCTCTGGTGAATAAACGCTTTCATATCTATTCAGTGACCGGCACGCATCCTGGTATCTGGAACTTAGGTGCGCGTTTTAAAACTCAGAACCCTTTCAACGTCTGGACCAATGCCTCGGTCATTGCCAAACGTCGTGGTGTTCAGCTGGATTTCTACACGGGTTTGGGCAAGCAATACCCCCGCACCAAAACCTGGGTACTGTTTACGCAAGATGGATTAGTGCTGGTTGCTTTCGAGCAGATGAGCGTTTTTCCTATCACGGTAAACGACGACATGCACTTCCGGTGCTACAGCACTGATCTGGATATTACCCGGTCAGAAGCGGCAATGAATGATGAAGGTAATCCCTACGTCATGGAAAGCATGTCCTATGAAAACACCACCGAATATGCTCGCTTTAAGTTGCGCTTTGCAACCGTAAAAGGGCGGGCTGGATTTACCGGGGTGTTTGTCAACGGGATCTACCGCAAACAATTTCCCGAACCCACAGAATTAAGCGTGGGTGATTTGGTTGAGTTCTGGCACGATCCTACCGTGGAACGTGTGCTCTACTACAACTACGCGGATCTCAAAGACTACTATTCGGATTTGGACAAGCAGCGTAAGTTTATTCTGCACCCTCCGAAAGACGGCAGTTTCCAGGTGCGTTGGTTTGATGACAATGATTATTACTTTGTAGACGGTAACGGCGACGGTGTTTATTACCACCGTAACGTTGAGTCGGCGTGTCGTCAATTAACCCATGTCGACGTGGCTATCAGTGTGAGTCAGTTAAAAGGTCACATGGAAGCCCTGGCCTCGCTGCGCGATATCAGCACTGCCAAGATCATGGTGTTACAGCGTAAAACCAACTGGACGATTGATCTGCCTTGGGAGCACCAGCGTCTTCATCATCTGTACCGTTTAAGTGATGCCAACATCATGAAAGCGTTTACGGGTGAGCGTTCGGTTATGCCTGAGTGGTCAGCACCAGAATTGGAAAGTGGTCCGGTGATGTCGTTTATGCGTTCACAGTGGAAAGATATCACTGCGGAAAGCGTTAACATGGCACTGGGTTATAACGCCGAAACACTGGCCATTAGCGCGACGCCTATTGCCGCCGATTATCCTGCTGACAGTCGTGGGGTGTTGATCCCTCCTACTTATCAGGAAACCAGTACGGTGTGGGAATATGACGCTCAGGGCAAGCTGCTGGGTTATTACTGGCGGTCGGGTTCTTCTTACCTGATTCCTAAGTTTGCGAACTGCGCTAAGCTGGAGTTTACCTACGGCAAGCCGGCACGTGGTTTGAACTACATCGTCGCAAATGATCCGGTTGATCTTCCTACTACTGCCGAGTTCCACGTCTATTCCTCGGCATACAGTTTTGTCACGGCACAGATTGTGGGTCCCCTGACACTGCGTACCGGTACTGACTTCTATCACATGGAAGGCAAGACACTGGTGTGGGATAAACTGGACCGGATTAACCAGCGCGGCATCGTGGTGTTTGACGACCAATTCCTGTGTCACGAATTTGAGCTGGACCATCTGGACCATTCCCTGTGCTTTAGCCTGGACGATCTTTATGAGAAGGTGTTGGGTAATCTTCCGATTAACTTTGCTCAGATCGACGTATGGTTAAACGATCACCCGTTGATTGATGAAGTAGACTGGCTGTTCCGTGGTCGTCTGATCTTTATCAACAACAAGCAGTTCCTGGTAAAGGGACCGCAAAAGATCATCGTTCGCTGCGTGGGTCAACACGCTGACATGACAAAGCCTAAGCAGGAGCTAGAGCTGGGTTATGTAGAAGGGGGAGTGATTGGTAACCAGGCACGTTACAACATCCGTGAGGACCGCGCAACGCGTATCGTGGTGGGTGGCAAACTCATGTTGTTGGACGAGCTTAAAACAGCCGAAACAGATACACCGGATGACTACAGCTACCCGCTGAACGGTTTACCGTATATGGTGAAACACACCTATACCCCGGTGAAGAACGTCAAGGACTTTGACTTTCATTATCTGTACCAGCGCAGTCGTGAAACCGACAAACGCGTCATCGACTACCTCACTGAGTATGCTGAAAAGCCCGCGATCTCCGTGGACTACAACATGCCAGAGAAATGGTTGCTGTACAGTCCGTTTATGAACGTCGTTGCCAATGCCATTAATAATGGTGTGTTGGTGGTGCCGGACAAGCCAGCGGACCAAGAGTTCTACAGTGATCAAGTGGTGAGTGATCTCGTGGGGATTTACAAGTGGTGGTTGTCCTATGACCCCATTGTGCTGAACTACGATCGTCGTTACTTTGGGATCTTGCCGTACGCGAATCAAGAAACCCTGGTCGTGAAGAGCAATGAATTCACGTTCCTTAAACAAGTCAATGACCTTTACCTGCGCAGCGAGCTGAGCATTGAGGGTTATTTCGAGGTAAGTCACAATGTTTGATAATACTCCTATTACTCAAAACAACCGTGCTGCCGGAGCGACTGACATTTCTGAGGCTGCCAGTGGATTGCGTAAAAACATCCTCTGGATTGGCAACGTCTGGGATCCAGACACCATGCCTGCCGCGGACTTTGACAAATACGTGGTTCCTAAAGAAGGTTGGTTAGTGTGGGATCTGCAAGGTACGGTGCTGGTCTGGTACTTTGTTTACAAGGTTTACCAGAACAAGTCTGAATTGCGCAGAGCCACGGTCTTCAGTGATGAAGGTGAAACCACAGAAGATCAGGATGCGATCTTTGGTGAGAAAGGCGGTCCGTTAAACGGCGAGGGAATCATGGGCGTGGACTACGCCGTGCGTCCAAACCGTGCGCGCATCGACTCCACCATTATGCGTCCGGGTGCGGCTTACGCACTGCTGTTCCTGGGTGACAACATCGATCCCGATAATGGCGGTGTGATCATCTCTGCGGTGTATGATAAGTCAGCTAACATGGTATCGAATCAAATCCCTACCATGCTGGCGGCTATCAACAACTACACCAACAAATCGGTAATGACCACAGACAGCTTCAGTGTTACGCGTAACGCTGACGGCTTACCAAACGGCTCACGTTGTACGCTGGTGTTCTTTGACCAGGGCGACATGGTGATTACCCCTACACAACGCATTGTGGTGCAACACAGTTCCTACTTGCGTAACCGTGAAAAGGGTATTCGTTATCTGCTGGACATCGAGCTGGTGTCTGCCTGGTTCACCGATATCAATGACCCGGACAAAATGATCATCCCGATCACGACTCCGCTCAACGGTATCGAGTTCCGTGCGTTGGCGCACTACAGCAACGGTGATGTGGTTGATCTGCCCGTCAACGGCAACAAGTTCAAACTGCTGGGCGTGGATGAATACCGTCCGCATGCACCAGGGCAGAGTGCTGAACTGAGCCTGGTTTACACGCTGTCTGATGATGAGCAGTTCTATCTGGCTCAACCTGGACAAGACGGTCGCAAGACCCGTGTGTACCAGCTGGTAGCCGGTGCGGTTGAAGGTGCGTATGCGCCGAAGATCTACACCTATCCGTGCTGGGATAGCAAAGCCAGCCAGTGGATGTTGCGCCACTTCATGTATGACCTGTTGCGTAAGGCATACGTGGAAGTCACCGACGTGGTGACCTTGAATGAGAGTTCACCTCCGTTCAAACCTAAGTCGTACAACACGTTACAGGACCTGACCTTTAACTTAATCCTTAAAGATGTCAGCCCTGAATATAACGCGACGATCTATAAACAAGACACGTCAATCGTTCTCTATAAAGATGTCAACGGTCCTGACAAGCGCTGGGGCGTTCAGTACTCACAAGACAAACCTGTCTATGACGCACTGTTCGCCAAAACCACCAACGCAGGTGCAACGACCAAGGTTAACCTTACCAACGGTTATACCAAGTTCGATGACTGGTTACAGGCGCTGTACTGGTCTGTTCAGCCGAGCTATGATGTTTGGAACGAAGAGAAAGCACCTACCCCGAACATCGTGTACGTGATGTTGCAGGACGGTAAGCGCTTCCCGCTGTCGCTGACAGATTGGAACAAAGATCTTACCATTGGTGCTGCACAGGCCAAGGGACAGACTCTGTTGCTTTGCTGGGCACAGAAAGACGCTAACGGCAGTGAAAAGCAGTTGGCTATGACGGGTGTTACTGTAGATCTCGCTTCCTAAACTCTAAGGTTACGGCGTACGCCGTAACCTTATTCTTTTTATGGACAGAGATATGTTTGCTACAGAAATGAAAGAATTAGAGATGGCTGCAGACTTGCAGGCGTATCTGGGAATTGAAAAGCTCCCAAAGTACTTTGTGGACGATGTGCGTCAAGAGATTGACACTGAAAAGAAAAGTGATGACGATGTATTATTGCAACATTTTCGCGAAGACAGTTTGCACGGCATTAAAACTGTTCGCTTTCTGAAAGATTTCTTTCACTATAAAGCCCAGCCCGATATTTCAACAAAGAACGAAAGCTTCCGGCGTACTGCTGACCTGTTCCGCTTACAGGGCATCAAGAACTATTACTTTATCCTCCAGATCAACAACCCCGCTCTGATCGGTGTCAACCCCCGTGATGAAGCTAATCTCAGCAATGAGCAAAAGGTCTGGATTCACAACGAATGCAAAGAGAACTTCTGGTATTGTCTGCGTGAAGTGTTGTGGTTAAAAGCTGACCAGCCGTTTAAGGCTAACCGTGGTAACGTCTCCTTTATCTGGACTTACCTGAATCACGTCACCACCTACAACATCATGCCGCGTCAGCAGGGTAAAGCCCAGGACGTTAAGAGCAAGATCCGCGTCAAGCAAGAGTTGCATTCCGACCCGGTGTGGAAAGAGCTGGGTGACATTAAAACCGGTGACACCATCATTGACCCCCATGGTGAAGAAACCCTGGTTAATGGTGTTTGGCCACAGGGCTACCTCCGTACTTATGAAGTGGAAATGAGTGACGGCCGTAAAACCCGTGCTGCTACTGACCACGTGTGGCGTTACCGCACCAAAGCAGATTGCGGTGAAGAGAGCTGGAGTGAAACCACTACCGCCTACTTCCTGGATCTGATGAAAAACAAGCAGTATGATCTGGACCCTATTGAGATTCCCCTGATTGAAAACCTAGAGAACAGCCGCAAAGCGCGTGACCGCCTGGGATACCTCATGGGTGCGTTTCTCAACGCAGAGGGTTCGGTGGCAAGCATTCCATTACCCAATGTAAATGAAGAGCATGTAGGGGACATTCAGGCGCTGTTAGACCGGGATACCGACCATCGCTTCAAGGTTAAGTGGGCTGACGGTGTTGTTCACATCTTCCGCACTGATGGAGTCAACTTCGAAATCAACAATGATCTGGGTTTGCCCACTAACCTGTTGGACTCCAATCTGGAAACACGCCAGGAGCTGCTGCACGGTGTACTGGATACGCTGGGTGAAGTGGGTCGTGACGGTATCTTGTTGAAATCCAAAGATACGGTGGGGATGCGTCAACTCCAGTATCTGGTGCGGAGTCTGGGCGGTACTGCACGTTACGAGAAGAAGATCGAGAAATTGATCATTACGTTGCCGGATGTTGTTCCCTATTTCCGTTTCCGTAAAGAGTCAGTTCCCCAATATGAAAACCGCCTGTTTGTCAAGAAGGTGACATTTTCGGGTGATCGTCCTTGTGTTTGTATCGAGGTCAACAACGATGATTCCACTTATATCACTGATGACTTTATTGTAACACACAACACGGTGTCGGTGCAGGTCATTGACTTTTGGTTAACCTACATCATGGGTCGTAGCTACAAGACGCACCTGGTGACGCTGAAGTCTGATAACCGTGCGCAGTTCATTGAGGCCATCAAGAACATCCGTACGCAGATGCCGAGCTACCTGGTTAACCCCACCTACAAGGATAAGGACAGCGGTAACTACCTGACGTACCGTAGCTTTGGTGAAGGGCAGGCCAACGTCTTGACCATCTCGGTTCCGCAGCAGTCTGAAGCTGCGGCAGGTGACCTGGGTCGTGGTCTTACGGTAGGCACCACTAACTTTGACGAACCCGGTTATATCAACTACATCGAGTCCATTGTCAACGGCTGTACTCCGTCTGCTCTGACAGAGATGGAGAACATGCGTGAAAAAGGTTTGCCGTACGCAATCAACTATATCACGACACCGAACACCATCAAACACCCAAGCGGCGCCTACATGTACAAGAACATCATGAACTCCACCGAGTGGCGTGAGAAGTTCTTTGACTGTTTCAGTGAAAGCCACCTGGTGCACAAACTCATTAAGCGCAGTCCGACCAAAACCACTTCTCCTTCGGTGGCGATGATCTACAACTACCTTAAGCTGGGGAAGAGCAAAGACTGGGTGACACGCACCATTGACCAACTGAAGCTGACGCTTAGCAAGGCCAAGATTGACTTGCTGTTGATGTGGGTGGAAGACGGTGAAGACCGGCTGTTTGATGACGTGACCCGTGAAAAGTTAAGTGATAACAAGCGGGATGCGGTGTGGAGCAAAGAGTACCGGGAAAGTAACCTCTATGTTGACTTCTTTATCACCAAGGAAGAGTTGGTGAAGATGTGCAGTCCTGACCACAACGATCACGTTATCATCGGTGTGGATACTTCGTCTGCAATCAACAAGGATGCCTGTACCGTGGTGATGCGCAGCTTTGTCACCGGTGACACCATCGGAGTAGGTCGTTATCCCCTGGCGTTCCTGGACGATGTGGCGGACATTGTGGTTGACCTGTTAGAATCGATTCACAACAGCATGCTGATCATTGAACGTAACTATGCACACCACTTCATTGATAAGCTGCTGATCACGCTGCAAGCTAAAGGCCTGGATCCGTTTAAGAAGATGTTTAACCGCATCTACAACGATCCTGTTAAGTACGCTTCGCAGTTTGAAGAAGTGAAACGCACCCGTGCCGGTGGTCGCACCAAAGAGTTCTATCTTCGCTTCAAGGAGTTCTTTGGCTTTAACACTACCGCGTCTACCCGTAAAGAGCTCTACGACTTTATTCAAGAGGCGGTAGCAAATACCGGAGCAGGACTGCACTACGACAAACTCATTGACGAGATCATTGCGCTGAAAATCAAGAACGATCGTATCGACCATGAAATCGAGGGTCACGATGACTTGGTTATTGCGTGGTTGTTGAGTTACTGGTTTATCAAGGTGGGTAACAGTAAATCTTACTACGGCATTAATCACCACTTGGCGTTGACACGCACCAAGAACCTGTTAAACGGCGGTGAGAAGAGCGTGTTTGAAGATCCCAAAGTCCTGGACATGATCGACCAAGTCCGTCAACGCATTATTAAGTTGACCGAGGAGTTCATCAAGACCAACGACAATATCTTGGCTGCTCGCTTAGAGTTCGAGATCAACAAGCTCACCAAGCTGTTACCAAAAGAAGCAAAACGTATTACCACAATTGATACCACGATTGAACAAGCCAAGGTAGAACGTAACCAACGCTTGATGAAACATCGCCACGCTGCGTGATTATAAAGAGGAAAATGATGGAACACGATGAGTTAATTGACCAGGGCATCGCTGATGTCTTTGCTGGGAATGAGAGCTACGCTTCGCGCTATATGCAGGGTCAACTGTATTCGCATGACGTTGTCTCGCTTTCCCACTTAAGCGGCAATGAAGGGTTGGTGAGTGCGGTCTGGGAAAAGATCAAGCAGTTCTGTAAATGGCTGGCGAGTTTGTTTACGGGGAAGAAAGGTACCGGTGAGCTGACCCAGGAGGTGGGTATGAAAACCAACTTACCCAAGCCCACCAAGGAAACCATCAAAGTGACTTCAGTTCCTGCATCCAAGCTGAAGAAATCTGAGAAGGCGCCCAACGCACACGCCCCTACTGCTGAACAGAAGAAATCTGACCAGGTCGTTATGAAGGTCGATGACTCCGGTACACAGTCGGATAAGGCGGCAAGTGAACCCCAGAAAGAAGTAACGTTGGTTGAAGTTCCCACAAACATGGACGGTTTATTCCAGAACCTGTCTACTGTGGGTCGTGACTTAGAGATGGCACTGACTCGTCTTAATGGTTCTTACGTTATTACTTACGGCATGGTAAATGCCTTAAAAGATGACGTACCTGGGGATGTGTGGAACAACATTCATACACCGGAGCCCATGGAGATCATGCGCCCTTTCAATGCGATCAAGGATAAATTGAAAAAGTTTAGCCCTTCTCAATCTGAAAAGGAATCCATGACCCGCGAGAAAGTCATGCAAATTGCCGAACGTGATATTACAGAACTCTGCCAGGCAATTCACAACTCACTGGATAAAGTTCGTATCTTTACAGACACTCGTGCCAACAACAACGATGTGGAAAAGAAAGAATTTATCGAGAAACGTTTTAAAACGCGTATTGATAAAGTAGACGAAAAGCATAAATCTCAATTTGCCGCATTACTGTTCCGTATGGGTAAATGGGATTACGATTGCTATTGTCTGCTGGAGTTATCCGATTCGTTTGCAAGAATCAAAGAACGCATCTATAAAGGTGACTATTTGGTTCGTGCTCCACGTTGATAAACATAAATAATAACTACTACTCCCGCAAGGGAGTAGTAGTTAGTTTATTAACTTAATGCAGTAAAGATTTCAACGGCTTGGCCAGCGGTACCGTCACCAGGATCACGTTACCATCGACCTTTACATTCATGCCGATAATCAGTCCGCGATCCACGTGTTGTTCTACCAGCAGGGAATCCATGAAACCGTTGATCAGGCTGGTCATGCTCAACCCCATGCTCGCCAGTTTGGTAAAGTCCAGGCCTTTGGAAGTCAGGCTGTACTTCAGTGCAACACCGTCACCCTGATCATTAAGAACGACTTCGCTTTTAAACGTCATGTCGTTCATACTGATTTCGTGATCTTTAACCCAGCGCTGAAGCGGCAGGTTAAAGACATGGCCGTTGAACGCAGCGATAGTCTGGAGACTGAACCAGGCTTTCAGGTGGTTAATGGTCATGGCGGAGTAAACCGGCAAATCAACGTTATATTTAGCTGTGTCTAAGTGTGTAGTCATGCAAGTTCACCTACAGGAATAACCATGGTTTTGTTGCTAACGCGTTGCAATAAAGAACAGGCTTCGCGATAACGACGCAGTTTTTTCTCGAACAGGTTACGATCTTGTAATTCAATCTCGATAACCTCGAGGTTCTTTTTACGGGCTAAACGCTTTACATAGGTTTCGTGTGAAGTGCTTAACCAGTAGATGACGTCAGGGTGGTTGGCATCGTTGTGACCTAACACCGACATCATGCCCATGGATTCCTGGTAGACCATGGAACTAACAAAGTTTCGATCACTGATGACAATCTTGCCAGCCTCAAGAGCAGGACGAATAACTGCACGCCAGAGATATTCACGATTCTCTTTATAAAGGCGATACAGTTCGTCGCTATTGGTGGATTTCGCTTTCAAGAAGTCACGGATCTTTTGACCAGTGGGATGCCCCATAAATGGTTCACTGACAGTAAGGATCTCTTTCCCGGTTTTCGCGTAAAGCTTTACCAGTTTTTGTATATATAATGATTTACCTGCGAGATCCATACCTTCTACGACAACGTACATAATTTGCTCCTTGATTTAGGAAGCAACTTACGTTTACCCTTGGGGTTGAAGTTCGGAATCATCTTTCACCTCGGCTTCAGGAGCGGCTTTGTTTTTCACCAGAGTGCGAAAGAATTGGTTCAAGATCTGACCCTTACGACCCACACGCTTAACACGGTTTTTAGAAATACGTTTAGTTGGCATTATTCGGCTACCTTAGAAAGTTTGAACATGATCCAGTTCTTAGACGCCATGACCGAACTAGAAGGACAAAACAGTGCGCCATTGGCGGTGTTGCGGATGGCGTAATAATTACCGTCTTCACAAATCACCAGCGTGCGGCGTAAACATTGACGATGATCTGGCCAGTCTTCACAGCGAATGAAGTCAACCTGACCATTTAGCAAGGCATCTAAAGCGATACCGAAGCCTACTCGTTCTTCTTCAGAAGGAACTTCCGCCCACAAGCCGTTGTTGAGGTTCTTGAGGGTAATATTCCATTCTTCTTCCTTGCCGTCTTTGTTGCGGACGTAAGGCTGATAATAGACTTTATCTTCACCCTGAATGGCTTTGGTGAATAGTCGGCGACCCGCGCCATCTGCGGTGAAGTTCTGGATCTCAGCAATAGTGCCGTTTAGAATGCCGTTGAACAAAGCAGCCGTGTCCTTGGGAGGACGCAGAAGTGAACGGTTCTCAAGGTGAGCATCTACCATCGCGCCGATATTGCCCATCATCACTTCCCGGATCTCAATGACTTGCTCCGGGGTATATCCAGTTAACTGCTCTGCCAGAAGCGCTGTGAGGTCACTCTTCCGGTCACTATTCTGATCAATCATAAAACCCGCCTTATTGGTAATTATCTCTTGTTATAATTCGTAAACACATATAGACAAGAAATGCCGTTCTCAGTGAAATTATAGTACTGGGTGTTCGGATGCCCGTTTGAGAGGTTACCAGTTCATCACCGAACTGTCGCAGATACAGTACTGTCTCATTAACAGAACGCGGTGAGTTGTACGCTCCCTTCATTTTTCGAGCAACGTCAACAACATGCGTCTTCAGAATATTGTTAACACGCAGGTATTCGAACAGATGTACCGTTAATTCATCAACGAATTTGTGGGCAGGTTCCGCACCTTTCTTGCTGTTGTAAATACCTGGGAAGGCTCTCACGACATAAGAAAGTTTATCTGTTCCGCCGAACTCTGCGATCTTACAGGCAAAGCGGATCAGTTCTTCTTTATAGAAGGCCTGTTCAGATACCAGCACACTTTCTATATAGTTCTTGTACTGCGGAACTTCTTTACTGACGTTTTTGATAGTGATGCCATCTTCCAGGTTCACCGTGTTACCTTCGATGCTGAAGATATCGGTTTTGGTCTTAACGTCATGGAAGACTTTGTTGATATCATTAATAACACCGCGCAGACGGTCTTGGATGTCACCCACCATATAAACGATTTTAGCGTCGTTCTTCATGGTGGTAAAGGCGTCATAGTGAATACCGGTGCGTGGATCCAGAATAAACTCTGCGCGGGCTTCAATCAGTGCGCGCCAGCTACCGTAACGCTTAATGTCATATTTCAACGACAACTGATTATACGTTTCAATGACGACTTCTTTACGCGCCAAGAACTTGTAGTCATTGGCAATGATACTGGTTAAACATTTGTAGTGGTACATACAAATGATATCAACCATTGCCTGGTGTTTGGTTTTGTCATCCAGCTTCTTGGAGTTATACGCCTGGCACAACAGGTACGGCACAGACATGTTCCAAACATCAGAAACAACGTTCCACTCTTTCTTGACGATACCGGTGGCGATCAATGCTTCATACAGTTGATCTTCATCTGCATCAAAGATCTCGGTGAACCACTGGTTGCGATCAGCGGTGGTAAACACGATCTTTTGCAAACCCAGGTACGGCGAACCAAAGAATTCAGTATAATCTGTCATGCCTTGTTTACGGGTAGTAAAGCTGTAGACATAACGACGCAGGCGTTGTGCCCACTTCAGATCATATTCCTCGGCATCCTGTTGGAAATAGATGTCGAAGATCTTTCCAGCGCCAGGTACGTTGAATGCTTCTAATCCAGCGAACTGAAGTAAGAAACCTTCAAGCCCACTCTGCTGGTCTTCGAACAGGGAATACTCAGGAGAAAAATATTTCATTTATTTATACTCGTAAGGTTGTGAATGACTTTGGCCATTTCTTGTGCGGCATTGTTGACGTACAAGATAACTTCAGCCATGAGTTGTAAATTAGTTAATGTCAGCACCAGTACTTCATGTGCTCGACTTTCTACCAACGTCTTCAAGGTGGTTTGAGGAAATGCTTCTACCAACGCATTCTCAGGGGATCCACTTAGCCAGACCTCCCCGTAGCTAACCATAGAGGGTAGACCCAACACATTAATAAACGAATGTAGTTGGTTGTTAAGCTGATCGGCAACGCTACAGAAAGTCAACGTAGCTGTGGGATACAGAGAATCACCAGTGTAATCTCTCTTCAATCTTTCAATAGCGAAAGCGAGATCATTTCCTGCGTTTAGTAAAGCAGCAGACGCTGTCTTGTAGCGCAGGTCTGGGGAGTCGACTAGAAGCTCGTTTAAACGCTTGCTGTTATTGCGGTAACGTTCTATTCGCAAATCCACAAAGGTTTGGCTTTCCACTAAGCGTGTCAAGCTGGCGACGTATTCGCGCACGTTCACAGGTCGGGTTAGCCTTGCGAGTTTTATGACGTTGGCATTTAAAAAAGCATCGTAGGTAAGATAAGGTGTAACCAGTTCATGATAACGGTGAACGTTTTTCGTCCAGAGGTCAGTGAACCAGTTGAAAATGTATTGTTTACGAGTTGCGTCTTCTCCATAAAAACGACCGGGCATGCCGATATCGTAGGCGGAGGCTTGACCATGGAGGAAGAGTTGGCCGCACACATAACGCGCATCAAAGCTTTCACGGTTCAAGCAGTAATCTTCTAACCCATCGATTAGACGATCAACAGTACTTTTGATTGTGTTTGGCATGGTAGCCTCAGATAAAGTTAGTAACATAAAACTGACTAGGAGGCGAGCCCCCTAATCAGATAGTTACTTTTTCGTTTACATTCTTCTTGGTACGATAGCGGCAATAGAACTGGCGACACGACGCACATCAGAGTAGCCCATGGCTTTGGTCCAGCTCGTTTTAAACAGCTCGCGGTACTGCTGCCACGCGTCACGGTATTCAGAAATATCGTCACGGATGTTATCCAAACTCACACCACTGCGACGCACCGCTTCTTCAGCAGGACGCTTACAGGTACGGAAGATATAGTTCTTGGTGGCCAGAATACAAAGGTCACCAAACATATCCCACGAGCGTGGATCAATTACCGACAGTGAATCATCGTACTCCAGGATCATTTTCGCGACCATGGAGAACAGTGGATTCGTCATCCCCTCGATAACAAAGGAGTTGTTGCCGTTCATGTGGATGGTGGTAAAGGAGGTTGGCATAGCGCGACTGCTTTGCAAACTATCCAGAACCCCGCTCAACATTTCGTTCATCACACCCTGACCGCATGCCGAGCTAGAGGAATTTAAACCCAGCGTCCCTGTGACCGAATTCAGAGAACCCAGATAGACTTCGGTCACGTTAACGATATGACGTCCGCCTGTGATGCCCAACGGGCACTTTACTTCAACGCAACCGTTACCCATGTCACGCACACGACTTCCGTAAAGATCAATGAATTCGGTTCTACCACCGTTGATCTTGCAAGAAGGGAGTACAGAAGCATGAATAACCTTTTCGCGTATGCCTTGCTCAACAGTGGTCTGATCTACGTAGTCGTACCAGTTGCCTGCAAAGTTACCGTTGGGATTAGCAAAGGCAAGCTCTAACAAATACTGGTCGATATCCGAGTTCTGAACCATGTTGATAGCGTGTTCAACGCAACTCATGTTTTTTTATCCTCAGTAATGACTGTCATAGCATTTGTAATAGAATTAATCTTAAATCTATATTATCTAAGTAGTGATAAAACATTTGAATTAATCGTTGGGAGTTATTATGAATAAGTTAAACGAAGTCTTGTTGGATTTGGCTTTACAGAACGGTTTTCCGTTGCCTGCCGAAGCCAAACAACTGTCTACACAAGAACGTCGTTATTTAGACGTACTTGATTTTTTACAAACCACAAAAACGCTTTACCGTATCTTGTTAAAGCGCCCTCACTTAAAGAGACACACCAAGGCTGAAATCCATAACGCACTTTACGCTATGGATGAAGTAGGCGATAGATTGACCCGCACCTCACCAATCGAAGAACTCGATGCTGGCTGGGTGCTGATTCAAAACAAATTCAACAAATACGCGAGCATTTCTCACCGTACCCGCAACCGGAGATAACAAGCATGAGCATCCTAGATACCCTGGAGGAGTACCACGGCACCGTATACCGGATGGCCGACAGTCGCTTTGCCTTAACGTACTGGAGTAAGTTACCAGAGCGTGAAGGCGGCGGTGAATTAAAAACAGTTTTCTTCAAAGATGCAGAGTCGTGCAATCGCTTTGCGGCTGAACAAACTGGGGACGTGTTTAAACCAGCGGCATTTAATCTGGGCAAACCACAATATGATGAGCAGTTTAACTTTGCCGCTTATGGGGTCGTCTCAAGCAATCTACGTGAGGTCTTTAGACATCGTCTATTGCACCCCACTAAGTCAATATTAAAAGGACGTATTCTCAGCCGCAGTGAAATTGATGAACGCATCAAGAAGGGGTTGGTGGTTGTGATGATACACCGGGATTATGACGGACGTGATGTATGCTTCTTCACGGACAATCATATATTCGGCTATACCATCTTACCCGCTGATTTTGTCTCTGTGAGTTTTGCTTCACCTATCAGGGTTTCTACTGATGTGTTGGAAGCGGGCTACATTACTAACGCTGCGGAATTCTTATCAGTGTACGGCTCGAATAAAAAGATCCTGTGGGATATCAACGGCTTATTAGACGAATTGAACATTCCAGAGGAATAATAAATGAAAAAGTTATTGCTTGTTTTATGGGTATTTTTAGTAGTAGGTTGTGACCGCAGTGTGAGTGACGGTTATCTGGTTGAACATAGCTGTCACTATACGGGGCAGTTCATTGAAAAGAAAAATGACGCCACCGTTTACATTTATAATTGTAATGACTGGCCGTTTAAAGCGCGAGTGATGTCGTACTCGCTAATCCGTTCTGAAAAATAATAAATAGGGTGGTTTCCACCCTAAAGGAAATCACCATGATTATTGGTTTAATCGTTACAGCGTTAATGTTCTTTGTTGCTGTCTTTGGCTATTCCCTCTGGGCAGTTGGGGCGGAAGACCACGACATCCGTAAATCAATTGAGATCAACCGTGAATCCAACATCACTGCGGTGGTGCGTCGGGGAAGTTCTCTGTATCGTTTTGTACTGCCTTTTAATAACTTTGGTCACGGGTTGCCTGACGAAACCATTAAGCTCATGGTAGGTGACGCTGTGGTGCGTGCTGTGCTGGCTTATAAGCCAGGCAAAGAAACCATTGAGCACGAATTCCGTATCAGCTCTGAATACACCAATGACGCGAATGACTATCACGCCATTCGTGTGCTGCACGTGTAGTAGTTTTCTATTCGGGAGAAATAGATGAGTACCATGTTTAAGCGTCGTAAACCAAAGATCCCCCACGATGCACTTTGTGAAGATCTTAAGCAAACTATTATTGCGCTGAAGATACGTGTCGATAACCAACGGGCGTTGATCAAGCATCTTAAGAAGATGAGTCGTAATGAGTTGATCTTGCTGGGAAGTCGCGCCCGATCAAAAGAGATTCTGCGAACTCTGAGATCAGAAATTGTAAAAGCACAGCGACTGGATATGATACTTCGTTCTTATAAAGATCGCTATCGTGTCGCGCACGGCCAGCTCTACCAGAAGTTTCTTGCTCGACAGGAAATGTTTAAATAACATTTAGTTAAAAAATAATCTGACACTACAGGGGGAAACCTCTGTAGTGTTTGTATGTTTGTTTCAATGAGGAATTTACAAATGAGTCAAATCAAAAAACTGAATGACATCCTGACCTGGGTTCAACACAGCGAGCAATATGTCGATGGTCTGCACGGTAATCTGGTAGATGTTGTAAAAGAAGCTTTCGGCTTAATCCGCAGTGCGGTGAAGAAAGAGATGGTCGACCTGCCTGAATTGGATGGGTTGGTGAAAAGCATGAAGATCCAACAGCAACAGGGGAGCAATCCTTACAACGGCTACGAACGCAATGTGTTGATTGATCGCAACCGTGAACTGAAGCAAGCCCTGTGGGTGCAACGTTGCAACTACCTGAACGCGCTGAAAGCTCAGGAACGCACGTTAAGTGGAAAGCTTCGTTATGCACTGGACTCGCGCGCAAACGACTGGTCGGCGGTGCCACGTTTGCGTATTGAGTTGGATGCGGTGCGCAGTAAGATCTCTGTGGTTGATGTAGGGGTAGGGGGAGAAAATCTCTTCTTCAAACAATCCATGATCAATGAAGCTATTGATATGAACAAGTTCTACGCGGGAGAATGGTAATGATCGGATCACAAGAAGAATTTAAGCAATACCTGGAAACTGTTAGGAAATCAGTTAAGGGTGAACAAAGCATGTTGGTGGAAAGCATCATGCTCGACCTGCAAACGGCCTCAGACTGGGGTGTCCATGACCTGCCGGAGGTCACGCCGGTTACTGAACGTCTGAATGACTATCTGCAATCGGGTGGGTTATTCGGACATACCAGAAACTACGAGCTATTGGAAGTAACCAAAACTTCCTCTAAAGCACTGAGAAAGCGTTTGATCGCACACCATCAGGAATACATGGATGCGTTGGCCGAACAGCTGGATCTACTTGATAGAACGCGTAAGGCAATGTTGTTATCATCGACCTCCGTATCCGATGTTCTTGAACTGTTCCAGTTAGAGGAAACTTATAACCGCGTCAAAGAAGATTACCTTCTTCGTAGCCGCAGCACAGACGAACGCCATGACTGTAGCAAGGCCTCGTTGTTACAGTTGGAAGCAACCAACGCCCTCATGCGCAAAGTACTGAATGCGGGAGGGAAGAAAGTTAGGCCTGCTGTCATTACGATCAGCCATGTTCGCAATATCATCATGGCCGAGTATCCTGAGTTCACGCTTTACATCGACGTGGGTGGGAAGAAGTTCCACGATAACACAGCGGTGATAATCGCAGGTCGTTGTTATCAGGAGCTCGCGGGGCGTTTCCATGAGAGTAAGGACGAGCAGGTGCCTTCTAACGCGGTACGTCAGTTATCTGTTTGTTTCAAGCACGTCGCTGATGGTAGAGGATCTATGGTAATGGTGAATCCGGCCGATACTAAAACCATCAAGTCATTCGAAGACACACTCTACAACAGGAAAGCAGACTAATGGCTAAGAAGTTATTAGAAGTTTGGAAAGAAGGTAACATCTTGCTAGTTAAAAGCAAACTGGCGTGGTTAGTGGAAGTAACCAGTGAAGAAGACCTCACTGAAGCTGACGCTATGGAAGTAGCCGCACACATCACCATGTATTCAGAAACGATGGATGTTCCTGATAATGCGGTGGGTTGGTCACTGAAATACAACTACGATAAAGAAAAGAATGGGGAGATCGTTGATATCGTCTCTCTGTCTGCTGAAACATTAGCCTCTATCGATCCATCATAACACGTGATCCTACTCTTCCGTAAGGAGGAGTAGGTTATCATATTTATTATTTTTTTATTGGGTTATCTAATCTTATGGTTTCGTAAGGGGAACTGAGGGGGAGGGGATTGGCACGTTACTTTATATATTTATAATAAGTATAACTATATACACTGGGTAAGTAACGTGGGTAGGAAGAAAGGGAAAACAGGGTAGGGTTAGTGATAACCAGTAAGAAGAGAGAAAAGAATTAACTTAACTATACCTAACCCTAACTCCGTAAAAGGGGTTAGGGAACACTACAACGAAAAAGATTATAGATCTATATTACTAAGGTGTAGTAAGCGTAATAAAACATAACTCTATTGCTTATTTAGAGTAGGGTAGATAATCAATTTAACAAGGAATGGAGGAAACGGTTCATGCAAGAGGTTATCGTTACCACTGAGCAGTTGATTGACGTGGTGAAGCGGGACATTAAGGAATTGGTTAACAAGGTTAATCATATCCGCAATACGGAGGACATTGGCTTAAAAACCATGGCCAAACTACACGGGGTGTTGATGGACTGCAAAGCCGCAGTACAGAACATCGAACGGTTCAAGGGTAAGATCTTGGACGTAGAACAAATCAAAGTGGAGTTCCATCGCTTTAGAGATTGGTTAGGACAGACTTACCAGCGCGTTACCACTATCATGGAGCTGGATAAGGTTGTTACGGTAGCGGATTGTGAAGAAGAAGAACAGGAAGAGTCCTGGTTACAACCCATCATGAATTGGCCAAGCATGAAGTGTTTACTGATCTTTACTACCGTGGTGTGTGCTGGTGTGGCAATCATCATGAACGGTATTCGGCTTCTTGCGTAAAAATATAAAAGAGTGATAATGGATAGTAATAAACACGGTAAAGCTAAGTCACTCCCCTATCTCACCGTAGGGGAATGTTACAATGAGGATCTAGGGGTGCGTACGTTGAGTTTTATTCACCCCTATACTCACAAACCGTTTGTGCTTTTAACGGATATAAACCGCCAGCAACACTGGGGCAAGGAAGAACAGGAACTTTATCTAGAAAACATAAACGCTTTGCTGGAGTTATACGCCCACCAACAGGGCGAACCCCACGTCAGCGTGTACGAGTGTAATCGAATAGGCACACACGTCCCTACCGACACACCCATTGAGAAAGAGATCGTTAAGCACGCATTTAAGACTGAACTCAGCTGGCTAAATCAAATAACCATACAGCGGGATAACCGTTGTATGCAGTTACTAACCATCGTCTCCATTTAATCAAAAGGACAAGCACCATGATCGGTAATACCCTTAATCTGAATAACCTCGCTATCCGCCACGTAAACCTGCCTAACTTGGGTCCAGTGTTCCTGGTAGATAACTTCGGCCTGGTGTCCGCAGCGTCGCACCAAGGCGTCATTGAGATTGTCGCACAGTACTTACAAACCCACCGTCAACCCAAGCTGTTAAGCAATCTGGTTACACAATTCATTAACACGGGTATCGTGCAGCTATTGGCAACGGTAAACCACTCTGCCTATGCCATTTACAAAATGGAGCGTCGTTGGGGGGTCGAAATTATTGGTACGGGTGTCCTCTATAAGTTGGCTTCTCAAAGTCAGGTCTTTGAAGTATTAGGAGATGCTGATGCACGGAGCCGGTCCGTTGCCACCAGGATCAGCGTTCGTAATAGTTTACCTGAACCTGTTTACGTGGGCTTTACCGCTGAACAACATCCGCAGGTACGTTTACCCATGACGCTGGGACTTACTCGTATGCCGGCTAAAGCGGGTAGCAAGGCAACCTGGGATAACACCGCTATTGCTGAAGCACTCGACAACGCTACACAGAGTGAACCCAAGGACGACAACGAAGCAAAGCTGCGCAGTAAGCTGACCGCGATGTTAAAGGAGTACGAAGACATCAACACTGAAAACCGTCCTGCTCTGCTGGCCGATATCATCGAATCCGTCAAAGAGATCGAATCCCTGTATCTTCGCCAAATCCAGGTTACGTTAGAATCAGGGCTTGGTCCGATGTTGTCGGGTCGTGGTCAGTCTCCTTACTGGCTGGGCAGCATGGGTAACGAGCACTACCAACATCCGATGTCACAACTGTTTCAGTTCCCGCAGTTCAGTTCTGCTCAGGAGCCTAAGCCTAGTCTTACTTCTGTTCTCCGCCAAATCCAACAGTGGAGTGATGAAAGGAGGGCGGAGAATGAATCTGCCGGCACTGTGAAGAAACCTGGCTTCGGTATCAAACACCTCAACGACTTCTCTTCAGTGGTCACGGATAAAACGTTTGGCGGTACGCTGACGCTTTATTACGCCAACGCAGAAGAGAAAGACAAACTGTTTGAGCGTTTGAGCGGTCTGGTGGAACTTATTCTCACCGGTGAAAACCACATCAAGTTCTCCTCTGAAATCCTTGAGAAGGGTGTGCAGGATATCTGGGTGTTTGAAAACGTCGCCATCACAGGTCCGGTATTGTTAGCGGGTCGTATGGTGGTATCCAACATCGAACTCAACTCAGGAAACTTCGCTGAAGCGACCCTGGTGGGTTCGAAGTAAATTATACGGGGAGTTTCGACTCCCCTGTTCTTTTAACCGTTTAAGTGATGAGAAGACAGCCATAAGTAGATTTTCCATAGTCTATTTAATCTTTTTTCACTGACAACTTATCTTACTGTAACTGAACCGCATTTTTAAGGATTCCAAATGGGCATCAATCTGTTAACCGCGACTGAGATCAAAGTTGACCGTTTAAACCGTGACACCAAGACAACCCTGCATAGCAAAGCCATTACGGTGGACCTGGTATGGCAGGAAACTCACGGTGGATTCTCAGGCAAGGTAATGTACTTACCTACCGTTAACAAACGCTTCCTGGCCCCTCCCGTGCAGTTCTACAACGTTATTGGCAACCATAACAAGGTCGTGATGATCACGGAAGGTTTTGGTAACATCGTAACACGACCTAGCGAAACCGCACTCGACGGTCGCTACAGTTCTACGCTCTTCCATGCCACACTGGTGGATGATGCAAATGCATTGCTGGACAGTGAGGATGTACGTAAGCGTTTAAATCTCGCGTACCTATTTCACGCTGGTGATCTTAACTACTCCTCTGTTATCATTGGAGATAATAAAAAAGTACGCACGACGATGGAATCTATGGATCCTGAGCGTGCAAGAAGTGAAACTTTTGGTGAATACGCCAAGTTGGGGAAACTGGTTTGTATCCATCGTAAATCGAAAAATGCAGCACCAAGCTCCGTCCATGTTGGATTACTGACTGCGACTGGTATCTTATACCGTTTAGATGTTAATGAAAACGATGAAGTTATCAGTTACGCCGCAGTTGGCTGTGTAGACCTTTAAGAAAAACCCACCATACTCGTTTGTAACTTTTATCAATTCTTTTACTCAATAAGGTAATATCCCCATGACTACAATTGTTTATGCTGATGGCGTGCTGGCTTCCGACTCCCAGGTTACTCAGAACCTTAACGTTAAACTTCCGACTCATATGAAAAAGATCTACGAGCCGGCTGAAGGTAAGCGTTGGACTCTGAATGGTAAACGTATCCTGGCAGTGGGTGTGGCTGGCGACGCTGCTGGTATTTACGAACTGATGTCCCACCTCGAAAACGGGATCATGTTCGATACCAAAGGTAAACAAGACGCATGGATCAGCTGTATCGCTGTGGCTGACGATAAAACCATCTTCATCCTCGATACTTTCGGCGATCGCAAACACGCGCTGTTTGTGAACCTGTCTGAAAATACCAAGTATGCTATCGGTTCTGGTGGTGAAATCGCAACGGCCTATCTGGCGATTGGTAAGAAAGCTGAAGATGTCATTAAACTGACCTCTAAGCTGGATGCCTTCACAGGTGGTGATGTGCAAGTGTGGCGTTTCCCTGATGTACTGCCGGCTGACGTTCTGCCAGTGGTAGCGACCAAAGATCAACAGGACCTTATCAACAAGGTTGCTGGTGAGCTCGACGCTATCCGTGCGGATGCGCTGGAAAAAGCAACTGCCGAAATCATTGCCCGTACCTCGGCAAAAGCATAACAAAAGAAGTCATACGACCGCTACCTACCCCTCCAAAGGGTAGGTAGTTTTATGTATGATTTTTTACTATCTCAATCATCCCTTGTGTTTTTATAACAGAGTACAGCCTAATGCTTAACTACAACCAACAGCAAATCTTAAACCAGAAAGTCAGTTCTTTCCTTAACGTGTTCTTTGGGGCGTTAGAACAAAACCAATCTGCATTTGTAAGTGCGATTCCTTCTGCGATGTTTCCGTTGACAGAAGAAAAGCCGTTTAACTTTAAAGACGACACTTTCTTAACCTTTGATGAAGACAAAGAAAACTTCGTCTATGAAATCACCCAAGCGCACGACATGGTGATGGTGCGTCTTTCTGATGAAATACTATGTATCCAGAAATTGAAAGACACGAATCACTATTATGGTTTCCGCATGGCGCCTACCCGCACTGTTGATTCAGAGTGGTTGAACGCACTTCACATGCTGACGACCTATGCGACTTCTGTCTTGAAAGGACGAGTGCGTAATACACTCATTACCTATCAAAATGCAGGTTACCAAATCATTCCCGTATCCCCTATCATACTGGAAGAAAAATACAACCACGCTTACAAACGCGCTAGAGCGATCCTGGCCTAATTCAAATAAGTGTTCCCCGCCAAGGGAACACTTATGCACACGCTTCTTTTTTTTTTGTTTTTCACTGGAATGGCTATTAGGTATAACTATTTATGAGGCATTGATAATGAAAGAGGAATTTAACAACGATGTGCGGAGTATCGTTAAAAGGGCGATAGAGAAAGCCAAGAAGCCAGTAGACGGTCATCCTGACATGCCTTACCGCGGCAAGATACCCATTAGTCGAGGGATGATCACCTACGCCTTGTCAGAGTTTAAATCACCACTGAATGACGGAGCTTGGCTGACTGTCTTTATTGAAGAACTCACAATTGACCGCAGCTTTTATGATATCTATGTCGAGTGCTGTAAAACACACAAGAAGAAACCCAACGAAGCACATTTCGTTAAGACCTTTATGGTTGTCCAGTTCTTCTGTTCCATACAGCGTAAACAGTTAACAGACGTGGGTTTCCAAGTTCATGTCTCTGGCGTACATCCTGAGAAAGGAAACTTCAGCACAGATCGCCTTATTGGTCGTTATGTGTCCAGACCATACACAGGTGGCTACGGTTTCCTTAAACCAACTTTGCGCTACCCTGATTTGTCTGAACCCATGAAAGAGATTTTGGCTAAAGAAGGCAACGCCGTTTCGATCATGAAACCCGGCGATCAAGCCAACATGGTTTTCCCGTATCCTGCCATTCTAGATTACTTAGTTAATTATATGTGATTTAGTCCCTTTACCGTGCCGACAATCACTGCCCATTATTTACTTTTAGTATGATCATCCTTTTAGATGGTTGGGTAGGGGAGCAATAACTGCTATTTCCCCTACCCTATTTTTATTGGGTAACCTTTGTAGTATATTATGTTTCTCTTGCCCCATAGTTCAGTTGGTAGAACGGCGCACTGTTAATGCGTATGTCACTGGTTCGAGTCCAGTTGGGGCAGCCACATTATGGAGGGGGTCGTGGTAACACACTTTAGGGTGTAACATCGAGCCACGACACCTCCGCCCGATTATATAGAGAGTTGGATGAGCGGTCGAAGTCGCTTCCCTGCTAAGGAAGTGTGGGAGTAATTCCACCGAGGGTTCGAATCCCTCACTCTCTGCCACTTTTCACATAACGAGATATTATGAAAGTCACTATCTACGGCAAAGAAGGTTGCGCTTTCTGCAAGCGTGCAAAAGAACTGTGTCAAGCCAAAGGTGTTGAACACAACTATATTGACTTCGTTGAAGCCGGCATGACCAAAGCTGATCTGCAAGCAGTTGTGGGTAAACCCATCGATACTGTTCCTCAGATCTTCGTAGATGGCGCGCACATCGGTGGTTACACTGATCTCGTTCCGCTGGTACAGAAAGCCACTGCACAGCCAGCTGAGTAATAATATGTATTTCTAGAACACTTCATTTCAAGATAAAGCACGTACTGGCTAAAGCCACTGCAATTTGTACGGGCTACCCCTTGACGCTCTCTGAGTGGGTTCGGGTTATTGTTATTTGCGACGGTTGATTAACGATTCACAGTTTTTGATTATTAGCCGATATTATCGCACAGTCACTGATGAGGTTACTCTGCTGTCGCAAACCCTTTTACTTCTCCCGAAGTGAAAATTCCTTGCCCATCGTCCGTGTGGGAATAACAAGGACAGAATATGAGAATGGGAACTTTCACGCCCATGGCTCTAGCGGACACTATTATTTTTAACTGCATTACCAAGATATTGTTGGACAGCTGTACGTTAAGTAATCCAAATACTTACCGAACCACTGTCCCGCGGTGCTTCAGCGTGTAAATTTCACTACCCCAAATCGAATGGGATAATACGGATTTTATCCCACTCTGTTTTTGACCACGCTAAATTATTTCAACTCTGTATTATTAGAGTGTAATGAACACATGATTTTGATGGAAGTCCTGTGGTCGCCTTGACGAACTGAGGTTCGGTAATGCGCGGCTACTGCTGAGCGGCACGCCGCCAGATCCGGTCTACTAAGCGATCCCTGAGCTGGGGGTGCGATTGCCTAATGAGAGCGAATCGCATATGCGGAAGAGTAGAAGAACGTTGCAGCTGTGCGCTGCTGTTGAGAACGTTCTCCCTAACTGTTAGGGCGACCTCAGGACCTTCATTGAAAGTTCATTATACCTCTCAAAGTAATAACAGAGTGGAATACGGATGTTCCACAATGTTTCTCAACTCATTAAGGGTAAGTATGTTTTTCATAGCTTATTTACCCTTACTGGGTAAATTCCAGTTGACGGAACAAACAGTGTTCAATCTCGTGATAGCTTATATCAGAGGTTACATTGTAAAAGAACCTTCCCATGAGCACTCCCCAGGCTCGGAAGTTATGACGCAGCCATTCGCACCGAAGCGAAGATCCCGAATAGCGTGGCAACTTGCCATCTGGGGTTTCCGATCGATGTGCTGACTGGGGATAACATTTAAGCCTGACCGCCAAAGGCGTGTCAGGCAACAATCCTTATTTTTTTGTCTTTTTAAATAATCTTTAAATCACCGTTATTTTTTCAGTTCTATATTACCTGTGTGAATGTAGTACAATAATCGTAACTTAAAGTTTTATTAACAACGGAGTAGTGTCATGTCTGAACTTATGGTCATTGGTTGTGGTGGTACTGGTATCAACATCATGAAAGATGTCATTGATGCCCCAGGCACCCGTGTACTGAAAGAAGCGAAGTACCTCGGCTTTGACAGTTCTGCAAGCAACAGTTCTGATGGAAAGTTTGAAGTGCTGCACATGAACTCGGCAAAGAACCCGGGTCAAAAAGCACAGGGCTCTGGTAAAGATGTTACGCTGAACTTTGAGAACCACGCGCCGTTTATCGCTGAGTCTTTTAAAGTTCACAAGCCAGGTAAGTTCTGTATTGTGATCATGTCGGTCGCTGGCGGTACAGGTTCGGGTCAAGGTTTTGCAGTTATGCGTTATCTGCTGAGTCGCAACATTCCAACCGTGGGTGTGTTTGTTAAAGACAACACCTCTCTGGTTGAGCGTCGCAACTCTGCGAAAATCATGCTGTCGATCTCTAACCAGGTACAAGAGCGTTTCCTGGGTAAAGTCATCCCGCACATCAGCATCGTCAATGATGAGCGTACTCGTCGTGAAATCAACGACGAAGCGATCCTCAACATCAACTACGCCAGTCTGTTCCTGACTGAGTCGAACGAAGAGCTGGACTTTGAAGATATCGCCAACAGCCTGCAATACGCTAAAGTCACTGGCCTGCCGCCGGCGCTGTCTGAGATCAACTTCCTGACTGATGATGCTGCAACCAGCTACAACGGTAACCCGCCGGTATCCTTCTGCTCTATCTTTGATCATCGCGACAATGCGCGCCCACTGTTTAAAGATGCAGCTTATCGCGCAACCGGCGTTATCAATCCTGATAACAATCCACCTAATGCTAACATCATTGTAATGATGCTGGATCACGGCGAAGCAGTACAGAAGTTGAAGGGCGAACTGGATGAGCTGGAAAGCGCTCAACAGAAAGCCAAATCAACTTTCGTTAAGCAGGAAGATCTCTCTTCTAATGCCAGCGAAGACGGTTTTGACTTCTAAGTAAAAAAACACTAAAACGAATATACTACTAGGGGAAGCCCTAGTAGTATTATTTTTTTCATTCAAATGAGGTCATTAACGTGTCTAGATCGTTCCTTGTTGAATTATCTCGGTTGGGTCCAGGTGATCCTATGAGTCAATCAGATAAACCCTTAGAACGTGACAGACGTCGTTTTCTTTTGTGTCGGGGTTTAGAAGATTTAGGTTTTACGATTGAAAGCAATGTTTCTATGGGGACACTGACGCCAAACGAAGAGATGGCGCTAAACAACCTCGCGGAAGTTCTTGCCGATAAAGCTCTAGGCGTCCCTTCGGATGCGCTGGTCCGCATAACACCTTTGGGTAATACCTTTAAGGTCTCGTTTTTATTTTAAGAGGTTTCACTGCACATGCTACATCCCATTCACGTTATTGACCTTCTTTATTATAAAAGAATGTTTGTTCACATTAACTCAAAAGCTAATGAGGATAAAGGAGACGACGAACTCAGCGAAACGTTTGTAAAATCATTTGTCGAACGTGCGTTTGCATTTGTCGAAGAAGTATTTAACAGTGAGAATAGTTTCCACTTAGACGGGCTATCTACAGTCATGTCTGAAGTGGGGTTCGCCGGTAACTTAGTCGAATACGTCGAGATCGAAATTTCCAAGCTTCGGGAGAAAGCGGTTAGTAATGGTTGGGATCCTCGCGTCAAGATTAAAGTCACTGAACGCAGAATTGGTCAAGCTTATCAAACTTTGTTCTACAGCATGGACCTGGAAGCCACACACGAGGCAATGAAGGAGCACGAACAAGTAGAAGTTTATGAGAGTGCCTTCACCGACAAGGACATTGTCGATAACCCTAGTGTGGATGAACTCAATGATTGGTTCAACAAAGAAACTAAAAAGGCTGCAAAAAACGCTTGATCTGCGCACGTTTGATGGCTTTGTCGAAAAAGAATTAAACAAACACATTCCAATGCGTCTGGGAGAAACCACCTCGGCTTCTTTCATGCCTGCTCTTTATCAGCGACTGGCAAATGAGCTGGCTTACTATAAAGGAAGGATCTACGCGCAGGAGCGTTACCTCACTCATGCTTTCCGTGCTGCTTACGACTATGAAGATCAAAATGAAATTATTGATGAACTGTGTTGTGAATTAAGTATGCGTTTGTGTGCGTTGTTGGGTGTTCCGCGTTTAACGTACGGTGTGCGAATTCAATTCATTACGCATAACCAGTGGTTAATTGATTACGTAGAGAAATCTTAATGCTGACTAAAAACTTGTATGTAGGTGAACTTATCAGTGCCATCAATCAATTCGTCGACGATAAAAACGACGTACCTGATTGGGGTGAGTGGATGGTGGGTTATGCTGTGGATTGCGCCATGGGAAAAACCACACCGAACTACCACGAAAAACTGGCAGGCATCGCTGGTGTTGACTTTGCTGATATTATCCTGGAAGGACACGAACGAGATTTCAAGCGGATTGAGTTGGCTGTTGAAACCAACCGCGGAGAATTCTTTGACTACAATGTGAACCATCTCGGGGTGATCTTCGTTGGACACTGAAATGATGAAACAGAAATCAATCCCGGTTCTTAATCTGGTGCGCGATCTTAATATGCTGCTGGATGAAGAGATTGGGGAGGAAGTAGCTAACAAACTGATCGGGGCAATGGTGCACAGTCGTAGTGTTGATTACGATGCATTCTTTGCTCCTCTGGTCGAAACTGAATGGGTGCGTCGTAAGCTGTTGATGGAGTTGAATCCGCGTCTGGACAAACTGGCATTGCAGATCAACAACATTAAACGTGACTTCACGATCAACTCATATTCGGTGAACAATTTAGGAGCAACGTTGTATGGCCGTTCGTAAAGACACCTCCATCGCTTTCCCTGTTAATACCAATCTCGAAGACATGGTGTTTCATTACCTGTCGCTGTTTAACGCGCACGGTGTAAAGCATTCTCTGCCTAACTGCACCAGTCCGTATAACAAACTCACCAATGGCGTGAAGGAAGCGCAGGATCGTCTGTTGCTTGATTTCCAAAAGGTGAATGACCTGCTCTGGAAGTTTAAGAACGAGTACGGTGATGTTGAAGTCGCGGATATGAAGGTAACTGGCAATTCTGTGCGAATCAGTTTTATCCTCGGAAAATAAACCATGCAATATACTCTCCTTAACGACACCGGGCTTTGTTACCTGAAGCTGTGGGAGTTGCTTAAAGATGACGACATTTTAGTGGACATGCCCATTCAGTCCGTTAAGGAAGATTGGTTTTACCAGAAGCTCGATGCAGCCATTGAGCGTGCAACTCACCACGGTGAATCATCCCCTCTGTATGAGGCGATTCTCATGCCGGTTAGACACCTGGCAGAAAGTGGTGCGGCACTGGTAGAGCCTACGTTATCTTTGCATCTTTCCTATCCACTGAAGGTAGGTGAAGACATCATCAATTTCCCCTACATTCGTTATACCATCACCCTCATTATTAAATAGGAGCATCAATGATCACCGTAAACGAAGGTGACATCGTTGACTTCAGTTTAATGACCGATACTGTTCTGGGAGGCAAGCGCACAGGTGTTACTGTGGTTGCACCTCCCATGAGCTACAGTGCGGCCGTGAAGCTGGATCCCAACTTAAATAGTAAACACAAGAACATGTTTACTTACTTCCGTGATAAAGTCGACAACGTGGATGACCCGGCGAAGTACAAATACTTTGCGGTGGAAAACGCCAACGGAACGATGGAAGTCATTGGTGTGCCTTGGGTAATGGACAGTACCTACTCACCTGTTACCACACGTGAAGTAACTTACGTCATTCACAACTTCAAAGAAGAGTGGCGTTCAGTGATTGAAAATACGTATCGTAACTTAGGTGCGAAATTCACATCGCTTGACAACACTGACGTGAAATAAAGGTAATATATTACTGCTATTCCCATCATAGGGAATAGCAGTTTAACTTTATTTTTTTCTCTGAGGTATTTGTGGAAACGACTATTAATCCATTTAAAAATGCCAACTATACCGCAGACCGAGATTTTCTTAAGTTCTACCATGAACAGATAGCCTATTACCTTTCACATCATTATAAGACCTCATCGGCCAAGATGTTGAAATGGGTTAAGCATGTCTTCAAGGTTAATCAGAACGGCTTTAATGAAGTTAAATTTAAAGTATTAGAGAAGAACAAGTACGGCGATCGTGAAGTCAAGGTAAAAGGTGCGCGGGAATTCTTCGCAACAGTGGAAGAAAAGAACCTGCACTTAAGTCCTTCTTTTGTGGGCTACACCAACTACGACGAATGTCCGTCGGTCAATGCGCTGGGAACGGAAAAGTATATTGCAGATCGTGGCAAGTATAAAAAGCTGCGTAGCAAGGCGAGTCTGGAGAAAGACGATTATGCGTACAAAACGTATAACGAAATCCAGAACGCCCTCAAGATCTTTAACAACGCCCAATCGGGTGCGATGTCTTCAAACGGTACACCTATTCGTAACAAGTCAGGTCACACTTCTTTGACCTCTACTTGCCGTACGGTAACCTCAACCGTTAACTTAATGAATGAACGTTTGCTCAACGGTAACCGTCTCTTCATTAACTATAAGAAAACGCTACAGCATATGGTGGCAGTGCTGCGGTCAACGGACTTCCCAAAACTGCTTGCAACAATGGAGCGGTTGAAGATGGTTCACGCCACTGTAGATCAAGTCATGGAAATGATCTACCGTTGCACCAAGTATTATTGGAACAACAAAGAGAACTACGACAAGCTGCGTGACTTCGTGGAGATGTTGAATCCCGAAGAGCGTACGGCGATCTTGTGTATTGGTGACCTGCAAGGGTTGTTTGCCACTAACTACAGCGTGATTCGCGAATACCTGGATGACTGGATGAAAGTGCCAGAGATTCCAGAAGGGAAAACCAAAGACGACTTTACTCCGCCGTCTGATGGTGACTACTACACGCTGTGCATTACCAAGATTGGTCAGGAGAAATCCAAACTTGAAATCAATGCGTTAAACCACTACCACCTCGAACTCGAGAAGAAATGGTTTGACTTTATTGAAGTGTTCTTTAAAACCAAGACAGCGGTGAGTGATGTTTACTCCGTGACTGAAATGGTGCGTGAAGCAGTACTGACCTCAGACACCGACTCCTCTATTTATAGTGCTGACGATGTTTGTAATATGTACGGCGGAACGCCAGAAGTCATGATCATGTTGAACGGTGTGTTGACGTACTTCATTCGCTTGATGGCGATTCATCAGCACGCACAGCTCAGCAAGAACATGAACGTTTCTGACTGTAACTTGTATAACCTGAACATGAAGAACGAATACCTGTTCGGTTCATACGTTACCACGCTGATGTCCAAGCACTATTACGCGACACAGCTGATGCAAGAAGGCGTAATGCACTCCAAGATCAAAATGGAGATCAAGGGTGTTCATCTTCGTTCGTCTAAAGTGGCCAAGGTTATTAAAGACTTCGCTCACAAACTCATGCGTGACATCCTGGATGTGATTTATAACAAACAGAAGATGGATGCAACCATCCTGCTGCACAACGTAGCAGAACTGGAGCGTATGGTTATCGACGGCATCAACGGCGGGGATTGGGTTTGGTTGAGCAAGGCAACCATCAAAGACAAGGAAGTGTATAGTGATCCTGAAGCTTCTGTGTATCAGTATCATGAATTGTGGGAAGCCGTGTTTGCAGACAAGTACGGAGCAGCACCACCGATTCCGTATGTGGGTGTCAAGGTTAATACCGATTTAACCACGAAGTCACGTTTGAATGAATACCTGGATCTGTTGGGCGATTGTGAAATCAAACATCGGTTGAAAGCGTATTTAGAAGCACGTGGTCAAGACAAGTTAACAACTTTCTATGTACCGGTTGATAATCTGTTGACCATCCACACCATTCCTCAGGAGATCATTAAGGGTACAGATACTCGTCGTATCGTGAAGCAGAACTTGAAATCTGTGTATGCGGTATTGGAGTCAGCTGGTCTTTATATCTCCAACAAAAACATCACGCGTCTGGTGTCAGACGAACACTAAAACAAACATAATACTATGTGTAGCTACTGGCAATGCCAGTAGCTATTATCTATGCGTTCATCAGGTTAAGTTTATTCAGCTGTTCTAATGCATGCGCCTTAAAAGCAGGGTCCTCTATTAACTTCCAACGACTCGCCACAAGCGGGGCGTGCTGTTTCAGCGTACCGGCAATAGAACTCGGTGTATAGCTCAGTTCATTACACAGCGTCAGGTAGATTTGATAGAACTTCACCGCGTTGAGTTCAAAGCCCCAGATGACATTAGGGTTGTATTCCAAAGCGTAGCTGTTAGCGTCAAACAAACCTTTGAGGTTGGGGGTCAGCTCTGTAGACAGATAGCTCATCAGCAGCAGCGAAGTGTCCCATGAACTGGACTTCATGCTTTTGACCTGGAACGTCAACATATCCAGCAGATCGTTACGAATCTTGACAATATTAAAGTCAAGACCTTCACCTTCTAACAACTCGCTGTAACCCACACGGTTAACAATGTGTTGGTACAGGGAATTGAAGTAGGCTAACTCATTATGCAGGATACCAAACTTCGGCGTAACGATAGTGGCCAGGTAATGATGAATACCGTGACCGTCATTGGCAGGGTCTTTCATATATAACCACCAACCCACTGCCAGCTCCACGATGTTAACACCAATCATGGCAAAGTCTTTGCTGTAGTCAAACTGGGACTTACGTTCCCTTTCAGCGCTGGGGTTGTAGCTCCAGGTATTAATCGTGGAATAGATTGGCACCAGTTCCCGCAAACTCATGGCATCGACTTCAGTGATGTCACGATTATTTTCTAACAGACAGAAGCATTCTGTACACCCGCCGTAAAAAAGCGTATCTTTATGAATGCCTTGGCGATTGTGTGGAGAGATAATCTCGAAGGCAGAACACAAGGAGCGGCTACGCAGTTTGGCATAAGCGGCTACGTATTCGAGCGTCCAGTCTGGGTCAATGGAAAGCGTCTGTAACAAACCCACCAGGACATTTTGGTTAAAGAGGGTGAGATTCTTTTCACCGATGCGTTTCCACATTTGTTTAACGTTGTAGCTGTTGTTACGCAGCACGTTACTGATTTGGGGGTAACGCATAGCAGGGAGTCGTAAACTCACGGAAGTATCGACAAGAATTGTTTTCATAATTTTTTACCAGCATTACCTATTATATGTACATACACGCGGGCAACCGTGTGGACTCGGGGTCACCACGCATATTTCGTTATTCACATAACATTTTGCATGATCCAAAAATATTTCAAGTCTACATTACTAAGCTGTATAAACCTTAATGATATTTCATTGCGATGATATCTTATTGTGTTTCTACATTCGAATGTAACAAGAAACCTTTAAACAAGTAAATAATGGAGAAGTACAATGGGCGTTAATAACAACAACGGTAACAACAATTCGTGGGAAGATAACGGCAGCAACAGCCGTACCAACGAAAACCGTAACACACAGACTTCTGGGCTGACGAGCCTGCTGGGTCTGCTGTCACAGACTTCTTCAACCTTCACCGGCCGTGTTATCCCAGAGATGACCACCGTGCAGGAAGAGCTTCAGAAAGTCTTCAAGCAGCGCAAAGAAGATCGTCTGAACACGCTGAAGTCTAAGATCGTTCCGGAAATCGACGTGATCGATCCGAACCTGTCTCCGATTCTGCCGGGCCTGGTGCTGTGGCTGAAACAGGAAAACACCATCTACGTTGCACCGTTCCTGTTCTACACCAAGAACATGATCGTCGACGTTGAAGAAGTGATGATGTACACCGCGAACAATCAGCATCGTGTAAACGTGCCGAAAACTCCGGCTGGCTACATCGACAAACGTCTGAACCACGAACTGATTCAGAAGTTCAAATCCAACCACGGTCAGACCACCAACGTGGTACAGATCGCTGCTGGCGTGATCAACCTGGAGCAGTACGGCGACATCCGCAACGAAGAGAAGCGTATCGTCGATCGTATCCAGGGTTACATGGATCGCGAGTGGGAAACTGGTATCCTGATTGAAGTAGTTCGTCAGACTGCAAATGCGCCGGGTGCGTCTCTGCCATCTCCGTTCTTCTCTGGTCAGCCATACGGCGCCAACGGTACCGCTGATGCGCGTATCTCTGCGATCACCTCTCCGGTGCTGGGCGAAAACGGTGTACTGCTGCCTTCCAACATGGAAGTCGCTGTGGTTACCACTAACCCGAACCAGTATGGTCAGAACAACCCGAACGCTGATGCAACACCGCGTGAAGTTGCGCGTGTTCACGCCAACGTGTCACTGCTGCCGGTAAACCATCAGGAATACCTGGTCAACATCCGTCGTGCCAACATCAACCCAATGGGTCTGGGTGGTCCGATGAATGATGGCTACCGTCCGTTCCGTCCGTGTATCGCCCTGAACAACGCAGTGGCTGGTCCGCAGATGAACTCCAACGGCGGTATCATTCCGTTCCTGATGGGTCTGTACGTTCTGATGTGTGCGAACAACAAGTACGCCTTTGCTGACGTACTGCGTCGTTCTAAGTGTGGTGTTCGTGGTAACCTGGTTAACCTGGAACCGCGTCTGGACAAACTGTTCGGTGATAACCATATCACTCGTATCGTGGGTCAGAACAGCACCAAGCTGGACAGCAAAACCATCATCGATATCGAGCTGGTTAACCGTTGGATCCAGCAGCACATCATGCAGCAGGCGATCTTCACTGTGCCAATCCTGCCTACCGGCGCGAACTCTGCACTGACCAAACTGCTGATCGATCTCAATAACCCAACCACGAAAGCGGATGCGGTTAAAGCGATCATGACTGCGGCTGATGCGATCTCTGGTGGTGCGTTCTCCAAAGCTGCTGCAACCAACTCTGGTGTGGAAAGCAAAGGTTGGAACCCTACCAAGCCGATCTATCACGCGTCAAACATCCTGGTTGTCGACGGTACTGCGCGCTTCAACGGCGAGCTGTTCAACCTGGGCGAACTGGATGAGATGTCTGTGCATCACTTCGCAGGTCCAAGCGGCGGCGCTAATGCTGACGTCTTCCTGCGTACCATGTACCAGCAGAACGACCGTGAAAACATCAAAGCGCGTCAGCAGCGTCTGCGTATCATGCTGACCGAAGCGATGAACCTGACCGATCTGGAAATCAACGGTTTCGGTCGCGTGGCAGTAATGGATCCAGGTTTCATGAACCTGCTGGGTACCGTGTTCTCTACCATCGGTACTCTGAACACCAGCTCTATCTCTGGTAACTTCATGAACAACGACGCAATCTTCGCTCCAGGTACTTCACTGGCCGTTGACTACGTTGCTGGCGTGAACACCAACCAGCAGGGCGGTGGTAACTGGGATGCTTACAACGTTATCTAATAACGTGATCGGCTGACCACAAGGACAGGTGAGTTGGGGGGAAACCTCCAACTCATTCTTCCCTTTCTTTATTTTTTATGGTGAAATATGTTTCCAACCCCATCTCCTGAACTTGAACGAATGATTGCTAAGTTAACCTCGCCGGATCTGGTTGACATGAACCCTATTGCCAAGTTCAAAGAGTATGCCCAAGGTGTTGAACATCGTCTTCCCGATGATCTGAAATTTATTACACCGCATTACCCTGACTTCGAGGATTATAATTACCTGCACGATACGTCGGAATCAACACCGATCTATCTCAATGATTATGACCTCAACATTGAAGAAGACCGCACACGTCTTGCTGAACTGACTCGCATGGAGTTTCAGGGCAACACGTTTATGCAGCTCGCTCAATGCAGTCCGGGGTGTGGGACACTGAAAGGCAACTACTTAGTCGGTAGCGGTATTAGCTGTCCTAACTGTGGTAATACGGTAGAACTTCATTATGACAAGCAACACGAAGTCGGCCTGTGGGTAAAAGCACCTGAAGGCGTTGACGCGTTTGTAAGTCATTCTTTCTATAACACGTTCTTCTCTTCCATCTGTGTGGTGAAGCAAGGTTCCCAGCGCATTATCATTGCGCGGTATTTCATGGACCCGACCTATCGCCGTGAGATCAAGAAGAAGCACGCGGTTACGGAAATGCTGTTACTGAACATCCTAAAGGATTTAGGTATCGACGATATCAGCATGAACGGTTTCTATCGCAATTGTGAATTGCTTATGGCCTATTTCTTAACGGGACCAGGAGCAAAACACACGGGGTTAAAAGAACGAGCACTCGAAGCCTGGACATTCTGGAACCGATTTAAGCACAAAGCCTTCTTCAGCTATCTGAAAGTACCAAGTCGCTTCTCCACTATCCTGGAGCACAACGAGCGTGGTACCTGGGGTGTCGAAGGTCAGCCTGAAACCAAACAGATCTATTACACCATCGCTGGTTGTAAAAGATCCAGTGAGTTCTATGAACTGACTGAACAAGATAAACGTCGCAACTGTGGTATCGTGGGTGCCAAGATCATTGAGCTCACAGATATGTATATGAAGAAGTTGAATCGACGCAACATCTTCCACAAGAAAGCGATTAGTCGTAAACATATCTGTTCGGGTAACTTACCTGTAACAGGTCGTCGTGTTATCACCTCTATCACAGGGTTGATCGATCCTAACAAGATCCTAGTACCGTGGAAGTTGGCGGTGTCTGCATTAGCAGTCCACATCACCAACGAACTTTATCGTCGTGGTTTCACGCCGCTTAAAGCCATGCGTCATCTCAATATCACCGCCTACAAAGTGGATGACGTTGTTGATGACTTCCTGCGTCGTATGGAAGAACAGCGCATGATCCTCGGTAAGTCTCACCGAAATCCATCAAACGAATATCTGAGTATCAAAGCGTTCTGGGTAGCCGTAAACCGCAGCTTGGATGACGAAAGTCTGAAGATCTCGATTCTGGCGTGCCCGTCGTACAACGCTGACTTCGATGGCGACCAAATGCCAATTCGTTTCTGTCTGGATAATGAATCCAAGGCCAAAGCCTACGGTTCGTTCGGCCACCACCAAACCCTGGATAAAAATGTTCCGTTCCGTGTTAGTGGATTAGCCGGCATGCCAGCAACCCACCTCATGAACCTGAACATGATGATGCACGCGATTAAGCCGGAATTGGATAATGAATAGTTCTGACCTTTTTGCATTTGCTGTAGCGGGCGCTCAAACCGAGCAATCGATTGGGCAATATCAAAACTTCGTTAACCAAACCAATGCCATTCAACCCACCGGTGTATCTGACTGGCTAAAGAGCAAAGTGGATAACCTGCAACAGAACTTCACCAGTTTCGTGAACTCTCGTTTGTGGGAATACTCTACGCGCTTGCTGGGTGAAGGCAAAGGCGAATACGTGGGTCGGTTTGACATCGGCTATCTGGGAACCATTGAAGGTTTACAGAGCGCTGAAGGTCTGATGCAAAACTACATCATGGCTAACCCGAATGTGATGAAACTTTATCAAGATGAAATCATTGACGGGTACGGTGGTAAGTTCTCGCCACTGTGTAGCGGAATTGGACGTGACAACTTCTTCTTCCGTCAGGCTAATAATGGTGTGCTGCGTCAAGAGGGTGAAGGTGAAGAACAGCAATGGCTGCGTACTCACTTCCATGACTCAACGGGCAACAAGCTGAGTTTCCGTGAACGTGTCAACATCCACAAAACGTGGAATGCGGTCAACGAACACTTGGCAACCACCTATCTGGATATCACCAGTCCAATGGGTGAAGCGCGTAAAGACCACAAAACCGAAACCAAAGAAATGTAACTTAACCCCTGCCTCCTCACCGGGGCAGTGGTTTTTACAGGAGTTAACATGACCACTGAAACAACTGAACTGACGGAATACGAATTCTCGCAATCCACCACCGCCGCTATGTTACGTCATTCATTGAACACCTCACTGAAGCGCGCTCACATGATGGTGCGTGACGGCAGTAAAGACGGTAAGCACGGCGAGCTACAGTTCTCTGCGGGACAGGGCGGCTTAAAAGGCGAGTTCTCTATTCACCGCAAGTTTACGTTCTGCATGCCGCTAAAAGGCTACAAGGCTGACGTTACCGGCTACATCGACACAGACAACGACACCTTGACCTGTGATGTTGAGCTGTTACGTCAAACCGGTAATGGGTGGGAGCGGGTTGAAGAACCTGACTTTACCCTGACCTTGGGTTACTAATTCAATTTGACTCCTTCATGATGAGGGGGTCATTAACCTGGAGTAAAAGAAAGATGGACAAAGAAATTAGTACGGTCATTACCTACCATCACGATTTCCCGCGCGTTAACAAATCGTTTGGTATTGATCTGGTAATCCCGGCACACGTCAAACAACTGATTGGCATTGACGGAATCAATCGCGCTGTTATTCGCACCACCCTGGATCGTAATAAGAAAGGGTTTGCGGGTAAAGCGGTTATCTCCTCTGCTATGCTAAAAGGCATTACCGACAACCTGCTGGTTCCGGAAATTTCAATCAAGCACGGTGAAGACCACAACGTCACGGCTAAACTGGATCTGGGCGGAGTGAGCTTTACACAAGAGTTCAGTCGTTTCCCCAAAGACAGACATTGTGAATCCGTGTTCTTTGGTGGTAACTACCTGGACGTGATGAATCACCGCATCCACCATACCTACCAAAGCCGCAACAGTATTAACGTGAGCGGTGATGTTCCTTTACTTGCTCCACGTTACATCAAGGAGATGTTGGAAAAGGGCGCCTACCACATTGCCAGCCTCGTGCGTAAAAGCACCTATGAAGTTGTTCGCGAAACCACTAATCAACATATCGAGAAAATGAAACACTCGGGGTTGATTGTGAAACGCACCGTGACGTTCTTTAATAAAGAAAGGAAAGAACATATTGAATATATCGTGATCTCTGCCTTAGGCAGCTTCCGCGTTTTCGAAGGTGAACACACCAACTTCGAAAAGGAAACCAAGACGGGTTATGTATTGTTCGCCGACCCAACTAAGCCAACGAAATAGTTAGCTTAGTTTAAAGCGTTAAGTCGCCTACGAACAAATAGTTCAGGTACCCTCATTACGAGGGTACCTTTATTATCCCTTTATTTTTTTGTTTAAATTTAGATTACAGTTTGTTTCAAACCTATATGATTTGGGTGTATAAGAAAACAATAATGTTTTCTGACATCTTAAACAATAGGAACTTATCATGGAAAACATCAACACTAACACCACCAAAGAAACCACTGTTGAAGTATCTGCTGAATCTACTCAGGTTAAACTGGGCGGTGAAATTCAGACTATGGTTGAGAAAGAAAAGCCGTGGATCAATGCTGCATCTGTTGCTGCACTGGCCGCTGCGGGTACTGCTGCTGTCACCATGCTGGGCAAACGCGAAGTAAGCATCGGTTCTGTAGCTGGCGCAGTCGCTGGCGTGGGCACTGCTTACCTGGGTACCAAATGGCTGAGCGAAGCTATCGGTGTTGAAGATCATGCGCTGGGTAAAGCAATGGGTCTGTTCATCGGTATTGATCTGGGCTACGCGCTGACTAACCTGGGCTCTAAAGTTCAGGCGCAGTACGTAATCGAAGACGCTACTGAAAGCTACCTGTAATAAACAAAGCAAACAACGATCAAAGCTGTATCAATATAGGTACAGCTTAAACTTTTAAAAAACAATATAAATAATGGGGTTACCGAACAATGAACATGAACAACGCAATCAACAGCATCAACGTGACTGTCACCAAACCACTGCACGCAACTCTGGAAGATCGCTTTGGTGATCTGTTAGAGATTCACCTTGAGCCGTATGCTGAGCTCAATGAAAAGCAGGTGGAAATTCTGCAAGCTATCGCAGACGACGTTCCAATGATCGACGAACACAACCTCAGCGGTGGCAAGGTACCTAATCCGTACACTCACTATGCGATCTACACGCGCGGTAAATATACCCACATCTGTCCTATCCATGACAGCGCACCTACCTGTTTGAATCCACTGTCTGTGGAAGATGACTATCTGGTGCTGAGTCGTTGGTCAGTGGGTGGCGTTGCAACAGCAGCCCGTCTGAAAGATCTGGTTACTGAAGGTAATCTGGTTGGTTACGTCATCAAGCGTTAATTGGTAAAGGGAGCTTCGGCTCCCTTACTTACTTCTTTTATTTTTTTGTTTTCTTATGGCAACTTTATGTAAACAATTAACTCAAGGACAATTACTATGTTTTGTGTTGCAACAATGTCCAGTGATACGGGATGGGAAACCAAATCTGTAGACAATGCCATGAACCGGCATTTCTTTTATTGGTTTGTATCACGTGAGAACCAGAGTCGGATTATCTCGAAAGTCCCTAGCTTCTATAAGTTATGGAAAGATTTTGGGGAAAGACAAAACGACATGATCTCGAACACCCAAACTTTCTTAACCGCCTACATGAAAGAATTATTCCCTGATGTCAATGTCACGGTGAATGCTGAAGCAGTAGACGGCAGTACTTCCATGTATCGTCTGTTGGTTTCCTGTACGGTCACGGTGGAAGGAATTAAATACAGTCTGGCGAAGGTAGTAGCTATCCGTCCAGATAACTTTGAACTTCTCGATAAACATAGGCTAGGCTAATGGACGCTAATGAATTCCTGGGTATGTCACCCGAACATCAGATGAAAATCCGCAGCAGCTTCGACTTCTTAAACGAGCTGGATGTGCAGAACATCGGCGGCACTGACTTCCTGACCAAAGACGGCATTCCGCTGAATGCGCTGAAGCAGTTAACTGAAAGCGAGTTCGTGCGTGACTGGCTGGTACAGTTTGCACTTAACAACACCGCTTCGAGAGTTAACTACTTCGATTTTCCGAAGTGGGGCACACTCAGTAATCAGCACACCATGTGCGTGCTGGTTGTCGATGATAATGACAGCAGCAAACGCCTGTTCGTTGTTAAACCGCTGTCGAGTTATGAACTCACTCCGCTGGAGCGTGAGGTCATGCGTCAAAGTGCTGCCGCATTACAGTCCAGTATTCAAAGCACACTGGATGGTCATGAGCCTCAGCTTTCTTCTAACCAGATTGTTGAAACAGCGAAGCAGTATTTCGTTGAAGATCTCAAGACCCCAATTCACGATTTGATCCCACTGGAGTTTTACCACAAACACAAACTGTATCCAAAAGCTTTACGTGAAACAGTGTGGGTGCGTGATGAATTCCTGAGCGGGAATATGGATCGTGAAACCTTTAACCGTTTCCTGGAAGCGCGCAGCAATGAAGAGCGTGATGGTTGTGCAACTCGTGAAGATTACGAGTTCATTCAATCAGTGGTGCCGCACTTCGAAATTCCTGAAGAACTGCTGGCAGAACGCGGCGACAAGAAGGAAATGAAAAATAACGACAGTGACAATAATACAGTTATTGATCCCATGTCTTGTTAAGGAGCGCTGATGCGTCTGCTGTCTTGTTCTGATTTACACACTTGCCACCGACGCACGCCCACTGCTCACATTTTGCGTAACATGTCTCGTTTCTTCTACACGGATGTAGATTTAAACAACGTTGATTTGATTCTGATCAGTGGAGATGTGTTTGATCGGTTTGTCGACAATGACAACCCGGACTTCTTGTTAACCCTGGAGTGGTTCAAACAGTTCTTTGTTAAATGTAAAGAACACAATGTGATCGTGCGCTTTACTGAAGGCACTACTCTACATGATTGGGGTCAGCCTCGCCACATTATGTTTTCGGTGGAAGAGGGTACCAACGTTAAGTACTTTGATGAGATCACCATTGAAACCATAGAAGAACTTAATAACTTAACGATCATGTACGTACCGGACAACATGTCTGATAAAACTCCGGATGAAATCTGGGAGCGTGCGTTACAGGTATTAACAACCGCACAGTTAGACAAGGTTGATCTGATCGCCTTCCACGGTGGGTTCTACTGGCAGCTTCCAGAAAAAGCGCGTAAGCATGCGCACATGGAAGACCGCTGGAAAAGCATTGTGAAGTACGGGATCTTTTCAGGTCATATCCATATTCCGGGTTCCTGGGAAGACATCATTTATAGCAACGGTTCGTTCGACCGTATTCGTCATGGTGAAGAGCATCCGAAAGGTGCGTGGATTGTTGACATTGATCAGCAGAAAGAAATCAAAACCACGCGCTTTTGGGTAAATGAATTTGCTATGCCTTATCGCAGTATTCGGGTGAGTATTGATGACTTGCCGGAATCCATTGTGTTATCAGTTAAGCATCTGCTACAGAGCCAGAAGTTTCCTGTGGGTTCACAGTTCCGTATCCAGGGTGGACACAAGTCGGTAGTTAAACCCATTATCAGTTCTCTGCAAAAAGAATACCCGGATTACGGGTTCGCTGAAGATTCTGAAAATGATGAGGTGTTGGTGGAAGAAGAACTCTACCAGACTTCAGATTATACCGGTGTGTCAGTGACGCAGGAGAATATCTTTGGGCATATCGAAAACGATGTGATGGCGAAAATGGCAGGCACTGATATCAACAGTGATGAAGTGCGAGACGTCTTAAAGGAATTCTTATGAGAACCTTAGGTGCGTTTGAAATGTCAGTGGGAACATCAATGGCGTTGGAAAAAGATGCCATTGACGAGATCACTGTTGCCAACTCTTTCCTGGTTAACTTGCGTACACTGGTGCGCAATGTTATCCAGAGTTATGCCCCTGACGATATTATTGACGCAGATATTGTGATAAAAGATACTAAATCTGATCTCACAGAGCTGGCTAAGTGGCTTGCCGCCGCAGTAAATCGTCGGAGTTTAGTGTTTAAAGTTTATTACCCTTCTTATAAATCATTGCGTTCGGTTTACAGTAAAGCCGAGTTAGTTACCAATGACACCAGAAGGGAAAAGGCAAGACAACAGTACGACCTGATTGAAAAAGTTTGCAAACGTCTTTGCCTGGAGTTTCCAAAACAGATTACCCAAACCGACACCCAGTTACCTAAGTTTGACGGCAAGGGATTAATTATTACGCATCACGTGGTGGATCTCACCATGACAACATCCGTGACGCGGTTAAAACTTTTAGAGTCACACACGGGTACGGCTAAGCCTTACACCAAGTGGTATACCAAATTAACCGGAGGTAAGGATTTATATTACATGCCGTTTAACCGACTCTCGATCCAGGTCTTTGGTGATAAAGCCACAAACTTTTATTCATCATCAGCTGGGCTGAAGAAGTTAGTTGAAGATCTCGCCATCTCCAAAGAGTGGAATGCGGGAACCAGTTTTACCAAAGTCCGTTCAGATATCAACGGGCTGCCATCTGGCATTACGAAAGCGGGCTTGAAGCTATTACTTTAAAACTGCACACCCTTTATATATGTAGACTTATAACCGAATTTTAGAAATCACAAGGATTAGATCATGTCAGACTTCCAGCGCCCACAAAACCAAGCTCGCCCAAAAACGATGCTGAACGATTACTCCCAACCGCACCCTGAAACTGAACAGCCGCTGCAAGGCGCGAAACACAACGGCGCGCTGCGCTTCGAACAAAAGATCAATGGCGATATCGTCCTGCGTGTGTTCGACGGTATCTGGAGTCAGGAAAAGCGTGTTACCCGTGAAGTGTCACTGAACTACAACGAGCGTGGTGTTCTGTTCGACACCATCCGTCAGGCAGCAGACATGAGCACGCCGTTCTCTTCTGCACAGCTCCCGATCAACCAGAACGCCTGGGTTCGTGGCAGCGATGGCAAAAGCAAACGTACTGATGAGCCAGTAAACAGCTGTAACTTCATTGTCTCTCGTGATGAGAAAGGCCGCGTTACACTGACTTATCAGAAAGGCGACTACAGCTTCAAAACTGTGTTCCGCATGGCGAACGTACCGGCGATGCGCGTTAAGAACGCAGACGGCAGCACCACTGAAGACTACGGCATGCCAAGTCGTTCTTCTGCACGTGCCTGGTGTAACTTCCATGAAGAGCTCCTGAATGATCTGGAGTGGAAAGCATGGAAACCAAAAGGCGGCAACAACGCCAATGCTAACAGTGGCGGCGGTCAGAGCAACTGGCAGAACCGTGGCGGCAACAACAATTCCGGCGGCGGTAATGGCGGCGGAAACGGTGGCGGTTCCATGGAAGCAACAACCGCATCTTTCGATGACGATATCGAATGGTAAGAATTAAAACCTTTAAATAGGCAGACTAGGTGGGGGAAACCCTGCCTAGCTATTTATTTTCAGTCCTACATTATCTAACTAGTATAAACGTAAATAATGGAAAGTGAGGCACTATGTCTTTAAACGTCTTTACCGTACGTAACTCTAAAAAGAACTTTGACCGACTCACGGTGGTTCTAGAGGTGGGTGAAGAAAAGCGCTCTCTGCACTTCATGGGTAAAGGTTCTATCAAGTTAGCAGAAGTTAAAAGTGTGGACAACGATGCAGACGTTGAGTTATTCGCTCCACTCAACAGCTACTTCGAAATGGCTCTTTCACCTGAACAGCATAAGGAACTTTTCGAACTTTATCGTGCCGGCGCGGAAATCATTGAGAACGGTGAGTTCGTCTCTTACGAGAAAGAACTTCAGCGTATCGAACCGATTATCCATGCTATCCTGACGTTGGTGAAACCCGCTAACCTCATGAACTATTTCGAGCACTCCTCGAAGTACATGGTGATTCCAAAAGATCTGAAGACCACCACGGGGCACGGTTACTATCCGCGGGAAACCACATTCATTGTGGAAGACTACGTTGAGATCGTGAAGGGAACCTTTTTAATTCGTACTGTATTCCCTATCTTCTTTGGACTGCTTTATCGAATGGAATCCTTTACGGGTTCAAGCTATGCAGAACTGCTGTGTGGTCGGCTGTTAAGCAAAAGCGCTGTGATCACCGGCACCAAGGCGTGGAAGCGACTGGAAAGCTACGTAAGTCATTCATTCATGAAGAACTCGCAGGCTGATGCATCTATCCAGGTTGGTTCAACTGAACACACCATGGTGATGATTCTGTACCGCATTGTTTTCAATCGTCTGTCTGTTGCAATCATTCCAGAAACGGAAAAAGGCAAATCCATTATCAATGCGATTTCCTCGGAAGTTAAACAGTTTGAAAACAACAACAACGGCTACCGTAAGAAAGAAAGCTACGGTGACGAAGACGACAACAGTTCCTTCCTGGACGAACACCAGATTACCGAAGAAGTGCCAATGGCTAAGATTACCCAGATGGCGGAATACTTCTCGTTTGGTCTGCGTGATGAAAAGGATCAGGAACGTTTCAAAGATCGCTTTAAATATCAGTGCCTGGGTCTGGGGATTAAGAACGAACAGTTAGTGGAAATGGTTTACGACCGTTTACCTAGCGTTTGGGATTTCCAGTTAACCAAGCCCATGCGGACACTGCTACAGTTAACCTACGCCGGTGATATCTCAGAACGTATTTATGATTTCTGTGATTATCTCCAACTTACCGCAGCGATCTGTCTGGCGCAGGTACGGTTGGCGGAACGTGGGTATGTTTATCTGCCTTCTTTACTGTGTGCGCAGTTGGCGCAAGATGCAGTGCCGTCGGGTAACTCATTCCTGAGTCTGAGTAACGAAGACCGTGCTACGTTGGCACAGATGTGCGACGTGCAGGAAAAGAACAATGAAGGCGGAAGTTTTAATGCTGCTGCTGTGTATGTGAAAGAGTTCTTCGAAGAACTTGAAAGCAACCAGTGGGAAAGCAACCTGGAGTTTGGGATCCTGGGGAATCCTGAGCTGTACAGTAAAGTCAAGAAAGGCAACATGTTCGACCTTGAGATCACGGTAGAACTCAAAGCGGAATTCATGCGCCTTATCAGTGAAATTAACGAATAGTCTAGGGGACAGTGAAAAATGAGTGAGATTCGTCTAAACCAAGTGGTCATCGGTATCGGTAACAACGTCCATGATCAGTTCCATCGCAGCAACCGTATTGATATTACTCCTGACCTGGCAAACCGTGCAGCGCATGAACGTTTCAACGGCGGCATCAGTCCAAGTACCATCGCGCAGATGGGCGTGCACGGCGGTAGCCTGAGTACTCAACACTCGGGTCTAATCAACGTCGAAGGTGGCTGGAACCAACGTCGCGGTTTAGCTATGCTGCGCATGACCGTGGTGGACAATGCACTGCAAGAGCAGCAGATGTCGGTGTTGGGTTATCTGGTGGGTGGCGGAATGGCAATGGGTTCTACGGTTCCCGATGACGTTCTGTTTATTCCTGTTCGTAGCTGGACCATGACCACGTCATCCACACAAGACGTGATGTACATGCCAACCACCAAACGTGCTATCACTGAAACCTCACAGTTCCTGATGGCAGATCCTGAAATGATGCGTCAGCTTCGCACTATCCGTCCAGTGGATGTGATTACCCACGGCTTTGGTCAAGTGGCGGCGGAAGAAGAAGACAGCAACATTCAGTACGGCGGCAGCACTAACGCAGACCTCGACCAGAACGGCGTCATTGTGTCCAAGAGTTCCAACCTGGATCCAATCGTCAATGCTCAAACAGTGATGACGCATGCAGCACGCGTGGCGCGCCAGCAGGTGACCCACAACATGCTGAGTGAAAACATGGCAATGAGCATGGGTGGGATCAGCGAACAGGAAATCTTTGAACATCCGTTCCTGTCACTGATGATGTCTGCGCTGGGCATGCCGAGCTATCAGGGCTTTATCGGCTTTACCTTCCAGGAACTGCGTCAGGTCTTCCAGGGCTTTGATACTGCGGTGTTACCACCTAGTGACCGTAACATGGAAGGACACAACCATCAGCTGGACAGCGACCCACTGGGCTCAGCAGACTGGTTTGAAAAGATCGCAAACGAACTGGCGTTTATCAGTATGCACGCCATGATTGACGTTGGCCTGGTGTTCCTGCAATTCGTTGCCAGTAACAGCGTGTCCAACCTCAATGTGTTAAGTAGTGGTATCTACTTCCGTCCTGGTATCCCGGCTGGCGTTATCGCCAACGACCCTAACCTGGAGGCGCGTACCAACAATTTCAAAGATTACATTGAAACAACGTTCTTCCAAAAATACGCCATGACCATGCTGGGCAATGCGACACCTATCGAAGTAGATGTCACCATGAATATCTTCGGCGAGTGTTCGGTTGAGATCGTTCTCAACAACGATCACAGCAACGCACGTAAAAAGGTATTCCCGGCGTACACCATCAACCGTTCAAGTTCCAACCTGGCCAGTGATGAAATCCAGGAACAGATGGCACAGAACTACGTGTCAAACTTGAAAGAATATTTCGTCAGTAACTAAATTATCAAATAACAGGAATAACCATGAACGAATTAAATCGTCTGTACGAATCCATTCTGCAAGCGTGGGGTTGTAAGATTGATCAGAACGGTAAAGTTACCTGCCTGATGCTGGGTAAAGAGTATCCGCTGCGTATCGACTCCAAAGATCTGCATCTGCCGATCTCTGAAGCGCTGAACTCGGGCAGCGACCAGAAAGTGTACTTCCACCCAACCTGCGAAAGCATCATCAGTAAAGAAACGGAAGTCTTTAAGCTGAGTCGTCGTCTGGCCGGCATTCGTTTGCTGTCTGTGTTCCGTTCTATGATTCCTATCCTGTTTGAGATCTCATCCAGGAAAGAAAAGAAGAGCTGGAACCAGGCCGTTTATGATGTGATCAGTCCGCTGACCACCGTTAAGAAAAGCGTCAAGGATGAAGTGTACAACATGCTGGCGCGTCTGACCGTTGAGATTGAAGATTCGATTGACAATCGTTTCATCCATTTCAAAATCACCAAAGGCGGCAAAGGCGAAAACGGCGAACGCGTGTATTACAAAGCCAAGCCGAGTTTCCCACTGTATGATGTGCTGGTTCGTGAACTGGCGCGTTCTGAAGGTCAGCCTAAGAACGCCACGGTATCGGTTAACAACTTCACCATGAGCCGCGAAGCGATTGAACTGGCCATTCATCTGTTCCGTTCAATTATGCCGGCAACCAATAACCCGGATGCGCATGAGTTCGATGCACTCATTCCGGTGGCGGCGCGCTTCACTGCGTTCATGTACTGCTTTGGCAATATTGCAGGTCAGCTTAACCGCGCGCAGAACATGTTCCGCGGTGAGTTCGACAAGAAGTCTGTTCACAACATCGACGTAAGCTGGGAAGAACACCTGGAAGAGATCCCAGAGTTCTATCGTCAGGTGCCGGAACTGGATTACAACAGCCACAACGTCTATAAGGAAGGCGAGCAGCAGAACAACGCACTCGGCGGCAACATGGGTAACCTGTTTAACATCAGCACCCAAACGCAGCACGTTCAGGGTGGCGCGCCGCAGCAAGGCCAGATTGGTGGTGACGAAGTTCGCAATATCAACGGCATCGAATTCCACATGAAGGTCCCAACCATGTGGAACGGCGATCGTTATATTCGTTCTGAACCTATCTTCAACGGCGCGCAGCAGCGTGTTCACCACTATGCACTGGACATGAACAACCAGCACGTGATCTACGTGTGTTCACGTCTGGGTAACTTCCTGCATCGTGAAACCGCTAACCAGAACGGTTACCCGGGCTACAACCAACAGCCGTACGGTTATGGTCAGGCTCAGGTTCAGCCACCGCAGCTGTTTGACCAGTGGGGTCGTCCAGTGAACGTTCAGCAACAACAGGTTTCTCCGTATGCACCACAGTACAACGCGCCAGCACCATCAGCGAGTTCTACCGGCGGTGACATTATCGATTCAGCCTGGTAATAACTGATATGTAAACATTACTACTCCTACCCGCGAGGGTAGGAGTAGTATTATATATCTTTTTTTTTTATTTAACTACGTACGGTATTACTACGTGATATAATACGGTCGATGGCGTCTTGATCTGGTCGATACCATTTCTCTAGACGACTGATATCTTGAAACGGAGTCTTGATACCAGATAAATAAGCGCACACCCACCACAACTTGGGTTCTACACCCTTTGCTCTTAAGTAACCAAAGAAGTCATTCTTAAAAGCATACAGCAAGGATGTATCGAGTTCGACGCTGGGCTCAGTTGCTGCAAGAAGATATTCGCGATGACTACGGATGAGGGTTTTGAATTCATCTGTATAATAGATGTCGCTTTCTGAAATGTTGCTGGTGGTTAAGGGCATTGTGCTGCTCCAATATTCTTTCGAACCTATATTATCAAGGTAGTGATACACAAAACTGTTAAACGTCAGTAGAGGACATGCATGAAGAAGCCTAATCCAATTAAGTTGACCAAGATTAATCAGATGTACCCTGATGTAATCGGAGTCAATACCAACTTGAACATCATGCCGTATGGAGACTCAGCGTCACGTCTTTATATGGAAGGTAACATGGTGCCAAAGTCGGTAGTCGTATCTGGGAACAGTGAGCGTTTAATTACTACGGGGTTTGAGAAACAGTACGGTAACACAGCGCGTTCAATCCGCTGTACATCAGACATGACGGTAGAAGAAGTGTTCTACGTCAAGTCAAGTCGCGGGGATGGCATTCTCACAGACGGATGGAAAGAAATCTTCGTGGTCTTTAAGAACGATGATAAAAACTATTTCGATGTGTTAGTGTTACCTCGTTTCCACACACAAAATACTTACGTCGGGTTTGAATACGTTTACGACAAGGAGATGATGCGTAAACTCAAACGTGGTGCAACGTATTCCAAGGGTGAAGAATTTGCACGCTCACCTCGTGTGCGGGCCAGTAATGAATGGAACTTCGGGACAGAAACTATTGTTTGTGCGATGTCAAGTCATGCTACAGAAGAGGACGGCATCCGTATTACCGATCGCTATGCGCGTGATAAATTACGCTGCATGTTTAAACACGAACGTGGCTTTGAATACAACGAAGCCGACTGGATTCCGTTGAACTTGTACGGTACCGCTGATAACCCACTCCCGTTTGCACGTCCGGGTGAATCAATCCGTGAAGACGGTATTGTCATGGGCTTCCGCCGCCGTAACAACAGTAACCCACTGGTGTCACTCACGAAGACCGGGTTGATGAAACCTGACTACCTGTTTGACAAACTCTTCCACGCACCACCTTCTTCAGTGATGATGGATGTGATCGTAGAGGGCGAGAAGATCAAAGATCGTTCTCATAACCGCAGCCCAGACCAGATCCCACAGCAACACAATGAAGCCATGCGTGAATTCGAATCCATGCAGAACAACTTCTATGTTGAAGTGATTAACTGGTACGAGCGTCTGATTACTCGCATGGGTAACCAGGAACCGGAAGTGAGCTTTGAACTGGATCGCTTTATTCGCGATTCTTACGGCAAACACACGCGCCGTAACGGTCAGCTGAATAACCTGGGTTACTCCTACAAGAACATCCGTCAGAAAGATTGGAAGATCACTATCCGTTTGAAAGAAGAAGTTGCGGGTCGTGTGAAGTTCAAGATGGCGGGTACCAACGGGGACAAAGGTGTTGCGGTTGATATGATTCCGTGGGAAGACGCACCGCATTATGAGGACGGTACCTACGCAGACATCATCATTAACAACACGCCGGCATTCCGTCGCCAGATCATGACCATGCTGGCAGAAGCCACGATCAACTTCATTAACCTGCAAGTGCATAAAGAAATCATTGCGCTGCGTAATGAAGGCAAGTACAAAGAAGCGTACGACCGTGTGTTCCTGTTCTATTCTACAGGTTTCCCGGAGTTCGCTGAAGTGGTGCAGAACGTTATGCAAACGCAGGAAGACCGCGACGAGCATATCGACTACATCTGTAAGAACAACATCTCTGTGCATTTGCGTTCGGACTCAGAACTTTACGGTATTAACATTATCCGTGAGCTTCGTAAGGTGTTCAAACACAAACCGCAGAAGGTTAAGTTCCGCGATGCATTTGGTGAAATGGTTGAGTCTCATTATCCAATCTTACTGACCAGCATGTACTATATGTTGTTGGATAAGTTTGGTGCTGATGACAGTTCTCAGGCGTTCCCGAAAGAGAACCCCTTTGGTATGCCAGCATCGAATAGCCAGGGTGACAAACACACCAACTGGTATATCGACAAAGGCAGCCGTAACGTGGGCGAGTCAGAGACTCGTTGGGAAGCAGCCCACAACGGTTCCAAAGAGAACATCAAGCAGCTGGCAATGGCCAACAGCTCCATCGTGCGTAACAACGCCATCAAACGCATTATCCGTGCCGATAATCCATTCGACATCGACTGTATCGTCACCGATGACGAGATCGCTACCAACCGTGCAGTGATCATGGGTTCTGAGTTACTGAGTGACTCGGGTTACATCTTGCGTGCGGAACAGCCTGAAGACAGGGACATTGAATTATGATCAAAATAGGTTTACGTGAATTTGCTAATTTACCGGAAACCACTGTGTTACGCTGGCTGGGTTATTACAAAACTGTTGAAGTCACTGATGACAACGGCGATACCTTGCTCACCGACACACAATCCCTGTTGCTGACCTGGCAGGGTATGATTGTCCACCGCAACTATAACTCGTTCCCCTACCTTATTAAGGAAGTGGCGCGAGTGTGGATCCGCGATCAGGAACTGGAGGTGTGCGAAGATAAACTCTTGGCACGCCCACTGAACCAGTTCTTACCGATTGTGATGCGCGACATGAAAGACCCGGTAGAAGCAGATAGCATCAAAATGATGATTCATATCTGGCAGGCCAAAATCAATAACCTCTTAACGGCCATGACTGAACGGTTTGCAATCTCCGTGACGTCTGATGACCTGATTGAGGTTATGGAAGACCCAGGTATCGTTGATATCAAACAGCGTGTACTCAGCGGCAAGATTACCATTGACGAAGGTGAAACAGAATTCATCACCTATATGTCAACGTCGCCAACGCTGAACAACGCCATGCTTCCTCTGCTGTGTCGCACCGGTGGTACCAGCTACAACCAGGCGTACCAGTCAATCGTTGTACGTGGTGCAGTGTTTGACCTGGATAACAGTATCTTCCCGAACCCAATCATGGATTCATATGCGGAAGGTATCGTTAACCTAGCAGACTCACTGGCTGAGAAGAACGGTGCCGGTAAAGCACTGATCACCTCAGGTAAAGCCCTGCAAGGCGCCGAATGGTTCCACCGTAAGAACCAGCTTCACGCAGCCGTTGTGCGTGAGATTGATCACTTCTCGGATTGCAACACTGATTTACCGGTGCCGCTCAAGATCAAGTCCAAAGAGTTCCTGCACGCTTGCTTTGGTAAGTACGCAGTAGCTGATGACGGTAGCTTGGTCTTGATTGATGCGCAGTATGCGAAAAGCGTTGAGATCGGTGACACGATTTTGATTCGTTCTATTCCGTACTGTACGTCAAAAGATCCGAGCAAGCCATGTGGTTGTTGTGTGGGGCAGATGAAACATGCTTACCCGTACAACACCATGATGCAAATGGATTGTAATATCGGGATTTATTCCGCGACCGCAGTATGTCGTCCAATCGGCCAGGGAATGCTGTCTATCAAGCACTTCCTGAGAAACACCGTAGCCACACCGTTTGTTGTGCGAAGCCAAGACAAAGACGCTATCATCACCAACGGAGATGATATTTTCTTACTGAAAGAACTCTGTATGGACGGAACCAAACTGATCGTGAGTTCTGCTGTAACCAAAGAGTTAACCGACATTCGTTCGTTGGATAACCTCGATGACGTTACCGTGGACAAGCTGTCGTACTTTGATGAAGCCAGTTTGCAGTACACAACTGAGGACATCATGATCGGCGGCAAGACCATGTATCAGCGTTCAGTGAAAACGTCTATTCCAAGTCGCAGCGCCCGCATGTCAAAAGATCTGTTGGAGTTCATCTTTGAGAACGGATGGGAAGTTATTGACAAGAAGTTCATTGCCATTGATCTGAGTAACTGGCATCACGAGCAGCCGCTGTTTACACTGCCGTATACCCAGGAAGATATGGATATCTATCGTCGTGAAGTGGAAAGCTTTATGGCGCACT